GTGGGGTTTTTTATTAATATAATATTTATAAAGTATGAAAAAATATATTTGTAAATTAGTTCAAAAGATTACCTTTGGTAAGGTATGTCTTGGTTGGTGTGAATTATAACCGACAATCTTAAACCTCACTCACAAGGTGGGGTTTTTTATTATCTTTATATTTATTGTTATATGAAAAAGATTATAAGATTAACTGAATCTGATTTGACAAGAATTGTTAAACGTATTATTCGTGAAAACGAGGAACAACAAATAACTGACGAGGTAACTAACATAATTCTTAATAACATATCAAAAGAAGATTTGTTAACTCTTGGTAAAATATACAACTCTATTGGGGAAGATGAATTTAGAGACGTTGCTGAAGATGTTGTTGATAGTGTTATTGAAGGTGATACGGTTAGTGAATCAATAGGTTTTTCTAGAAGGGGTATCACTGTTGATACCGAAGCTGAAAAAGATAAACTTGAGCTTACAAAAATAATCACACGATTTGCAACTACAGTATTGTCGTTAATGACAGGAGCGGTTACTATTAATACTTTGAATCCACAACACCAAGATATTGATAGTGCAATGGTTGCTGGTATCATTACAGCGGCATTAGTAGGGACAAATTTATTAACAAGAATTCCACATAAGATTGGTACTAAACCACTACCTAAAAAATTAAAAGATTCAAGAATGGCTAAATTGGTTGACTCTGAATTGAAAAATTTTGATGACCCAAGAAACACATTAATTCAAGACGCAATTAAACATTTAATGGATAAACGAATTCCTGAAACAGTTGCAAGACAATTTATTGAGAACTGGGAAGAAACAAATAATATTAAATTTAAACGACCTCCTGAAAAAAGGGTTGTAAGAGTCAAATAACATTAGGTAGATTATGAAAAAAGTTATTAAACTTACAGAATCAGATTTAGTTAGAATTGTTAAAAGAGTTATCTCCGAACAAACAAAAGATGGGCCGGTAATCCCTAAAAACGCCAAACTTGAAATTGATAGTAGTGTTATCAACGATTTTAAAAAAATGGGTATTGAATTCAAAAAGAGTGAGACACCTGATACTTTTTTAAAAAAATTAAATAACAGTAACATTGGTATAAATGCTTTTCATATTGAGTCGGATGGATATAAGTTTCCAATCCAACCTGTTTTCATTAAATTTCCTGTTAAAGATTTTAATGTGAGATTAAGTTTTGAACCTTTCAATAAAGAAAGAGGGGTTTATATGGTTAGGTTGGTTAAACCAATTCCTTATAAAAAATAATTGACAATACCAAGTTAATATTCTATACTTGGAATATGAAAAAATATCTTACACTTAAAAATTTGGGATGGTTGTTAACTGCAATCGTTACCTTTATGCTTGGAATGGGTGGATTGTCAAAAATCGCCGGCTCAGAAGCAATGACAACAAACTTCACCGCAATGAACATGTTACCGTATATGGCACTTGTTGGTGTGATGGAAGTAGCTGGTGTTATTGCACTTTGTATCCCAAGAACATCAATCTATGGAGCGTTGGCTTTATCTTCTGTTATGTCAGGAGCAGTTGCCGTTCACATCGCAATGTTCGGAGGAGCTGGAATATTTGTACCAATCTTCTTGGGAGCGGCAGCTTGGACTGCACACTGTTTGAGAACTTATACCAAGTAATCTTAAAACAAAAATTATTAAACCCTGTCGTAAGTGATGGGGTTTTTTGTTTATATTTGTATTTATAAATTATATGACAAAGAAAGAACAAATATTGAGTAGTTTTTTAAGAACTAAAATGAACATCCCAAAGGATGTCAAATATGAGTTTGTTGATTTTGATAATAGACGAGCATTGAAGGTTTATACTGATGTTGCCAAGACTGATAAAAACAGTGGACAATATGATGAAGAATACACCAAGTTTTTTAGACCCTCAACAAAAAAAATAACTGGAATCCCAAGGTTTACATATGATTGGTCAAGAAAGTTTGAAGGTGTATTTAATGAGTTTTTTAATTCAACAGGATTACCAAAAGAATATTATAAAGTTTATGATGAGTTCATTAATTATGATTACTTATCAGATATTAATGATAAAATTGAAGACGCAATTAAGAGAACTAACTACCCCAATACAGAATTTAGTTGGGATAGAGACAGCAATCCTGAATTAAAAATCTTATTTACTAATTTAACAAAGGAACAATTCGACGATTGGGGGGATTTTAAAAATGAGTTACAAGATGAACTTAGAGGTTCCGTTGATTTAGATGAGTATAATCTTTCATTTAGACAACCAAGATAATTTGATTATCTAAAAGTTTCACCTTATATTTGTTAATGAAATTGATTTTAGGAATGTTAGTGGGGTTACTCGCTCAGGTACTAACCTTCTTACAACTACAAGGAAGATGGAAGTATGATTGGATGAAAAACAACCAATGGTTGGTCGTACTAATGGGTATTCCGATATCAATTTTATTTATGACATCAGTTGGTTTGATGGTTGAACACTTCAACGGACAGTTGTGGCCATCAAGATTGATAGGATTTGTGTTGGGAACAATTATGTTTACAATCTTATCTATCACATTGTTTGGTGAACCTATAACACTTAAAACAGGAGTGTGTTTAGGTTTGAGTTTTTTGATACTGATGGTTCAGTTGTTTTGGAAGTGAGCACCCTTATCTCAGTTGGTTAGAGAAGCTCGCTCATAACGAGAAGGTCGCAGGTTCGAGACCTGCAGGGTGCACAAAAACGTTCTTTATTTATTGGCTGAGTGATGAAACAGGTATACATGCGAGACTTGGAGATATATTCTAGTTTATTAGATATTTATAAGTATGAATATAAAATATACAAAAGAATTATTAGAAGAGGTAGTTAAAAAATGTGGCTCTTTTAGACAAGTATTATTTCAATTAGGGTTGAAAGAAGCGGGTGGGAATTATAAAAATATCCAAACGAGAATAAAACAATTTGAAATTGATACATCACATTTTCACGGACAAATATGGGGTAAAGGTAAAACTTGGAGTAAAGTAAAAGATTTATCTGAAATACTTGTTGAAAATTCAACTTATAGTAGTGGACTTCCAAGAAGTTCATATAAAATAAAAAATCAATTATTTAAATTGAACTATAAAGATAAAGTTTGTGAAATATGTGATAATACAGAATGGATGGGAAACCCAATTCCATTAGAATTACACCACATCAATGGTAATAAGTTTGACAACAGGATAGAAAATCTACAAATTTTGTGTCCAAACTGTCACTCGTTTACTGATAACTACCGAGCTAAAAATATGAGTGCTAGAGGGGAAACTCTTTAAGTAGAACTCCGTAAATTCGGTGAACCCTGTAAAATGGGAATACCGAGCCAAGCCCGAAAGGGAAGGTGTAGAGACTAGACACGGAGAACCTAAATCAGAAATGATATGGTTAAGGTATAGTCCAGACTACAAACCGAGAGGGTAGTGAAAACTATAGTAGTAAGAAAATCTCGTGGACATTGCGTCCGTGCGGGTTCGAGCCCCGCCTCAGCTACTAAAAAGACCCTCTAATTTATTTAGGGGGTTTTTTGGTTTTATTAATATTTATCATTATATTCGTATTATGAAAAATCCATTTGAAGGTTTTACAGAGGAACAGATTAAGAAACTGATGTTTTCTACTGACTTATCTTTATACGAAAGGAATAAAGAATTATTTGAGAAAAATGTCCGTATCAAACAAACTGAAAATAAGAAACCTAATCCGTGAGGCGGTAGGTGTTCCATCTGATATTGAAATGATGACTTCGGTGTTCACTGAGGTTGTTAAAAAATTGCTCTATTCTTTTAAGTCTGCCAACGAACCTTTAGACGAGGTTGAGATTGATGTTAAAAACATTGGTGAAAGTGTTATGCGTTCTGGTGTGATAACTATTGGTGGGGAGAAGTCTTGGAATATGGTTAAGCAATCACAAAGCTTTGATGAAAAGGAGTGGAAAAATTTTCCTATGTATAAAAATCCCATTGGTATTAGGTTTGAAATATTTGAAGAGGGTGTTTTACAGGCGGTTTATAAAAGTAATCTTAATATTGATGCGTCACATAGTTTTGAAGCTAAAGATTTCAAGAGTGGTGATGTCTTTGATGTTAGTTCGTTAGACTTCCATATTAGAATGGATGAAGAAACGTGGGATAATTTAGAATTATTATCACCCAAGTTGGATTCGGTAATATCACATGAGTTATTACATGCTTATCAGTTGTATAAGAGATTTATTAATAAAGGTCAGATAGGATTTGGTAAGGGACAAGCGACTAATGTTTTGGTTAATGTTATCAACAATCAGTTTTTACCTGAGTGGAATAATTTTTTACATTTAATTTATGTAAGTTTAAAGTTTGAGCAAGATGCTCGTATCCCACAGGTTTCACATATCTTAAGACGGACTAAGATAGATAGTTATGAAGATTTTATTGACGCTTTAAAGGATACACAGATTTTTGGTGAGATTGAGTCATTAAGAAATTTCTCAGCGGAAGAATTACTTAACTCGTTTGGTAAGATTAATAGTATACACGACATGATATTCAAAGTCCCTTCGCTTGAGAAGGCTTATGAATGGATTTTTGAATGGAATGATATTTTACAAAAGATTGCAGACCATTTAATTACAACCGGTGTTAGTCCTTCAAAGATTGATGCCGTACCATTAGCCGTTAGAAAAGACCCAAAGAAGTTTTTTGAATACTTTGAAAGAAAGTTTAAATTCACTGCTAATAATATGTTAAAAAGGGTTTCAAAACTTTATTCTTTAAGATGAAATACCAATTAAGTGCTCATCAATATCAGAAACTTCAGAACATGATTTATAATGTAATTGAGGATATTATGCCTGAGTATGTTAATGTTGGATTTATTGATGGTTTTGATGACTATAACGATTTGGCGGATGTTCCTGATGTAAATCAAATTGATTCGGTATCGTTTTATGATGCGGAAAGTTACGAGATGCTTTTTAAGATACGTATAAGAAATCCTTATATGGGTGGAGATGTTCCTATAATAGTTGTTGAGTATTTTATTCAAGAAAAACTTGATGGTTTATTTGGTGAGGGTAGATGGCATGAACAGTTAATTAAATGGATTGAATATAATCATCCTGAAGTTACTACTTTATATGACAAAATTAAATCTGTAGTATAATACTTATTAGTATGGCAGAGATATACAACAGTATTAATCCAAACAAAATCAAAATAGATTATACCTCAAACGGTAATTCTAATAATCTTCATTATGATTCCAATTTTTTAAATATTAATACTTGGTATTTTGGTATAGATGTTAATCGGAATTATGGAACATCATCAAAATCAGGGTGGTATCAAGGGATTGATAATCTTACAATAGATGATGCTACCTATACAATATATTATACGGGTACAACAACAGGTAAAACTAATAATCTTAATGATTATTATAGATGTGTTCAATATACTGACACACAAGACGTTATTAATTTTGTTAATTCACAGGCGGGTTTTAGTGTTGCAGATTTTGCAGAAGCTTTAAATTGGTTTAAACATGATGCTTCTGCTGGAAACGGAACATCAGGTAGAGGTGGAGGAGGTTCAAATGTTTGTGTTAATATGAATTATCCAAACATACCAACGAGTGGGTTAACATTTGCTTTGGATGCGGGGCATGCCGCCTCATATCCATTTATGAATCCAACTTGGTATGATTTTACCCAATCAGCTATGAGTGGTTTTTCAGGAAGTTCAAGAATTATTAGTCATTTTGATGAGACTAGTTTCTTTTTTGATTTTATTGATAATGGGGCTATTGAACCTTTAGAGGTTTTTACTAATACGACTTATAATAGAAATCTTGGGAGTGGTTTTACTATAATATTTTGGGCGAAACCGACATACAATGCTGATGGAGCATCGCAGTATGTTTTTTCTTGTGCTCCAACTATAGGAACTCCTATAAATCAAAGTGTTGGTTTTTACAATGAAAAGGGTAATATTAGATTTTATTACGCTATTACAGATTCTGCCGGAGTGTCTAAAACAAGAATTGGAACTGCAAATATTGATACTATAAGCTGGCATCAATTTACATATGTTTTTGAACCTAATGGTGGAGGAACTACTACAACTAGTTTTTATCTTGATGGTACATTATCTGAAACTAATACAGAAACCTTTACCGCAGCTTCTTGGTCGCCATCATCACCTAATTGGAAAATAGGTCAAAGTACCCCAGGAAATACTGCAGGTAAGACTTATTACGGTGGTCTACAAGTTTTATTGGTGTATAACAGAGTATTAAGTGCCACTGAAATTGCTGACATATACCAAAACTATTTTGACACAAGGGCTTTATTTGCGTGACAATTTGTCATACTTTTTTCTTTGGCACATTGTTTAATAATGTGGGTCGGATTTGACTCCATAAAATAAAATTTATATTATTAAACAAAAATTAATTAAGCTATGGGAAAAATAATAGGTATTGACCTTGGAACAACTAACTCATGTGTTGCCGTAATGGAAGGTAACGAACCAGTTGTAATTACAAACAGTGAAGGAAAAAGAACCACCCCTTCAATTGTGGGTTTCTTAAATGGTGGTGAAAGAAAGGTTGGTGACCCAGCTAAACGTCAGGCGGTTACTAATCCTGATAAGACAATCTCATCTATCAAACGTTTCATGGGAACAAGTTTTGATGAAAGTAAGGGTGAGGTTAAACGTGTTCCTTATAAAGTAGTTAAAGGTGATGGTGGAACTCCTCGTGTTGAGATTGAGGATAGAAAGTATTCACCGCAAGAAATTTCAGCAATGGTTCTTCAAAAGATGAAACAAACTGCTGAGGATTATTTGGGAAGTGAAGTAACTGAAGCGGTTATCACCGTACCAGCATACTTCAACGACGCTCAACGTCAAGCTACGAAAGAAGCTGGTGAGATTGCGGGATTAAAGGTAATGAGAATTGTTAACGAACCAACTGCTGCGGCACTTGCTTACGGATTGGATAAACAATCAAAAGATATGAAGATTGTTGTGTTTGACTGTGGTGGTGGAACACATGACGTATCGGTATTGGAACTTGGTGATGGTGTATTTGAAGTATTGTCTACTGATGGTGACACACACCTTGGTGGTGATGACTTTGACCAAGCAATCATTGACTGGTTGGTTACCGAGTTCAAAGATGAAAACGGAATTGACTTGACAAAAGATGCTATGGCTCTTCAACGTCTTCGTGAAGCGGCTGAAAAGGCGAAGATTGAATTATCTTCTTCACCATCTACCGAGATTAACTTACCGTATATTATGCCTGTTGATGGTATACCAAAACACTTGGTAAGAAACTTATCTAAGGCAAAGTTTGAACAACTTGTTGATAGTTTGGTTGAAAGAACTATTGCTCCTTGTAAGTCGGCATTGAAGAACGCAGGTCTTAAAACATCTGATATTGATGAAATCATTTTGGTTGGAGGTACAACACGTATTCCGGCAATTCAGGAAGCGGTTAAGAAGTTCTTCGGTAAGGAACCATCAAAGGGTGTTAACCCTGATGAGGTTGTTGCTCTTGGAGCGGCAATTCAGGCAGGTGTATTGGCGGGTGATGTGAAAGATGTATTGTTATTAGATGTAACACCACTATCACTTGGTATTGAAACTATGGGTGGGGTATTCACAAAGTTGATTGAAGCCAACACAACAATCCCGACTAAGAAGTCACAGGTATTCTCAACCGCAGTTGATAACCAACCTACCGTTGAAATCCATGTATTACAAGGTGAGAGAGCAATGGCGAAAGACAACCGAACCATTGGACGTTTCCACTTGGATGGTATCCCACCAGCAATGAGAGGTATTCCACAGGTTGAGGTAACATTTGATATTGATGCTAACGGTATCATCAATGTATCGGCTCTTGATAAAGGAACTAACAAACAACAAAATATCCGTATTGAATCATCATCAGGACTTTCGAAAGAAGAGATTGAAAAGATGAGACAAGAGGCGGAGATGAACGCTGAATCAGATAAGAAAGTAAAAGAAGATGCTGAGGTTATCAACCAAGCTGACTCAACAATCTTCCAAGTGGAAAAGTCTTTAAAAGATATTGAAGACAAAATCACGGAAGAACAAAAGTCAGAGGTAACTACCGCTCTTGAAGAATTGAAATCCGCTCATTCATCAAAGGACATTGAGAAAATTAAAGAAGGAATTGAGAACATTAATAATGTATTTCAAGGTATTACGGCAAATCTTTATAGTCAAGCGTCTGAAATGAATGAAACTATGACTGATGATTCTGAAGTATCTGATGTAGATTTTGAAGAAGTTGGTAAGTAGTTCACAACCAACTAATGTTAAAACCCCTCAAATTTGAGGGGTTTTTTTATTTAATAAAAGTATTTATGAAATATGACGAAAAATACAAAAATCTATTTACTTTTTGCAATAACCATTATGTCTTTATTCTTTTTTGTTAAAACTTCAGTTTTACTTGAGATAACAGACTCGACAAGATTTACAAGAGGTTTGGAATATACTTGTTTCCTATTATTTATTCCTCTTTTTATTTTAATAGTTCGTGGTATTACTAGTGTTCAGGCTAAAAAACTTGATGAAATGAATAAGTTCATTGATAAGGCGGCTATTATATCGGTTACCGATAGAAAGGGTAGAATAACTTATGTGAATGAAAAGTTTGAAAAAGTTTCAGGATGGAAACTTAACGAGGTTATTGGTAAAGACCACTCAATAGTTAATTCGGGAACACAACCTGATGGATATTGGGGTAAGATGTATGAAACGGTATTAAAAGGTGAGATATGGAATGACATTGTTTGTAATAAAGCTAAAGATGGTAGTTTATATTATGTTGATACATATATAAAGGCAAGATTTGGGACTGATGGTAGATTAGATGGTTTCACCTCTATCAGACAAGATATTACTGATTTAAAGACAAAAGAATTGGATATTAGAAACAGAATGAATGCTATTAATCAATCTAATGCGGTGATTGAGTTTGATTTATCAGGGAATATAATTTACGCTAACCAAAACTTTTGTAATGTTATGGGTTATACTCTAAAAGAATTAAAGGGAAATCACCACCGTATATTCTGTACGGAAGAATATTCAAAATCAGATGAGTATAAAGAATTTTGGTCTAAGTTAAAAAATGGAGACTTTGTATCTGCACAATTCAATAGAATTAAAAAAAATGGTGAAGAAATTTGGTTACAGGCAACATATAATCCAATTTTTGACAATAATGGCCAGTCAGTTAGAGTTATGAAAATTGCGGTAGATATTACCGACAAAGTTTTACAATCAAAAGAGATTGAAAGAAAAAACACTTACTTGGAACATGCTGCTAAGATACTAAGACACGACATGCATTCAGGTATTAACACTTACATACCGAGAGGTATTAATTCATTAGAAAGAAGATTAACTCAAGAAGATATCACTAATCTTAAAATTGAAGCTCCACTTAAAATGATTAAGGAAGGACTTAAACATTCACAGAAAGTTTACAAAGGTGTTTATGAGTTTACCAATCTTGTTAAGAAAGATGTGGTATTAAATAAAGAAGAATGTAACATTAAGGTAATCCTTTCAGATTACTTATCATCAACAGCTTATGTTAGTCAGGTAGTATTAGAAGATAATCTACCTACAATTGAAGTTAACGAACCGTTGTTCTGTACTGCGGTAGATAACCTGATTAGAAATGGTTTAAAGTATAACGATTCACCAACAAAGTTTGTTAAGGTATATTCCGAAGGGGACACCATTTATATTCAAGATAATGGTAGAGGTATTACTCAAGAAGATTTTAATTATTTATCAAAACCTTATACAAGAAAAGAGGGACAGAAAGAATCAGGAACTGGTTTGGGTCTTAATATCTGTGTTGCTATTTTAGAGGAACATGGGTTTGAGATTACTTGTGAGAAGAATGAAATAGGAACTAAAATGAAAATTAAATTTAAATGAAAACACTAATAACCTTAATCTTTTTAATGATTTCTTTTGTTGGTATGGGACAATTAAAATACCCAATTCAAACAATCTATAAGGGTGACTCTGTTGTTATTTTAACTATTAAACAATCTTTAGATATTAATAAGGCAATTGACACACAAAGAAAAATTATAAGAGAACAGAGTAAGAAAATAGTAAAACTGAATAAAACAATTGATAGTTTAAGTAGAATAAATGACCGAGTTAATATCGTTATTGATAGTATACAATATATCGCTGATACAACATATAAGTGGGCGGATGAATTTAATATGGTCATTAGAGAAAGAGCAATAGGGCCATGTTTACTTTATACTATACCTCCTTATAAGAGTGTATTCTTTTTAGACTTAAGTCGTTATAGAATGTATAGTACAGGATATGGTGAAAAAATTGAGTTAGAATTAATGTCGGATAAACAATATGCCGAGTTTAGAAGATTACAAGATTTATATTTTGACAGATACTATCCTACTTTAGATTATTATAAAGAGATTGGGTTTAAAGATTTTAACACTGAGATTGAATTATACGAGAAAGCGATTTGGAAGAATAAAAACATAATGAGGTTAATGATAAAACAAGAAGAAAAGAAAAAATGAAAAAGATAATATTATTACTTTCAGTTATCCTTGTAACATCAACTTCATATTCACAAGAAGTTAATTATGAAGATACTATCGTTGATGGTATAAACACCACATGGACGGATAATGATTTGGATACTTTACAAGTTGCTGCTATGGGTATACAAGAAATTGTTACCACTTGGATTGCTCCTGAACCTGAACCAGAACCTGTTGATGTTACTAAACTTTCAGAGGGAGATTTGGCAAGTATTGCTGAGGACGTTAAGTTCTTGGACGACTTACCAAAGTCATATAATGATTTACCTAAGGAAGATTTAAAAAATGTATTGATTCAAATTGATAACAAGATTGCTAAACTTACTGCTGAACGAGATTCATTATTGGCTCAAGCGGTTAGAAATGAAGAACTTATTAAATCCAAAGAAAATACAATCGGTTCATTAGGTAAAGAAAAGAATATCATTGGTTTAACCTTGGAGACAGATAACTTAACAGATGAGAACGGAAACTTAATACATGAGAAAACTGATTTAGAAAAAGAAAGAGAAACCTTAAAGAAATATCTTTATAGTGCTTTAGTTGTGTTAGCGATAATCGGTTTAATATTGGCAATCGTCCTACAAAGAAAGAGAATACAAGTACAAGATGTTGAGATTGAACAACAACTTACTGACATTGCTAAGAAAAATAGTTACTTGGAACATGCTGCAAGAATTATCCGTCACGATATGCACTCTGGTATTAACACATATATGCCGAGAGGTATTACTTCATTAGAGAAGAGATTAACGACTGAAGACATCCAAAGATTAAAGATTGAAGGAGCATTGAAGATGGTTAAGGAAGGATTAAGTCATACACAAAGAGTTTATAAAAGTGTTTATGAGTTTACCAATCTTGTTAAACAAAATGTTGTATTAAATAAATCTGTGGTTAACGCTAAAGATTTGATTTGGAAATACATATCACCAAATTCGTATAGTGTTCAAGTTGAAATTTCTGAGTTGGGTGATATGGAAGTTAACGAGACATTATTCTGTAATGCTATTGAAAACTTAATCAAGAATGGTTTATCGTATAACGATAGTGAGGTTAAAAAGGTTAAAATATATAACGAAGAAGAATATTTAATTGTTGAGGACAACGGAAGAGGGTTCACACAAAAACAATTTGAAAAACATTTAACAAAGTATTCAAAGAAAGCAGATGTTACTGGTGACGAGAAGGGTCTTGGATTGAATATCTGTGTTGCGATATTGGAAGAGCATGGTTTTAAATTGAGTTGTGAAAAAATTGAAGGTGGAACCAAAATGAAAATAAAAATAAAATAAAGAAAAAGAAAAAAACATGATTGATTCAATTTTGTTAGTGGATGATGAGGATTTGTTCCACTTGGTATTTGAGGACAGTTGTTCCTTGTTAGACATCACATTGTCATTAAAGAGTTTGAATAGTTCTGATGAGGCGGCTAAATTATTTGCTGATTGGCAAAAAAATTCAGATGGACGACCTGAGTGTGTGTTCGTTGATTTGAACATTATCGGTTCATCCTTTGATGGTATTGAACTTATCCGTAAGGTTAATTTTGAATATGGTAACCATGTGGTTATTGGTATTATATCTTCAAGTAACGAACCTGAAGAACAGGCTAAAGCAATTCAGGCTGGTGCTCAGTTTTGGATTATCAAGTCAGATGATATTGAACCAAGATTGGAAGATTTCAAAAAAGATTATGAGGGTTACAAAAACAGAACCGCGCCATTCAAAGTTTATAAATGATAGTATTAGATAAAAATACAAAGAAGTTATTAATAGAAACTTTTAAGACTAAGAACATTGGTCTTGAAGGTAATATTACTAAATTAATAGATGCTCAAGACGACGAGGAGTTCAAGGAGTATCTTAAAACTTGTATTGAAAAAGATACTGCATTAAGAAGAAAACGTTTGGAGATGACTAAAAAAGTTCAGGTTCAAAATAATGATTTGACAACCTTGAATGAAGAAAATCAAAGAATACTTACTGAACTACAAGAAACATTAGATAGTGTTGAGGAACAGAAAAGTCAGATTGAATGTCAAAACGCCGAATTAATTACTTGGAAAATGGAGAATGAAAAGATTGGGGCAGAGCTTGTTGAGGCGATGAAACAATCTGAAATGGCAAGAGTCATCGCTGAGAATGCTAAGAACGAAGCGGAGAACAATTTAGATTTAATACAGAAGAAAACTCAATTTGAGTTGATTAATAATATTGTTAGGGTTGCTCTTTATGTAATCATAGGTGTTGGAGGAATCACGACTGGAATATATGTTTATTCTATGACAATAGGAATGGATACGGACATCATTGGCTCCACTTGGAGTAATATGTTTGGTATTCTGTTAACAAATAGTTTCAGTATCGTGGGAACAATACTTGGGGTGAAGTATGGTGCTAATCCTGGCAAGGAAGATAAATAAACAAAAAAAATAAAAAAATGAGTAGATTAAAAAAGTTAATTTTCGGTGAAACTCCGTATGTAAAGGTTGAAGATAAAAATAGATTTTATTACATGCTTCAACAGATGCAGGCAAACAGATGGAAGATAACAATGATTGTATTGTTCTTATTTTTTTTCATCATTGCTGGTATAAACTCCGCAGTATTTTTCGGTGTATCAATTGAAGAGAACTGGAAAGAAATGTTATTGATATTGTTCGGAGCATTCGTTGGTAATCTTAACAAGGTTGTTGATTACTGGTTTAACTCTGAGGATAGAGATAAGATGTTAATCCAAAAGGTTGATGAAGAGGACGGAACAGTATTATCTAATGTTTCAGAATACCCAACAACCCCAAGACCACCACAACCACCAGTTGTTGTAGTTACACAAGTTAAAGAAGAAACTCCTGTGGTTGTTGAAGAACCAGTTGTTTATGAAGAACCGACAACTTATACTGAACCTGAGGTGTATGAGGAACCAATCGTTGAGGAATACCCAACAGAGGAACCTACACAAGAAGGTGAAGAAAACATATAACAAGTTAGCGTATTGTTGAAAACCCCACTTGAAAAGGTGGGGTTTTTGTTTTACATTTGTATCAGTTACAAGAGTTCTTTGAAATAAATAAAGAGATAATATTATGGAAACAACTTATTTTGTTTTAGGTGTGCTCACGGTAGTTGCGGTAATTGTTGCCGGTGTGATTACTTGGGGTTTGCTTATGATTAATAAACAACAAACAGAAATTGGAAATCTGAAAGAAGATATCCAAGGATTAGTGAGAACAATTTCACAAGAAATAGAAGATACGACTCGTCGTATTGATAGTGAAAGACAATACATTCAATCTGGGGTTAGAGAACATAACGACAGATTGGAAAGACAAATTACAGATATTTGGAGAGCTATGAAGGATTCTATTTCTGAATCCAACTCATATACTGACAAACGAATTGATAAATTAATTGATACCTATGATATCAAGAAAGAAAAAGACCTGTTAAAAGGATAAAATAAACATAAAGAACTCTTGTAACTTTTAAAAAAAATATTATGAAAACAATTAGAAAAATTCTTTTAGTATTACCAATCTTAGTAGCCTTATTACTTTTAGTGACTTTAACCATATCAGCATTTACTGGTAATGATATTGAAAACTACTTGGATGTTAAGTGGTGGGGTCTCTTCCTTTTGGTTGAGATTTGGGCTGAACAAAAATATCAAAAATTAAATGATGGTGAATAAGTTAAGGTTTGCGGTCATTGCTCACGACAATAAGAAGGCGGACATGGTTGCCTTCATCATGAAGAGGTTGGACTTCTTCAAAGATAACGTTGAAATATTTGCAACAGGAACAACTGGTAAACATATTGAGTTTGCAGGATTGGATGTTATAAGGTTGAAGTCAGGGCCAATGGGTGGTGATGCTCAGATTGCAGCCATGATTGTAGAAAATAAGATTGATTGTGTTATTTTCTTCATTGACCCTTTATCGGCTCACCCACACGAAGTTGATGTTCAGATGTTGGTTCGTATCTGTAATGTAACTGACACACCAATTGCTTGTAATTACGCTACGGCAAGTATGTTGATTAATTATTTTGAAAATCAAAAATAACTTATTATCTTTGTAGTATGATTTTAAGGATTGAACAAGACATAAAAGGAGTATTCCCAAACATTTGGATATGTTCTGACCCGCATTACAACCACAAGAACATTTGTAGAGGAACGACTAATTGGAGAACAACGGATAATGAAATTCCTGTTGACCAAACTCGTGACTTTGATACGATTGAACGAATGAACCAATCAATCGTCGATGGTATCAATTGGAATGTGGGTCAGGATGACGTATTGATTTGTCTTGGTGACTGGTCTTTTGGTGGGTTTGAGTTCATCAAACAATTCAGAGATAGAATTGTATGTAAAAATGTTCACCTTGTATTGGGTAACCACGACCACCACATTGAGAGAAACAGGGAGAATGTTAAATCAATATTCAGTTCGGTTTCAGAATACCTACGAATTGTTGTGATGGAACCTGTGAAGAAAAACGAAGCAAAGCGTCATGAGTTCGTATGTATGCACTACCCAATCCAAAGTTGGGACGGGATGAATAAAGGTATTATTCACCTTCACGGACACGTTCACCTACCAAACGGAAGAAAGTTCGGTAATGGGAAGAAAATGGATGTTGGGTTTGATGGTCACCCTGAGTTCCGACCTTACAACTTGTTGAGGGAAGTATTACCTTTGATGAAAAACCGTGAGATGTTATCGGATATGCCGAATGACCACCACCTTGAAAGATTATTAAACGCTGATAAATAAAGATTATGAAAATATATTTGGATGATGTAAGAACACCTGTTGAAAGAGACTGGCAGGTTGTTAGAACTTTTTATGAACTATCTGATTTAATCCAAAAGGTTGGATTGAATGCTGTTGATGTTATATCATTAGACCACGACTTGGGAGATAGTGCTATGAATGAATACCACACAAACGTTTCACCTAATTATAAATTGAGTTATGAAAACATTACTGAAAAAACTGGCTACGATGCTGCGAAGTTCTTGGTTGACGAATTCTATAAACTAAACCCTGAAAGATTGGAGATGGGTTATTCCAACCGAAAGAGAGAACCAATTAAGTTCCCTGATGTTTATACTCACTCTGCTAATCCTATTGGTAGTGCTAACATTATGGGTTATATCAATAACTTCTTGATGAATGAGGGTAAACCACAAAATTGTATCAGAGTTCAAATACCACATACCGTATGACACTAACAAGTAGAATTGAATTAACTATCAATCTTACGATTGACCAACGTCTTGATATCATTAAAAAGATTGACCAACACTTTGACATTTTGGATTTTGGAATTGGTCCAATACCTGATGATGTTGATGAACAGGACGAGAACATCCATCGTAGGATTGATAGTTTTTACCCAGGACTTCCAAGAACTACAAAAGTATATTACACAATTAATTAATATGGGTTATGCAATTTCTATGGTATTTTTTTGGGTATTCCTAATTAGTACTAGTTCACTTTTAGTTATTATTTTTGGAACTTATTTGTCCAGTAAGACAAAAGGTAGTAGATTTGACAAATGGTGGAGACGCCATATTATTGATGATATACCTGAAGAATTAGAAGATTAAAATATGAAAACATTATATATCGTAAGAGGCATACCAGGAAGTGGTAAAAGCACATTTGCACAATCATTGGATTGTCCTGTATTTGAGGCTGACCAATATTTTATTGACTCTGAAACAGGTGAATACAAATTTGACGGGTCAAAAATAAAACTGGCTCATAACTGGTGTAAATTACGTGTTGAGCAAAGTATGGAAGATGATTTTCAAAAGATAGCCGTTTCAAACACATTTACTCAAGAATGGGAAATGGACGCTTACTATGAGTTAGCCAAACAATACGGATACAGAGTTTTTTCACTTATCGTGGAGAACCGACATGGTGGTGTAAATGAACATGGTGTACCTGAAGACAAGTTAGAATTAATGAAAAACCGTTTTGAAGTGAAACTTTAACAAACAATGATTGATAATATTGAATTAATAAAACCATTATTGAACTTTGAAAACGAGGGTGACTTCTATATGCTCTACGTATTCAAACGAAAGAAAGACCAACCTGAAGGTGAAAGAGACAATCATCAGTCAGTTCGGACTATCAAAACTTATTGTGTTGAAAGTATTGAATACTTGGAGAAACGATACGATGAGATTAAACAACTCTGTGAGATGTTTAAGGCTCGGGCGTATATCCACGTTCAAAAACAAAACCATAAGGATGTGTCATTGGAAATGATGATTGGACTGGCTGAAAAGATTAAGAACGGACAACATAACCAAAAACATTTGTTTGACTCAGTTGTCGGACAGATTAAAACCCATGAGAGTAGATGGATTGTAGATTTGGATACTCAAGATGAAGGTGAAGTGGTTAGAATAACTAAAGCCATTAATGTTATCAGACCTGAAGGAGATAAGATTAAATGTATCATTCCAACCAAAAATGGTTATCATTTCATTACCGATAGATTTGATTCGGAGGTGTTTAAAAAAGTATTTCCTGAAATAGAAATACAAAAAAAGAATCCAACTTTATTATTTTTACCTAATTCATTATGTTAATTTCATTTATTATTATCTTCATCCATTGGATTGCCGACTTTGTATTACAAACTGACTGGCAAGCCCAAAACAAAAGTAAGAACAACTTTGCGTTATTAAGTCATACGTCAAACTATTCAATGGTGTGGTTGTTACCTATGTGTTTTGTCTTTGGTATGATGAAAGAAGGTGCGACAACTGAATGGATTGTTTGGTCTACATTATACTTTTGTATGATTACTCTTATTACTCATACTATTACTGATTACTTTACTAGTCGTTTAAATAGTAAGTTGTGGGCGGGAGGTAAAGTTCATTACTTTTTTGTCAGTGTTGGTTTTGACCAAGTGTTACATTACGGTCAGTTATTTTTAACGTATCATTATTTGTTTAATCGTTAATTGTTTTGTATCTTTGTTAAATGAACGAAGTGCTAAACAAATATTTTGAGGAAGGGTTGGTGTATAAACAAGTACATCCGACTCTTCCTTTGACTATATGGAACTACACTGAAAAGGTTCAGTACGAAGGTTTATGGGATGATGTTACTTTACAAACTCGTGGGTTAGTTACTGATGATAAAGGTAATGTTGTTGCCCGTCCATTTAAAAAGTTCTTCAACATAGAAGAAGAAAGACATACTCCGACTTCTGAGTTTGATGTCTACGAAAAGATGGATGGTTCACTTGGAATATTGTTCAACTATGAGGGACAATGGGTATTGGCCACTCGTGGTTCCTTTGCTTCTGACCAATCATTAAAAGGTTTCTTCATGTTACAAAAATATGACTTCAAGAAACTTCACAAAGATTACACTTACCTGTTTGAAATAATATATGATGATAACCGTATAGTTGTTAAGTATGACTATGAGGACTTGGTATTACTTGGTATGATAAATACTGAAACTGGGTATGAGGTTGATTTGTATGGTGATGGAGTTGATGTTAGATTTAAGAACATGGTTAACAATCTTGGTTTCAAAGTTGTTAAAAAATACGATGGAATTCGGGATTATACCGAATTGAAGGATAAAGTTGAACAAAACGCTGAAGGATTTGTTGTTCGTTTTTCTAACGGAGATAGAATGAAAGTTAAGGGTGTGGAGTATCTTCGTCTTCATAAACTCATGACTAATGTGTCTACCACTTCTGTTTGGGAAATGTTGAGTGAGGACAAAGATGTGTTGGAGATATTGAAGGATGTCCCTGACGAATTCTATAAGAAGATAAAGATGTATGTTCAGGAGTTAAGGTATAACCACTATCAGTTTGGAGAACGTGCTGGTAAGATATATCAGTATTTCAGATATGGTAAGTATGGGGACAGAGACCCTGAACCATCAAAGAAAGAGTTTGCTTTACACTTACAAGAATGTGATACTCACCCAAAGATAAAGGCGTTATGTTTTATGATGTGGGATGGAAAGAGTACTGATAAAGTAATATGGAATTATTTAAAACCCGAATATAAAAAGTTATGAAAAAAGAAACATTTGGACAAATAGACCAAACCAATCCTGTTACAAAAGGTAGTACCGCTTTGGTATATAAAGAAGAAACACTTGAAGATGCTGCACAATCTTACGCTGTAAATCAAAGAAATAGAACTTCTCATTATATGGGGTTTATTCAAGGTGCTAAATGGATGGAAAGACAAATGAAAAATAAAACTAAATAAAACTATGAAAAACATCTTAACATCAGTTTGGACACTTGGAGCTGTGTTCATTGGAATTGTAATATCGTTAATTGTAATTGCGTCTTATGATAAACAAAATGGTTATCATTATACAGAGGCTCATTACGTTATAAAGGTTGAAAGACACCGACCACAGAATGTTCATGAAGAGATGAACTTGTATTATAACATCACACTTGAAAATGGTGTGGAGATGAAGTCGTTGAGACAGGTATCTGTTGGTGATACTATCTATTTTGATATGTATAAAGTTGGAAAGTAAGTAATTTATTCGTATATTTGTTAAATGTTGAAAGTAACCTTAATATCTGACACGCACACTAAAGAACGAAATGTTCTTGTGAATGGTGGTGACTTGATTTTACATAGCGGTGACGTTATGAACTCAGGTTATAATTGGGAAGATTTGTATGACTTCTTAAATTGGTTCAGTGAACTACCATATAAGATGAAGGTATTCATTCCTGGTAATCACGACAGATACATTGAGGACAAACCATTTGACGCTTGGAAGATGATTCGTGAGTTTAACGACAAAGGTGTTGTTTGTTTGATTGATGACTTCGTTGAGTTTGAGGGATTGAAAATCTATGGTAGTCCTTGGCAACCTGAGTTCTACAATTGGGCATTCAACCTACCACGTAATGGTAAGGAGTTGGAAGAGAAGTGGGCAAACATTCCTGACGATACCGACATCTTGTTAACACACGGACCAGCTTGGGGTATCTTGGATACCGTAGTCAATCGTCGTGACGTTAATCTTGGATGTGAGATGTTGGCAAAACGATTGGAGACATTACACCCACTAATCCATAGTTGCGGTCACATCCACACAGGTTATGGGTATGTTGAAAAGAACGGAACACACTTCTTCAACGCATCTATCTTGGATGAGCGTTACAGTCACAACCAAAAACCTTTTGATATCACCATTGATGTTGAAAATAAAAAAATAGAAATACTATGATTGAAAAATTAGTTAAAAACAGAACTCCATATCTCGGCAAGATGATATTGAAGTTTGAGAAACACCCACACTATTCAAGTAGTATGGACGGTAGATTAAATAAAGTTCACCTTAATTTAGGGTTCACCAAATTGGTAACTAGGTTAATACCAAACCAGGTTATGGAAGGTTACTCAAATATTGACCCCAAGAAGATTGAACTGATTAACAAATACACTGGTGGTGTTATTGGAACTCACAAGTGGGGTGATAATGATAATGATGAATTTGTTTTGGAGGATTCCTTCTTAACCAAAGATGGTAAATATATTGGTAACATTGATACCGCTTGGTGGTATTTTCAAAACGCGATGACTGTTTGTGAAGAATACCCACAAGGAGTTGCTATTGTTTGGAATACTACAAAATGTAATACGTTGGCTAGTGCACAAACGATTAAAGGTTATCGTGGATACTCTCATCGTGGAGGTGCAACTTTTAAGATTGGTGACCGATTGTTTGATGAAGAATATAATCCAGTTGTTGAAGATTATGATGAGAACGAATTTAAAAAGTGGTGGAAAGAATACACCAAGTCATATAAAAACGGTGACGACTTTGACAAAAAATGGATTTATGGTGATGGAATCAAATCGGTAATACCATTCAACAAGAGAGGTAAAAACATAATTGAAAATTTGGAAGACGCAAGAACTGCGGCAATTAACATGTCAAAATATCTATCATAATGACAGGTAAAGTATATAAAACAACAAAAGGTTGGTTCGTTGAAACTAAAAACAATGAAATCATACCAGTACATCCAAAGAGTGAATTGGATGAAATGAATAGTGGTAATAAAGTTAACTTTGATATTGTTGAAGAGGACAATGGAGGAATTGGTTATACCGAAACATATGAACTAATTAAATACGCAAAAATACTATGAAGATAATACCATTTTTTGATATGACTTGGAGTGAAGACTTTAAACAGGTTGGATTAATCCCGACAATCTTCGTAACTAAAAGCTACGGAAATAGATATAACTTGTGTATAAACTTTTTATGTTTTGATTTTGGACTATGGGTGATAAAAAGAAAATGACACAACAAGAAATCATTTCAAGGATTATTGTATTAGAATCAATTGTAACAGATGCGGTGTCCAAAGGACACAAAGCTCATACACACGATGAATTTCAACCATACAGGGAAGAACTTAAAGTATTAAGAAAAAAATTAATTTTATGAGTAAAGTAAGAGTTATTGAAGATTTAAGTAAATATGAAGATTACCTTACCGTTGGTAAACTTAAAAAGTTTTTAGAGGAACACTCCGAACTACCTGATGATGCTTTGGTTCTAACACAACGAGTGGAAGACAAGTACTATGAGGAAAATGGTTGGGGTGTTGTATTAAAAGGAAGTGTTTGGTATGAGACGGAACAAGAACAATACCATCCGGCTTGGTGTTGTGTAAAATATAAGGATGACGATAATCTTTATTTGGATTTACATTATTGATATGAAAAAGATTAACGGAGAAGTATTATCAGAGCACCCATTTCCAGGTTCTGAGTTTGTTCAGGATATAATTTATTATGATGGGCCAATCCTATCATTGTATAAGTTTGAAGATAGATTGTTCTTGTGGTATTGGATGGACACCAATGAAATTATGAACCGATGGGGTGTTATTGAAACCACAATGGATAGATTACAAACATGGAAAGAGAAAGATTATGTTTGGGAATTTGTTGAAGATTGTGTTTTGAATAATGAAGTTTATTTCATAAATTTGGACACTAAAAAGAAGTTTGTTGTTGGGTGGAAGTGTGATGTTAAAGAGTTAGTTAACTACGATTAATAATTAAATAAATAAATATATGTTAAAAAAATCAGTTATTTTACCAGTCCTTGCGTCTGTTGTTCTTGTGTTATTCTTAGCGTCATTTGGATTTATGATATCCAAGATGTTGTATCAAGAAACCCCTGTTAGTAAAGAAACACCTCAGTTTGAAGCACCATCTTGTGAAGATGAATGTGATGAAGATGAGGACAAAATTGAATTTCAAACATTGGATACCTGTTTGAGTAGTGAAGAGATGTATCCAGCGGTAGTCGTTGATATTCAAATTGACGAGTATTATGGTAAAGGAAAATACTATGCGGTTACTACACAAAATGGTATTCTTTATTATACTAAAAAGAAACCAAAAATTGGTGATACTGCTATGTTCGTGGATGATAACCACAACATCATCAATTGTGATATGAATAAATAATAAGGATTATGGATAATTGTTTTGAGGTTAAGAAAATTGCTTACGAAATTACAACGGCTCTAAAATATTTTGAAAAAGAAAGAACTGGATTTGAAAGTTGTAGTTTAACGGTTCTACCTGAGGTGGAACAATCAAATGATGAAATAATAATCCCTGTTATTACAAAAAATAATAAACAAATAAAAATATCTATATCAGTAAATGAAACTGTTTGATGTAAAATTAGGAAAATGTATTGTGGGGTTTTATTATAAAACTCTATGGACGGATAATACTTTGAAACAAAGTAATTATCGTCATGTTGGTGTCTTTACCTCAAGACACTTGGCTTATGTGTGGTATAAAGATGAAAAGACTGGCGAGAAGAAACGAGAGTCAACCTATAACTTTGGTTTGGACTTGGTTGTGGCTCGTCTTTGGATTTCATTTAACTTCAACAAGAAGAAAGTCAGTAAACCAAAAGAAGACAAACGAAAATTCGTTGAACCACTTTCAACTGAAGAAGTTGTTTGGGAACAATGAAAAAGTATATCCATGTCAATCAACACAAGATAAGGTCCAACAAGAAGAATAACGAGTTAGAACCTGTTATAACCATTAAAGAAGGTAGGAAGAATACCTACTGTTCTGAAGTGGAAATCTTGGGACCTAGTCGTGTTGTGTATGGTGGTAATGAAAAGACATTGTTGTCCTGTGGGGCACGTGTGATAATTGAAACTGAATCGGAGATTAAGATTATAAGATGAATAGAGTTTTTTTAATTGATATTGACGGGACAATATGTGATGATATAAAAAATGAGGAGTCACATTTATATCCTACGGCAAAGTGTTATCCTGATGCATTAAGGATAATCAATAAGTGGTATGATGAAGGAAACGTCATAACATTTTTCACCGCACGTGAGAGTAAAGATAGACATGTTACTGAAACTTGGTTGGGTGATAATGGATTTAAATATCACGGATTGGTTATGGATAAACCAAGAATCAAAGATGGACAGGAATATATTTGGATTGACAATCGTAAGGTAAGAGCGGTTACTTATTTGGGTAACTGGACGGAACTAAAAGAAATTGAAACTAAAATACAAGTTTTTGAATAATATGGCAACACTTGAATCACAGTATTGGAAGTTTTTGGAGGACAACCCTGGCTCAACTCTTACCTTTGAAGAGTGGAATGTTGAATTGGTTAAACGAATTAAAATGGGTTTTGAAAACAGGAAAAATAATTTAGATGAACAACTTGAAGAGTTTGAAATGGTTCGTTATAGAATGGAAGCTGAAGGTTTCCATTATTGTTTCAAACATTATTCATCATTCAAAGAAGTTCAGGATGAAAAGTTCCACGAATTGAGAAGAAAGTATTTGGAGATATCTCACGAGCTTGAGGAGTATATCCATTCAAAGATTAACGAATTAAGAAATGAAATTGATGGATTGGAAGACATCATTTAAATAAGGAAAAATAATATGAAATTAGGAGAATTTATTAAGAACTTTAGTCATAACAACATCATTAGGTTACATTACAAGGAACCTGGTGGTCGTGGACTTGTATTGAGAGATTGGAACGATGTTTCAATGGACCACGAAATACTAAAAGGTAAAGGTAAGAATAGGCATTACATCAATAATGAAGTGGTAGGTCTTGCATCAATAAACCTTAAATCTGAGTTAGGACATCATTATCCTGAGGCAATCAATATTGTAATTGAACCATTGGAAAATCAACCTTATATTGAGGAAACTCCTGACGATACTGAATTTAATACTGAAAGTTATGAATAACGAAATTGAAATAAACCCAGTACCCGAAGTGGTTGCTGACACAAGACGACTTTGTGAAATACGATTTGATTGTATGGTAACAATGCATGATGCTGCGTTTAGAAAGTATAAGGGAGTATTAGGACATGAACAACAATCCAAAACACCCCAATGGTTTAAGTCCAACACTACACTCACATTAGAGTTTATTAAAGACGCTGAACCTCAACTTATAGGTGAACACATCAAACAAATGTTTCATCAATTAGAACAAACAATAGAACAATATGAACAACCTAGATAAACAATACCAAACATTACTCCAAACCATTTTAGATTTTGGGGTGGAGAAGAAAGACCGAACTGGTACAGGAACCAAATCAATTTTTGGTTATACCATTCGTCATAATATGAAAGATGGTTTTCCACTTCTTACAACCAAGAAGATGGCTTGGAAAACTATGGTAACTGAATTACTGTGGTTTTTAACAGGTGATACCAACATCAAGTACCTTGTTGATAACAATTGTCATATTTGGGATGGTGATGCGTATAAGAACTATCTTAAACATACAATAACTGGTGTAGAAAATGGTTTAGATAGAATTAAAGGACATTTAGATAATTGTTTGGTTGAATTTGAAGGTTCCTACGAACACTTTACAAATCCATCATTTGCATATGGTTTTAGACCACACACACAAGAAGAATTCATCAACAAAATCAAAACAGATGATGCGTTTGCTAAACAATGGGGTGAATTAGGTCCTGTGTATGGTAAGCAATGGAGAAGTTGGAAACAATGGCACGTTAAAGATTACGTAGGTGGAAATATTCAAATTGACCAAATCTCAATTCTAATCAACGACCTTAAAACAAACCCAGACTCAAGACGATTGATGGTCAATGCTTGGAATGTAGGTGAAATAGACCAAATGGTTCTTCCACCTTGTCATTATGGATTTCAAGTTTATACGAGAGAGTTGAGTTGGGGTGAAAGAAGTGATATTTATTATAAAAAATATCCAGTGGGTACTGATGATATTAAGTCTGATGAATATTATGATGAATTACACATCCCTAGTAGAGCAATCTCTTTAATGTGGAATCAACGTTCAGTAGACACATTCTTGGGATTACCATTCAATATTGCAAGTTATGGATTGTTATTGACTATGATTGCTGATGAAGTGAATATGGTTCCTGATGAATTGATTGGTAACTTGGGTGATACTCACATTTACCTAAATCATATTGAACAAGCAAAAGAACAGATTGGTAGAGAACCATACGACTTACCAAAGGTTAGTGTTAGAGATGGGATATTCTGTAGTTCAATCAATGATGTTATTTTGGAGAACTACCAATCACACCCATCAATTAAAGCACCATTAAGTAATTAACCTATGACCGCAACATTAGAACCTGTAACTCATATTGACACATCAGATGTGTTATATGATACAAAAATGAAACATCTATGTGTTTATCCACAAGGTGTAGAGACCTTTGACGAGGAGTATATTAAGAAGAATTGTTTAAAAATAGTAATTACTGAATAATATGAAAGAACTAATTAAAAAGATTTTAAAAGAAGAAACAAAGGAAAAGTTTGATTACGGATGTGTGATGTTGTATTACGATTTCCCTGAAATGGAAAACATTCATAACATCATTGAACCCAATGACATTTACCACCAAGAAGGTGATAGAAGTTTTGGATTGGAAGATGAACCACATACAACATTATTGTTTGGATTACACGATGATGTGACAGATGAAGATGTGTCAAAAGTGTTGAATAAATACAAGTACTCAACTTGTAAACTATACAATCCGTCTTTATTTGAAAACCCTGATTATGATGTGTTAAAGTTTGATGTTAAGGGTGATAATCTTCATAAGACAAATGCTGATTTAAGAAGATACCCTCACACCAATTCATTCCCTGATTATCATCCACATACCACAATAGGTTATTTGAAACCTGGTATGGGTAGAAAGTATGTGAATAAACTCAAAGGTATGAACTATTCATTGTCGCCACAATATGCGGTTTATTCAAAACCAAATGGGGATAAAGTTAGAATGGATATTAATCTTTAATTATGGACAATTTTACACACATATTAAATCGTATTAAAACTCAATTGGATAATGTTAATTACGACAACGGAGATGTCTCGGATGTTGGAAATGAAATTGGTATTGTGTTGGGTGAGTTTATAACAACTGAAAGTGAATTACAAGATTTTATTACAGGAATAAGACACGGAATGTCATTAACAAATGGAACACACTAAAAGGTATCCCGATAATGTTGTATGGAGTGAAGAACGTGGATACTACGCTCACCTGTTACCATACGCAACAAATGTCGGAGCACCTGTCATCATACCTGATAATATATCGACATGGAAGAACGAAAAAATATTAAAGACAAACCATTACTTCCAAAAGAAATATCAAGAAATCAAAGAACAATACGACGACTTACTCAAAGAGTTTGAATGGAATAGTGTTGTCTATGGTTCACATTATAACTTTCAACCAATAATTGGTGAAACATATTACTTATATCGTAGACAAGATGGGGAATTATTCTTATCAATTATTAAACCAACAGAATGGAAACAAGAATATGTTGGTGAGTTTGAGTTGGACTCAGAAAATAAATGGATTAAAAAAGATTAAATGAAAGGAATTATTTTAGCAGCTGGTTCAGGTACCAGATTACACCCACTAACAATATCGGTGACTAAACAATTAATGCCTGTATACGATAAACCGATGATATATTATCCACTATCAACATTGATGTCTTTGGGTATCAAAGATATTTTAATTATTGTTCGGTCTGTTGATAAACACTTGTTTGAGGAATTACTTGGAGATGGAAAACAATTTGGTATTAACTTAAGTTATAGAATACAACCATCACCTGATGGATTAGCACAAGCATTCATTATTGGTGAGGACTTCATTGGTGATGATAGTGTTGCGTTGGTTCTTGGAGATAATATATTTTCAGGATTGGATATCAAAAAAATAAAGAAATCGATTAAGAACATATATGGTTCAATGATATTTGCATACCATGTTCACGACCCTGAAAGATACGGTGTGGTTGAGTTTGATGAGGAATGTAATGTGGTAAGTTTGGATGAGAAACCAACACTTCCAAAATCAAATTATGCTGTTCCAGGTTTATACTTCTACGATAATAATGTGATACAGATTGCCAAGAAGATTAAACCATCTTGGAGAGGTGAACTTGAGATTACTGATGTAAATAGAGATTATCTTAATAGAAATATGTTAAAGGTTCAAGTGTTAGAACGAGGAACTGCGTGGTTAGATACTGGTACGTTTGAATCACTCATTCAAGCGTCTCAATATGTCCAAAGTATTGAAGATAGACAAGGACTAAAGATTGGATGTATTGAAGAAATCGCGTATCAAAATAAATGGATTAATAAAGGTGAACTTATTTATTTTGCTGAAAAATACCACAAGAATACTTACGGAAAATATCTTAAAGGATTGATTGATAGATTGTAGTATTTATCAATATGAAAAAAATATTATTAATCTTTTTGACCTTAGTGTCATTTGCTGGGTTTAGTCAAACCTACGATGTTGTAATCAAAAAACCTAACTACACTTCTTATTTTGAAAATGATTTTAGAAATCCTACTGTGGTTGTCTATAATCTATATCATGGTGGTGGTGATTGTAAAAGGGATAAATTTTACTTTAAGAATGACGAACCAAAGGTTGTTACAGCAACTGACGCTGAGTATCTTAAATCAGGATTTGATAAGGGTCACATGGCAAATGCTGAGGACTTTGCTTATGATTGTACTTTAGATGAACTTACATTTAGATATTACAATTGTGTTCCACAATACCCAAGAATGAATAGAGGCCCGTGGAAAAAAATTGAAACATCTGTTAGAGAAATGAGTCAGAAACAATCTTTAAAAATTGTTTGTGTTAATATCTATTCAGATAAGTTTATACCGAACACAAAAATAGGTGTCCCAACAGTGTGTTTAAAGTTTGTGTATGATAGTAAAACAAACAAACCAATTATTGCTTATTGGGTTACGAATGAAAACAACCATACTTCAGGTTCAGGAACTGTACAAGAAATTGAGAAAAAATACAAACTTAAATTAAATCAATTTTTGAATTAAGGTTTGACAAAAATAGTAGTTTATTTTATATTTTATCTATGAGTGTTAATAGTTCGGATTTAATAGAAGAAATGATTCATGAGGCATATTCTAAAGATATGTATAATGAATTATTTGATTTATCTAAAAAATATAGAGAAGTGGATGGGATGTCATTTCACGAGTCTTTTGAGAAGGCGTATTACGAACTTGGAATTAACGAAATTGATTAAATATGATATATAAATTAGAATACATTTGGTTAGATGGATATACTCCTGAACCAAACTTAAGAAGTAAAACAAAAGTTTTAACACTGGAAAATGAACCTGTTTTAGAATCACTTCCGATTTGGAATTTCGATGGTTCATCAACACAACAAGCTGAAGGTAATTTTTCAGACTGTCTCTTAAAACCAGTTAAGATGGTTCGAGACCCACAAAGAAAGAACGGTTATTTAGTTCTTTGTGAAGTTCTTAATCCTGATATGACTCCACACGTGTCAAATACTCGTTCACACATTAAAGATAATATGAATATGTGGGTTGGATTTGAACAAGAATATTTCATTTACGAAGGTGAGTTACCATTGGGACATACCAAAGGTAAAATGAAACCACAAGGTGAGTATTACTGTGGTATTGGAACTGATAATGTATCAGGACGTAATATAGTTGAACATCATTTGGATATTTGTTTATCTGCTGGACTTAATGTTACAGGTATTAACGCTGAAGTTGCTCTTGGACAATGGGAATTTCAAGTAATGGGTAAAGGAACTTTGGAATCTTGTGACCAACTTATCCTTTGTCGTTATTTACTACAAAGAGTTGCTGAAACTTATAATGTTAAAATTGAATATCACCCAAAACCTTTACATGGTGATTGGAACGGTTCAGGATTACATACAAACTTCTCAAATAAAAAGATGAGAGAAGTTGGTGGAAAAGAATACTTCGACGCTATCTTCAATGTATTTGAATTAAATCATATGAAACATATTGAAAATTATGGAGCATATAATGAAATGAGATTAACTGGTAAACATGAAACGCAATCTATTGATAAATTTAGTTATGGTATATCAGATAGAGGTTCATCAATAAGAATACCACAAGCAACGGTTAATAACGGATGGAAAGGTTATGTTGAAGACAGACGACCAGCATCCAATGGTGACCCATATAAAATTATGAAAGTAATTTCTGAATCGGTAAATCAAGCCGAAGTTAACTTTTCTTTCCAAACAATTTAATGGAGTTAATTACAACTTATATATGTAAAAAAAGTGATATTGGAGTCCACGACAACATGTTTGGAGGGACAATAATGTCATTAATTGATGACTCGGCGGCTTCATACGCAGCACAGATATGTGACACATCAAGAATGGTAACGATTAAGATTGATGAGTTATTATTTAAGAGTCCTGTTAAAGTTGGGAGTTTATTAAAGATTTATGGTAGGGTTGATAAGTTCGGGACAACATCAATTAAATTATATATTGAAGTTAGAAAACATAATGTCCATACTGGTAAACAAGAGGCAGTTACTCAAACATATATAACATTTGTAAGAATAGATGGTGATGGTAAAGCAATCCCTATTCACCAATATGTTAAGGATAGATACTACGAAAGATACGAAAAATTTGGTAAAGGATTACTTTCTTTAGACGAAAAACAAAGTAATGATTGATTTGTTAAAGAAGAATGATTTGTTCTTTCTTAAACAAGTTAAAGAACAAATTCTGACTAGATACAATCTTCCTTTTGACTGTCTATCTATTGAATACATGGATGAGGTTTACTTCAAGATTCACTTCATAATGAAAAAGATTCCGTTTGAAGTTTATTTTCATAGATATGAAATTTTAGAAGAGGTTGAAAATGATTTGAAAACTTTTTTAAAGATAATTAATCCTGAAAGACAGATTCATCATTTAAGGGTTTATGTTGACTATAGACCACAAAATAAAAACTTATTAAATTTTGTTTGACATGAAGTATGATTACTATGGTTTGAAGTCTAAGTTGGATGATTTTTTAAATTTATACGATGAGGATATTGTTAAACAAGGTTGGACTATAATATCTAAACCGTGTGACGACTGTAAGGATTACGATATTAATTTAAGATACTCTGACCCTAAATATTGTTATGAGACAACAACGGGGAGTAAGAAATATAATTTGGATTATCTATTTGTTGAAAAAATAGATAAGAACAAACAAAATAAGACAATATTTGCTTCAGCTAAAAAGATGGGTTTAGAGATAAATGATAAAGGTTTAATCTCTAATTTAGGCAATATCAAACTTTCTTGAATATTTTACAGCATTATCTCTGTGACTTGATACTCCACCACCGGCGTTGATATCTGCAAAATATTCTGCGGCTTGTTTCTTTGTTTCAAATTTCGGAAATCCTGACTTTTTTCCTTTTGTGAAGAACATGATTGCTACTTGAGCGGCGGTTAATGGGTTATTGACTTCATCAGGGTTCCCAACTAAATCTTTACCAATTAGACCACCATATTTTCGATAGTTTCCTATACCTGTTAACTGATTAAATCCTCTACCTCTATATTTGTAGCCATCATTGTCATCAGTTCCATTTTTACCATTACCAACAGTATTGGCATATATTAAATTGTAAAACTTTTTATCATCTTGTTTAAGTTGATTGATTTCAGAATCTGAAAGATGAGAAACTCTTTTTCCAAAAAGATGTCTTATTCTACCAACACCTGTATTAGAATAAGATGTTTCTGATTTTGGTATGTAGTTACTTTCTTTACCAATTACGGATAGTATACCAATTTGAGCCATTGGGTCTGTAATACCAAAATCATTCATTGCATCAACCAATAAATCAATGTTTCTCGCTCTTTTTCCTGAAAATTTGTGAATTAATTTACCTGAAAAATTATCCTCATTTCCATATGTTAAATCATTAAGTTTTGCGTCTGTAAATTTATCCTTAAGATATTTTTCTTCCTCACCTGTTAAATCTTCTTTATTATTTGTGATGTTGTTAATAATTTTACTTACATCTGTTGTACCAAAAGTTTCTTCCGCAAACTTTTTAACCGCTTGACCTACCTCTGTTTGTTTTAAATAATCAATCGCATCATCTAAAAAACCTTCATTTAGATTATATAATTTTTTAATATCTTTTTTTTCGTTTTCAGAAATAATAAGTTTTTTACTCATAACATTGTTTTTATAATAAATATTATCTTATATTTGTTTGTAAACAAAACACATGATTTTAGTATTATTTTGGGTAGTTATTGCAAGGTTTGTTAGATTACTAATAACTAAAGAAAAACCAACATTCAAGGAAGAGTTGGGTGAGTTTGTTTTCCATTACCTTTTCGCTTTGGTAATCTACTTTATTCTTATCTCAATTTTCTGAGTTCATTTTTAATTGACTCTTCTATCAAATCATCTGATTGTTCTATATCAAGATATATATTGTCGTATTTGTAATTAAGTGAATCCATCGCGTTGGAAATAAGATTGGTCAAGAAAGATTTAAGTTTACCCATTCTACCATCTTTAATATCAACATTTACATCGACAAAGACACTTCCGAAAACAATATTACCTCTCATCCATTCTTGTTTAGACGGATAAGCATCAATACGATTAATCCTAATATTAGGAAGATTAAAACCTTTATCCTGTTCAAACTTTGACAAGGCTTTAGGTAATATCCTTTCAATATGATTTTTTAAGTGTTCTCCGTATGTCATTTTCTTATTATATAAATACTTATAGTAAAACAAATATACTATGAGTTACACAAAAGAACAAATTGAAACTGCGGTAAAATCAAAAGGTTATGTATGGTTTGAAGATACTGCTAATAAAGGTTACGATGTTAACATCGTTGGAATCAGAAACACTTCAACTGGACAAAAGGTTACAAATGCTTTTGATGATTATTTAACTATTTCTTACAAAGAGAATGGACAATGGAAATGTCACGTTTGGCCAGCAACAACTGACCCAGGTAAGAAAGGTGTAATGGAATACCACAACAAAGATGGTGTTGCTCGTTTGGTTGAGGGACAATATCGTGGTTCACACATTATCAGATTACACCAAGGTAAGTACGAAGCTTTGGGACAGGACAGACCTGTTAAAGTTTATCGTGACTCTAACCGTGATATGACTTATGATGAGAATAAAATCACTGAAGGTGTTTATGGTATTAACATTCACAAGGCAGGTGCTGATTCAACATATGTTGAGAATTGGTCTGAAGGATGTCAAGTGTTTAAAAAAGCGGCTGACTTTGAAGAGTTCATGAAGATTTGTCGTAAGTCAAAAGACATTCACGGAAATCGTTTTACATATACATTAATTGAAACAAAAGACATAGTATAATGGATATTAATCAAATTAAAACAGGTGACGTTCTACATTGTCGTGGACGTAAGTTAATTAGTAAATTAATTCGTTGGGCAACCAAATCACAAATTAATCACACTGCATTATTCATATGGTTATGGGATGAACTTTATGTTATTGACGCTCAGGATAACGGAGTTAACGTAAAACCATACCAAGCTTGGGTAGATGAATACAAGTATGACTATGTTGTTATGAGAACACCAAAGAGAATTGCTGAGAAGACATTAGCAACTAAAGCAATGAGTAAGGTTGGGTTAACTGCTTATGACTTCGAGGGATTGTTATTTAAACAACCTGTTGAATTATTAACTGGTAAGTGGAACAAGAAAAAAGAGAAACGAGAAGAAGACAAGATGTATTGTTCGGAGTTTGTTGCTTGGGTTTACGGGTTAGACGATTCATATAGAACATCCCCAAAGGATTTTTTAGACTATTGTTTAAAGAACAATTGGGAAGAAATTTACAACACAGGTATTAAATACTGATTATATAACCAATAATTAAGTTTACAATCTAATTTATTGGTTATATAATTAACGCATATGATTAAATATGCAGATGTGATTGTAGACCTACAAGCTGGGGATACAGGTAAAGGAAAGGTATGTAATACCTTAAGTCAAATTCCAAACGAATATACTCACGTAATAAGATATAATGGTGGTGGAAACGCAGGACACACCATATACAAGGATGGTAAGAAGATGGTTACTCACTTCATACCATCAGGTATCGTTAATGGGATTAAATCAATTATTGGCCCAGGTTGTGTGGTTAATCCAATACAACTATTCCAAGAGATACAACAATTAGAAGCAAACGGTATTAAAGTTATGGGTAACTTGTTTATTGATAAACGAGTTCACATCATCACACCCGAACATATCAACGAGGATTCCAAAGACACTGAAATTGGTACCACCAAAACAGGTAATGGGCCAGCATACCGAGACAAATACTACAGAAAAGGACTAAGAGCTGGTGACTCTTTTTTACTCAAAGATTATATAATTGATATCTATAATGAACTTCACGAACTTGATGAATGTTCAATTCTATTTGAAGGGGCGCAAGGGTTCGAATTAGATATTGATTGGGGAGATTATCCTTTTGTTACTTCATCACATTGTACGGTAGGTAGTGCAATTTTAAATGGTGTTCCACCACAGAAGATTAGAAAGGTTTATGGTGTTACCAAAGCGTATAATACATATGTTGGGGCAAAATCATTTGAGACAGATAATCCAATATTTGAGGAGATAAGAAAACAAGGTAATGAGTTTGGTTCTACTACAGGAAGACCAAGACAGATTGGTTGGACTAATTTAGATGATTTAATTAAGTCAGCTAATATTAATGGTGTTACTCACATGATAGTAAATAAAGTTGATGTGATGGAAAGTGTTGGTAAGTATGTTTTAGTTATCAATGGTGAGGAAAAGACATTTAAAAGTAAGGAGTTGTTTAAGACATTTTTTGAAAATATTATTAAGAAAGAATGTCATTTGGTTAGAGAAGTTATCTTCTCAGAAAGAGCAGATACGATATAGTTTATAGTCATACTGATATTTATTGGTATGACAAAACTAAACGAACAACTTGGAAAAATTAGACTTATGATGGGAGTTATCAGAGAGTCTAAAGATGTGTCAGAACCTTACGATGAGAAGCCTGATACTGATTACAATGACGATGTTCATGGTGACGATATGAAAGACCATCCATCTTTCAAACAGAAATTTGATTACATCGATGAGTTGGAACAGATAATGGAGAAATGGACTGATGAATACAAAAGAAGTATTAACTGTAATGCTCCAAGAGGTTTCAGTCAAAGAGCTCATTGTGATGGAAGAGCTAAGAAGAAAAGAAAATAAACATTAAAAAACCCCTCATTTGAGGGGTTCTTTTATTTATTCATTATTGTCGTTTCAGGACGGACACTACCTTTTATTCTTACAACTTTGACAGGTTCGTTTACTGCGTTAGACCAAATAGTTACTGATTTGTTAATTGGGCCTTCTCTTTTAGTATCGTATTTCACTGTCATGGTATAAGTTCCATTTGGTAATATTGGTATTTGAGAACATACAGGTACTGTACAACCACAAGAACCTTTACAAGTTGTTATGTTCAGTGGTTTGGTACCAGTGTTTGTTAATATAAACTCACAAATTGCTGGTGAACCAAACTCAACACTACCGAAGTCATGTACTTCTTTATCCACCACGATGAATGCTCCGTCTCTCTCAGTTTGTTGAGATAAACCAATAACTGAAACGAGGAATAATGAAAGGGTAATTAAAATGGTTTTCATAAACCGTATACTGCTCTGTATTTTGTTCCGAGCAATTCTTTTGCTTTGTTTATTGCTTCGTCTTTGGTTTTAATTCCCTTCTGAATTGTTTTCTTTGAGTGGTAGATAATGAAATCTATTGAACCACCTTTTGGACTTGGTGGAGTTGAATAGATGTCGTAAAAACCTACTTTACATTGGTAAGAACCTTTTGCTGAACCTTTTGCCATTTTGTTTTATTTTTTATTTGTTTGTATAAGTTTAATAGTAAAAATTGATATAATCAATTGGGAAATGGTATTTCTAAATTAGCGATGAACTTATAAATTGGTGAACCTAAAAATATAACACTCTTCAATTCGTTATTAAATTGTGATTGTACCCATTCATTAAACACTTCAATTACCAATGCTTTTGGGACAGAGTGTAAGGTTGAAATTGTTTTAATGAATTCTTTATTACCGTAAGCGTATTTAGTTGAGTTTATCACACAAATAGGTAATTCCAAAGATGAAACTTTTAAAAAATAGTAACTACCATCATTTAATTTTTCAATATTTTGGGATTCAATAAATTTCTTTATCTGTTCTTTTATTAACATCCTATAAAAATCATTGATACAACTGCAACCAAGGCAACAAGTGTAAAGATTACGGATTCTATTTTGTCGCTCTTTTTCATTACTACAAATGTAATGATAAAAACTTATACTGACAAATTATTTTCTCTTATTTGGTGAAAATTCTTTTATAGTTCCCCAAAGTACATTAACTTCTTGAATTTCAGAATCGGTAATAATATCACTAACTTCTTTTCCATAGTAATAATCAAAATTACCATCATTTTGTGAAAGTTCTATAATTGGTGTCACAGAATGTTTTGAATAACTGGTTATCGTATTTCTATATACCGTTTCAACATATTGAACACGATTTTCAGAAACATCATAAGTATATTCTTTAGGTTCAGGTATCGTTAAATCGGCAAATGCTTTATTTGTGGTAATTTTATCAACATTTAATACATAAAGATTAAAAATGAAATCTATATCAATATAATCTAAATTTTTTCTTCCTGTTCCAATAGCAGAATTAATTGCCGACTCAAAAGTTTCTACAATATATGAATGCTCTATATCGTTTAATACAATTTTTTCACCATCAAACGATGTTTTAGCAACATATAGGATTGTGTATAATAACTTTTGACTTAATGATTCTAAATATGATTTCTCCATGTGATTAAATATATAACATAAATATATAAAATAAAAGTATTTATATTATAATGAATTTGAAGGACAAATTCTATAAATTTGAATATGATTTTAACTGATAAAGTATTAAATAAACTTTTCAATTCGGAATATATTAAAAATATATATCCGATGATTGATAATATTGATGTTAATGTTGATTGGGATGGTGACGACGCTTTTCCTTTTTATAGACTTCATGTTACTGTTAAGTTAAATGACCCAACGATTAATGAATATAACATTTATGAAAAAGGATTTGACCCACATTATCTTTATAAATATCATTTGAAATACCTTCTTAACTTTTTAAATGTTAATTTAAACACGGCACTTATTGAACAAGTTTTTATTAAAGTCTTAAATCCTGATGGGGAAGAGATAGTCAAATATTAATTATATGAACCTACAAGAACAAATATCGGGTAATAGAATAATGAACAATACAGGACAATTAAATGAGATACAATTAAAAGTATTCAATAAAGTTTTAAATAAACTGTTATCCCAAAATTTCCCTTGGTGGTTTGAAGGTATTGAAATATTTCGTGCTGGATTTAATCATGGTCAGAAAAACTTGTATATGGATGGAAATATTTATGTTGATGCTGATTGGATAGGTGAGCAGTGGATAAAATATAATGATTATAAACCAGTACCTGAATTTGGGAATTATTACGATGACTATTCTTTTGGTGATTTGATTGGAATAAATGACGGATGGATTGATATTCTCAAAGAAATATTTCTATCAGTATTTAATTCAATACACGGAGGGGATTACCCTAAATACCTATCATTTAGTTGGCTTAATGTTAAACCTGTTGAAACAAAAAAAGAAGAAGATATGAGTGAGAATAATTTCTTAAAAGAACATATAAAAAAAGTATTAAGGGAGGAGACGGGTGAAAGAACCAAACTTGAAAAGGTTATCACTAATGTTATCAACAGGACATTAGCTGAAAAAGAATTACCTGAAAACTTCCATAGTGTTGTTGTTGATGTCTACGGAACAAATTACGGAGATGGTTGTATGATAACTTTATTGATGAAAAGGCCTTATAGTGAAGAAGAATCTGAAATGTTGTTTGATGTTACTAGAGAAGCTAAAAATTTAATTAAATCGTTCTTCAAAGAACATTTCCTTTATGGTATTAGTATTTCAACATCAACTATTGAAAATTACATGAAGATGACAAGTGATTGAATATTAATTATATGAACCTACAAGAACACATAAGAAGAGTATTAAAAGAGGAAACTGAAAAGTTTGATAAGGTGGAGCATTTTATGAAAACTGCTAATACATTATTCAGCAAACTAAAATTTAAGGCAGTTAAACGTGTTGAGTTTGATTATGACGAAAGGATTGAAGGGTTTATTGTTAATGTATTTTATGATAGACAATATGCGATAGATAATCCCAAAGGTTTCAATAAAGTAAAACAAGGATTTATTAAAGAAATTGGTTCAATCATTACAAAGTTTTTCCCATTCAAATTTTATATTTATTTACATGACGACTAATTATATAATATGAACTTACACGAACACATAAAAAAAGTATTAAGAGAAGAGGTTAACAAAAAGTATTTGAAACCGAGTGAAAAATCCGAGAAATTTATTTTGGATAGATTGAATAGTATGGCTTCAGGTGCTGAAATATACCACGTTGAAAGTTATAAAACAAGACATGATTTTGAGTTTTGTAAAAATGGGAAACAAATAATGAATCTCGCATTGTTCTTTGAAGAAACTGACGATAATACCCCAACGTCTGAAAGACAATTTGAATCTTCAACATTATCAGTACAAGAAGATTTTGTTGGTGGACTATTAGGGGCGTTTCCTGTTAGAAGAAATTATCTTTATTATATAATTGAAGAATGGTTTGAAGATACTTTTTTAAGTAAAATCTCAGATATGATAGGTAGAAATGATATATCTGTTGAAGAATTATCATTTAATGATAGGTCATATACGTGTGTCCCACCAATTAAAGAAGTACCTGAAGGAGTTTCTCAAGACGAGATGATTAAGGTTATTATGAACAATACACTATGGCGTAAAAAAGATTTATTGGCGTTAGAAGAAAGAGAACCTGGGTCTATAGAATTTATGTATTTACAAAAACTTCGTAATAATGAGGTTAATAGATTAGATGGTGGTAATCCAATGGGGGAAAGCGAAATAAAAGAAGGTGAATTAACTGAGAAATGTTGGAAAGGATATACTCAAAAAGGAATGAAAACTATGTTTGGTAAGAGATACCCCAACTGTGTTAAAAAGACAAAGTAATGAACCTACAAGAACACATAAGAAGAGTATTAAGGGAAGAACTATATTCTCCATCAGGAGATGAATATACACCTGGTAAATTTGTTGTTCATAAATCAAATCCTATATGGAGAGAGAACATAGAACTTAAAGGTTTACAAACGTATGTGGGTGATTGTTACCAACAACATGTTGGAGGTGATGTGGAATGTAAGCCATCAATATTTGCAACAGATTCATTAGATAAGAAACAAATATTTGATTCAACCTATGATGATGACATATGGATTATTGATACAGAATGTGCGGGTGTTACTTGGTATAAAGATAGACATTTTGAGGGTGGTGACTACAAACACCATATAGTTACATTTGATAACATATCACCTGATTGTTTAAGATTAATACATAAAGGAACAGGGAAAAGTAATTAACATGAACCTACAAGAACACATAAGAAGAGTATTAAGGGAAGATAAAAAGAGTAAATTCATTATGGATATTGTTGATAAACATGGTGTTTATAAGACGGCAGAAATGATGGGTGTGAGTCTGACCTATTTATACAAAATGTCTGATTTAAAAATTGATGAATTTGTTGCTAAAGAACTATTAGCTGAAAATATTGTAAATGGTAATTTACCTGCAAAATATAAAGGATTTGAAATTGAAATAAGTAGTGATGATGTGTTTTATTGGACAAGACAGTTTAAATCGGGACACTATCCACCTAATGTATTAGAAAAAATATGGGTAATGGCAACACCTTTTTTCGCAACTGCTGATTATACACCCGTTGAACTTGATTGGTATGGATTAGAAGATGACTCAAATAAACCTAATGTAGGAATATACGATACAAGTGGTGATGGTGATTATTTTGTGGAACTTACACATAATACACATAATGGTAACTATTTTTTTAATAGTGTTGATAATTTATTTGATTGGTATAATACGTTTTATTTACCAGGAGTGTATGAAATAATCTTGGATAGATTCATACCTCAAGTCCAAGAAGACACAGACGAGAGACTTAGAGATAAAAATACTTAAGATACGGACTTAGGACCGTTGTAGTTTAGGCTACATTAACCCCATTGAATTCGCTACTCAGTGGGGTTTTCATTTAATATCTCTTCCACCCCTTCAAACACGGGTAGTTCGGTTCCACCAGTTCTGAGTACCTTATGATTTAAGACCTCTTCCACCATGCGGAGTGGTTGGGCGATGCAAGAAGATGTTGTGGATACCTTATGATTTAAGACCTCTTCCACCTTGGAATATTGAGTGTTACATACTCTCAGAGTTGTGGATACCTTACTATTTAATACCTCACCCAACTTAGAGCTTGTCGTGTGGCGAAACGCACAGGTTGTGGATACCTTACTATTTAAGACCTCTTCCACCCTTGAAAGAGGATGTAAGAACGTATGCCGCGTTGTGGATATCCTATGATTCAAGACCTCTTCCACCAACAAAATGGAATACCAACCGTATTCCTTTGTTGTGGATACCCTATGATTTAAGACCTCTTCCACCCTTGAAGTTCTTTTGTTACCTGGGTTCACTGTTGTGGATACCCTATGATTTAAGACCTCTTCCACCCAAGAAGCGAGTATTGGTTCAAAATCTTCACGTTCCAAAGAAAAAATGGTGAAGAAACTTGGAAAAAAACTATACCTCCAATACAATGTACCAGTGTTTTCAAATTCAAAATACCAATACTTTTCTTCTCTATTAATTAACCATATTGAATCTTTATATGGGATTATCTCCGCATTACCTAATTCTTTGTATAGTTGTTTGAATACAACCTGTTTTAATCTATCAGTTACTTTCATATTATTTTTGATTTAATACCTCATCTACCGATTCCGCTCTTCTTGAGATGTATTCTTCCGTTTTGGATACCTTACGATTCAATATATCTTCCACCAAAAAGTTTCCTTCACCTACGTCACGGACTGTTTTGGATACCTTAATATCCAATACCTCTTCCATCTCAAGATTACCTCTTGGGTGGAGATACTCCGTTGTAGATACCTTACGATTCAATACCTGTTCCACCAAATAGTTGTTAGATAAGGTCATGTTTTTTGTTGTGGATACCTTACTATTCAATACCTCTTCCATCATATCATTCGAAGTGAAACTGAATTGCTGAGTTGTAGATACCTTACTATTCAATACCTCTTCCACCCCTCGCTTAAAATTTCTGAAACGGCTTGCAGTTGTGGATACCTTACTATTCAATACCTCTTCCACCCCGCCATCCATGACATATTGCGTGCTGTCAGTTGTGGATACCTTACTATTCAATACCTCTTCCACCCAAGATGAAATAATTGGTTCAAAATCTTTGGACTCCAAAGAGAAAAAAGAAAAGAAAGATTTGAAATAATCATATCTCCAATATAAACATCCACTTTCAGTTAGTTGGAAATACCAGTATTTTTCTTCTCTATCAATAAACCAATAACTGTATTGGGTAGGGATAATTTCCACATTACCTAATTCTTTATATAGTTGTTTGAATATGAGTTGTTTTAATCTATCCGTTACTTTCATTTTCTTTTTTGTTGTTTAATGCCTTTTTCACCCAAACACTATTTAATACTTCTTCCACTGACCTTTCGGAAAATAAGGAATTATTTTTAGTTGTAGATACCCTACTATCTAATACTTTTTTTACCTTTCTTTTTTGGGTGGCGTCTACTTCAAAAGTTTCGGATACCTTATGATTTAATATTTCTTCCACCCCGCAGCGTTGAAGACCTTCAAAACCGACTGTTGTGGACACCTTACTATCTAATACCTCTTCCACCTGCTGGTAGTATGCTCCACTCCATGATTCAGTTGTGGACACCTTACTATCTAATACCTCTTCCACCGAAGTTTGTTGTCTTCTAGCGGAAAGAGGGGTTGTGGATACCTTATGATTTAATACCTCTTCCACCTCGTGATGTGCTCGGCCAATGGGAAATTCGGTTGTGGATACCTTATGATTTAAGACCTCTTCCACCTGAAGTAAGCGGTGGGCCAATGTATTACCTGTTGTGGATACCTTATGATTTAATACCTCTTCCACCCAAGAAGATATTATTGGTTCAAACTCACTCTGTTCCAAAGAGAAAATACTGAAAAACGATGGGAAGAATGAGTATCTCCAAAATAAACATCCCTCTTTAGACAACTGAAAATACCAATAACAATTTTCCCTATCAATGAACCATACAGAGTCTTTATATGGGATTATCTCCACATTACCTAACTCTTTGTATAGGTGTTTGAATATGAGTTGTTTTAGCTTATCTGTAACCATAAGCACAAAGATACTAAAAAACTTTGAAAATACAAATTAATAATCAGTTGGTATTTTTAACGACCATTGACTGTATAATTTATGATTGGTCATATTACCCCCCAAGTTCAGTTTTTTCTTGACCCATTGTCCGATAACTGATTCAGCTTTATACGACTCTATAGAAAAGAATGAAGATACTTTTTGAATTAATTCAAAATAGATAAAACACAACTCATCATTACGATGTCTACCACCATATTTAATCTGAGCAAACCAATCGTCTGAATTTACAAAGTATGTACTGGCACCTTTTTTAAGGATATCAAAATTCTGGCTATCAAGAAACTTGAGTATTGCTTTATCTAATTGTGATTCTGTGATTAAATATTTCATGATAATGTTATACTTCTAACTGATTTAACTTCGTAGTCAGGAAAGAACTCATTAAATACATCTGACATAATGAATTTGCCGTGAACTAACCAAATAGGATGAGGAAAGGCTGTACCATATACATCGTCAAAGTTCCTATTATAGTATAAATCACCACTTGGTTTATTATAAACCATTACGGCGTTTTGGTCACTATCAAATAGGTTAAGTCTTATATCATTTTCAGAATACGAGTCAACCAAATTTTCAAAATAACGAATCATTTTAGGTTTTAGTCTTTCGTATTGTTCCGTATATTCAAAATCTCTCCAAGTTCTTTCAAGTTCGGATATTAATTTATGTTGTGACTCGGTAATAATATACTTCATGTAATAATAAATATAATTATATTTATAATATTATGAACCTACAAGAGAATATAAAAAAAGTATTAAGGGAAGAAACAGATTTTTCACCAAAGTTCAAAAGAAGATTGAATAGATTTAAATCGTTTGTATGGGATAACAATGTAACTAATTATCCCTGTGATTTTGAAAACTTTGAAGCGTTCATGCGTGGTATACAACATGAAATTATGGACATGATTACAGATGGTTCTGATACCGATGGCCCGTTGTCTGATTGGTTAAAATATAAAGATGCTGTTACGTATGTAGAAAACTACATGAGGGATGACTTAGAAAAGTTTTATAATAAGCAATGTGTTGATGTCTTATACGTATAAATTAAGAAATTGTTCCACTGATATTCCAAGACCTGAGATACCAAAAAGTTCCATAAATTCAGACTCATCATATCTATCACATCCGTTATTGATAATCCAAGGAATATCTGTAACATAATTCATCTGATAAAGTATATTATAACTATTATCTAATTTTATAAGATACAACGGACCATAGTAATCCATACTAAGTCTTCTTCGTAAACCATCATCGGTAATACAGTTATCAAAAGACATCATTACATCAATTAAATCTGGGTCAATCTCCACACGACCCGTAAGGTCAATATTAAACTTGTTTTTAATGAATGTTTTTAATTTAGATTCAGTAATTAAGTATTTCATTATATATAAATATAAGTTAACAATTTCCTGTATTATAAACCTCAATATTATGACCTCTAATTAGACCGCCACCCAACTGATATAAAGCCTTAGAAATAACATCTCTATACATACTTCTTGTACCTTCCTCATAGATATACCTTCCCACATTTGCAGGGGCTGGCTTAGGTATGTAGACAACCAAATTCATAGAGTCACGAGTGGGGATGATATTATAACTACAATACATCAAGACGGTTGAGATATCATTTTCAATTATAGTTTTTGTTAGAAAGATAATATCTTCTCTTGTTCCTTTAAGACCAATCTCATCAATAATATCTTCAGGTTCCTTATCAGTCATTTTACACAGAGTACGCATACCAAATTTCTCTAATAAGGGTTTAAGAGTTTTGTTATATTGATTCTCAGTGATTAAGTATTTCATTATATGTAAATATTAGTTATAGTGAACCCTCAAAACTTCGGACTTGCTAAAGACAACCCATTGCGCGTAACTGACTTCCATTTGTAAGGTATCCGCAACCCAATTACCGATAATGTTTTTAGAGGTGACTTCATTTAAAGAAAATAATACAGAGATGTCCTCAATTAAATTCAACGTTATCTGACCAACACCATTTTTTTTATTATATCTAATTTGGGCATGTTCATCCTCTTCTGAATTAACAAAGAATATATTACTACTTGTTTCAATCTGAATAAAGTTCTGACTATCCAAATATCTAAAGATTACTCTGTCTAATTGTGATTCGGTGATAAGGTATTTCATATATTAATAATCAAAAAACATAACATCAACATCAAATGCTTTACTAAACCAATCAGAAATGAATTTACCTGATTGCTCTTTATCAAGTGGATACATGGATGAAAACTTATCTAAAAAAGATTCATCAATAAATAATCTACCATCGCTGTGGTCAAACTCCATTAAAATAAAAAAATCAGGGCCTCTTTCAGGGCTATATATATTAATGAAATCACTATCAGATGTTCTATCATAATCTAATAATTTATTTAACTCAGATATCATTAAATTATTTATTACCGATTTGACTTTATCTAATTGTGATTCGGTGATGAGGTATTTCATATAAAATATAAATATAATCATATTTATAATAATATGAACTTAGAAGGGACAATTAAAAGGATACTCAAAGAAGAATTCAAAAAGGATAAGATAATTGACGGATATATTACGTCATTAATTAAACCTGTTGGTCGATTTAAAGAGGGGTATAATCATGACGCTGGTAGATTTGACATCACTGACAATAATGATAATTTACGTGCTACCATATTCTATAACAAAAGAAGAGACGCAATGGAAGTTATGATTGATGAGGATATATGGAATCTTTTGTCTTCAGTGTTCTCAAGGGAAACTTGGGATGAGATAAATGATAGTTTGGTTAAATGGTTCCAAGAAAATTACGATGAGTTAGAAGATATCTACGAAGTTAATACGTTTGATAATGCTGAATATGCTTACTAATATGAACTTAAAAGAATCTATAAAAAGAATACTGAGGGAAGAACTATCGGCGAGAATTAAAAGAAGACTTTCTAATGATGAAATGGAAAATGAGTTTCTTGAATCTTTTGAAGATGCTTATCGTATTACAAAGAACAGAAAGGTTTTAAGTTCACATTTTTTAGATGAGTTAGTCTACACAACAATAACCGTTATGATGGATGGGGTACATTGGAGATTTGTTAGTACATTACCTGAAGATGAATTTTGGTATGATGATATACACCAAGGGTTAGAAAATCATTATAGAAAAAGAATTACACGGATGTATAATGAAAGAAAAGGTTTCTAAAGATTAATTAGAGTTTAAGAATTTAAGTAATGCTCTAATATATTCGGAACGTTTATCATAGAATTCAGTATCATTATCATATTGAAAAAACTCTTCACCTCTATGTCTATCAATGAACTTTTCAATTAATTCATAAGCGTAGTCATCTCTGTCTGCAGAATCTTCAAAATCTTCTTCATCCATAATGTAGTTATAATCATCCCTAAGTGCTTCCAATTCATCCATTGTAAACCTCCTAAGTAAAAATGCTTCTAACTGTGATTCTGTAATTAAGTATTTCATATATTAAAACATCCAGCCTGTACTTTTAACTTCCATATCTAAAGTGTTCTCAACCCATTTACCAATAAGTTCCTCTGAGTAGTTACTATCTAAACTAAATAGACTTGTAATCTCACTTATTAAATCATAATAAATGATACACTTATGATTATATATATCATAAACAACATAGGCATAATCATCATGACCTTTTCTAACAAAATAAATGTGAGTAGTTTTATCAAGTATCTTTAGGTCCAAACCATTCAGATACTTCATAACAACTTTTTCTAATTTTGATTCTGTAATAATATATTTCATAATATTAATCTTACATCTATTGTTATGCCGTGAACCTCATATGGTGCAAAACCTGTATATGGGTTAAGTCCGCTTGTTTTAATACTCAAAAAATCTTTTATCGACCTTCTAATCTCACGTTCTAAATTTAATTCCTTTAGTTTATTAAGATTATAATGGTAAGGGTTGGTTATATATGAATCATCAATATGAGAAACGTAAACATCAATTAACATCTCATCATCAAACTCACTCTTTCTAACTTTAATCTCGTCAGGAGAGTATAATGTATTAATTAGTTTTACAATTGCTTTAACCTTATGCTCAATCTTCATATTATAATAAATACAAAGATAAGTATAAACTCGTATAGGATTATAATGGGGAGTGGGGGAAATAATTACTATTTAATTATAATTCCTTCAACTCTTCTATCCAAAGTATTCTCAACCCATCTAGCAATAACATATTTAGCATTATCAAATTCTATAGAGAAGAAATCTTTAATCTCATCAATTAACTCAAAACTTATTCCACAGTCACCACTTCTAAAGTATTCGATTAATGTGTCGATATATTCATCATCTTCCGAATTAACAAAGTATATTGCGTTTCCTCTTTTAATCTGAATAAAGTTCTTAATATCCAAATATCTAAAGATTACTTTATCTAATTGTGATTCTGTTATGAGGTATTTCATTGTATATAAATATCATAAAGATAATAACTATTATTGATTTAATACCTGTTCCATCACATAATTCATAACAGACATTTCTACATCCGTTGTACATTCCTTATGATTTAATACTTCTTCCACCCCTCTTGTGAAGGGTCCAGAATATGCTTCCAATGTTGATACCTTATGATTTAATACTTCTTCCACCAATGAATGTTCGGGGTATTTGAGAATGGTGGTTGTAGACACTTTAACATTATGACTTAATACATCTTCCACCCGTGTTCGGATATGAGCATTGTGAGTATTAGTTGTGGATACCTTACTATTTAATACCTCTTCCACCTTCCAAGGAACACGAACTTTAACATCGCACGTTGTGGATACCTTATGATTTAATACATCTTCCACCATCATGCTTTCAACACCGCTACCTGTCACGGTTGTGGATACCTTATGATTTAAGACCTCTTCCACCTCTCTCCCATTATTATACCTGCTATCATCCGTTGTGGATACCTTATGATTTAAGACCTCTTCCACCTTGTCCGTTGTAATTGGAAGTGGAATGAAGGTTGTGGATACCTTATGATTTAAGACCTCTTCCACCCAAGAAGATAGAACAGGACAAAAATCATCCGAGCTCATTGAGAATATTTGAAAAAACGAATTGAAAAAATCGTATCTCCACCATAAAGTACCTGACTCATCAAGTTCAAAGTACCAATATTTATTATCCCTATTAATGAACCATGTAGACCCATTATAAGGAATAATCTCACAATCACCCAACTCTTTATATAGGTGTTTAAAAATAAGTTGTTTTAATCTATCTGTAATAACCATAGAGCAAATATAGTAAGAAATTATGAACTAAACAAACTCATTCCCCCATTCCACTATCGTGTCGTTCCATTCCCCTTCGGGTCATTACACTAATGGGTTCATTCATTTGTTTACTTCTTAATTTTCAAAAAAAGTTTGGTTGTTAATGAAAAATTACTATATTAGTATAAAATATCGGTTATGGAACAAAAAGTAATAAATGAGTTTGTGATGGATTCAATCGATGAATTAAAATCGGTTGACAGAAAGTACAAAAAATTTAGTGAACTTATGTCTAAACATAATCCGTATGAACTCTCGGTATTTTGTGATACCCCTAAAAAGATTGTTGATTTTGTAATGATTAGTCATAAACAAACATCAAGACAAACCATTATGGGTAATTTATTAGAATCAATTGCGATTAAAATTAGTTCAGTAATACTAGGAGGGTACAAATCTAAGGAAGAGTGTACCGATTTAGAGTGGGTTAATGATGATTTATTTCACTATAGAGGATGGAAGTCAAGTCCTAAATGGTGTAACGCTGACCAAAAAAAGAGAGTTAATATTAAGGTGGGGGAACTAAAAGAAAATAATGATTTCGGTAGTTTTAAAGTTCTGACTTCTTACGGTAAGACCACCAAAAAAAATACGGAAAAAAACTTTACACAGTTATCGGGGCAAGACTCGTGGTATGAAATCAGTAACGACCCTGAGATGTATAATAAAGTTATGATTGCCATTGTTAAACACTCCAAATATCTTAATCAGGTGATAGAGGATATTTACTCATCGAATGTTAAAGAATCGGTAGAATGGGTGGATAGAAACTTTACAAATAAGGATAAAACAATTAATTTTATTAAAATAAATGAGTATGTCAGCGGAAGGAATAAAGTTACAGTCAGCTAATGGTAATACTATTGAGTTATTTCATGGGGATTCGTTAGATATATTAAAATTAATTGATGATAATTCAGTTGATTTAATTGTTACGTCTCCACCATATTCTGACCAAAGAAAATCAACATACGGTGGAATACATCCTGACAAATATGTGGAATGGTTTTTACCAATAAGTAAAGAATTACTTAGGGTATTAAAACCAACAGGTTCCTTTGTTCTTAATATTAAGGAAAAGGTATATAACGGTGAGAGACACACATATGTTTTGGAACTTATTATTGCAATGAGGAACCAAGGTTGGTTGTGGACTGAAGAATATATGTGGCATAAGAAGAATTCATTTCCTGGCAAATGGCCAAACAGATTACGAGATGCGTGGGAGAGATTATTACATTTCAATAAGGAGAAAAAGTTTGATATGTATCAAGATAATGTTAAAGTTCCCATAGGTGATTGGTCTACAAAAAGATTGGCCAACCTAAGTGATACAGATAAGAAAAGAGATGTCTCCAAAGTAGGAAGTGGTTTCGGTAAGAAAATAGAAAATTGGGTAGGTAAAGAAATGGTATTACCTGATAACGTATTATATATGGCAACAGAGTCGTCTAATAAAGGACACTCAGCGGCATACCCTGAATCATTACCTGAATGGTTTATTAAACTCTTTACTAAAGAAGGTGATGTTGTGTTAGACCCATTTTTAGGTAGTGGCACAACATGTAAAGTTGCAACTGACTTAAATAGAAATTCCATAGGTATCGAATTAAATGATGAGTATTTTAATTTAACATTAAATAAGTTAAATGAATATGTGAGTAATGAAACAATAAATTAACTCACTCCGATTCTTCACTGTCGTGACCATTCCACTCCACTTCGTTTTGTTCCATTAGAATCTTCATTCCTTAATTCATTATTTCATCCCCCCACAACATATGATTGTATGTGTGAATCCCCCTAATAAAAGACACACACTATGAAGGGACATTATAATTCCCATATGTGAATAATCATTCTATATACTAAAAGGTATTATACCTACAGGTATAAATGAATGTGTATGTGATAGATGATGTTATTAATTCCCCACATATAAATGGTGGATTACTAAGGGGACAATTATGGTAAACCTGTAGGTTTATATATTATGTCCCACAATTTACCACCACTATAATTGTCCATAACATGTGTCTATATGGTAAGGGGAAATCTTAAAAACCCCGTTGAAGACACTATAAAATACACTTCCGTTGAAGGATTCTAAACAACTAAAGTCTGTCCACGCTCATTTATTCTTACATCCTATTTTTATCTGGAAAATGTATATAGTTAAAAAAACCCTTCTAACACTATCAGGAAGACCACTTTTTTCACTTTTCATATAACCAAAAACCCCTCTCACATATACGTCAGTGGTAAAAAGTGGGAACATTTACCTATGGACAATATACATAATATACACTATATTTATAGGTGTGAATATGTCTAAAAGTGGTCAAGGGGATTATCCCCCATCTGACGTTCCCCTGACATTTTGACAAAATCAAGAAAAAATGAATAATAATTTATCAACAATTCCCCCTGACGATATGTCTAACCCCATTTCAATAACTGACATACTGAAAAATTTAAGGGTTATAACTGACCCTTTACGGGATGTTGTTGCTGTGACCCTATATTATAATGGGGAAAAGGTGGGTAAGATGGAGTATAGGAAGAGTTCACTTCCATACCAAGGGGATTTAAAGATATTAACATTGTATTCACTTACCCCTGAGTTCATGGAGTTATTCAAGGGTCAGGAAAATCCTATACGTATTTTGGACAACCATGTTAAGGGGTTTGTTTAAATTGTTTCCATACAATACTTTTGTACTTTGTTTCATTCCCCCGAGCTTCCACTTCAAAGGGACATTCCCAATATCCGTTTTTCTTCATGGATGATGCGTAGTTACGTTTGATACCTCTTTGTATGTGGTGGGTGTATTCATGGATGATTGTTTTAACAAACATTTCCATTGTCTCACATGCTGAGGGGTTAATCACCAATGCTTCAAAATCGTATTGACCATAGGAACCTGTTAACCCGTTTCTGATTTTCAGTTTGGGGAATGGTTTGTTTCCATGACCGAGTGTCTGACGTGTGATGGCTATAAGTTTCAACCCCATTCTTCTGAGCTGAGGGGTTGTGTATATATCTAATCTATCTTTGAGTTTCATATTAGTCGATGTATTTGAATGTTACGTTACCCATGTATTCGTTGTTGTTGCGTGTTGGTCCTGGGATACAAGCTGCTTTGAAGAACGTGGGGATGATTGTGTTCTTAATCAACTTATTAAAACACCAATCAGCGTGTGACTTTCTTCTTTTGAAGAACGACATTCTTGTTTGTGACCAAGAGTACTCAGATGGTATTCTATCTTCACTGAATGAGAAACCCTTCTTCTTTGCCGTCACTTCAATGTTCAACACACGAGAGTACTTTTGGTCTACCCAATTCCATCTGTCTGACTCACCAACTGATACAATACGAATGGTCACATCACCGAAGCCATTCCAATTATCTTGAAAGGTTAAAGAGTTGGTCTTTTGTAAGTACTTCTTAACTAACTTGGTTGATAATTTGTCTTGGGTGATTTTCATATGGTGGTCGTTTATTGTTCTACAAATATACAACAATTTTCTTCCCCCACAAAAAAATCTTCCTTTTTTTTAAAGGCAGGGTGGAGTACACACTCCAAGCATTAATCGTGCCAGCCCTTTATCCCCTTATCGTTATAAGGTACATTTACGGGGCTAAGTTACAACGAAAATAATTAATAAAAAATTAGGATATTAACTTTCTTCGCCGTATCTTTGTGTTGACGCTCTTCTTATAAAAAAAATATATAAGGCACCAAGCTAAGTTACGGCGAATTTTTTAAATAAACAAATATATTATCACATAATAAATTCCTACCTTTGTAGTAATGAGACAGAAGATATATACCATTAAAGATTTTGACTTCAAACCCCATGCTGTCATAGAAGGTGCAGTACAAGGATTACTTACACTCCCCAACAATATCACAGTATCTATTGTGGGTGGTGGTCTTCAATCTATTGTCGGTGGGATGAATAGATTACGTGGTGATGGAGTGGATACCTTTGAAGTAGCAGCTTGGTGGGGTGACCAAGGTGATTGGATTAAACTATCTGACTACGATGATGTGTTATCATATGTTGATAAAGATAGACTACCAATCATACTACTTGATTTATCTAAGAAATAATTTGTATATAAGAAACCTTTGAACTATATTTGTAGTCTATACATTATGAAGAAATACATACTACCCCTAATCATGTTAGTCGTTATACTAACATCTTGTTCTACCCCACAACATGGGTACAACTACAAGAAACATTCTAACACACAACAGAAGATGTACAAACAAACTAAACGTGTGAACAAAGGGAAGAACCAACTACAACACCAATGTACTCCTAAGAAACACAGAAGATAATATGAAACGATTTACCATCACACCCAATCAAGCAATCATCCTATACTGCCTACTAATGGTTACCATAGTAGCAGTGGTAAAAGGATGTGACCTAATGTAAAGGGGAGGGGATACTTATTAAAAGTTATCAACACCCCCTACTACCCCCTCCTATACCCCTACCTATGGGGTACCCCCTCCCGTATCCCCCCTTATATAGGGGGTTTTTTGGGTCAGAAGGGGGGATAATCCCCTCGAAAAAATCCTGGAAAAATTTTTTAGAAAAGCGACCCTTTGTTTTAAAATGTTCCCTATATGTAAAAAATAAATTTTGGGAAATTTTTTGGAAAATTGGTATTTATATATAAAATATATACTATGAAAAAGATTAGATTAACAGAAAAAGAATTAACCAATATAATTAAAAGGGTTATTAATGAAGAAAGAGATGAAGATTCATTTCATGATGATACTGAGTCAGTACATGTCCAAATTATGGATATTTTACAACCTGTTTATAAAACATACGGAACGGAAGGTGTCGTAAGAGTTTTAACTGATATTATTGATACTATAGGTGATATTGGGGACGAAGCATTTATGGGTACTGAAGATTATTAACCTCTCCAATGATAGTATTGTTGGACTGACCCTTCCTTTAACGGAGGGGTTTTTTATTTCATTTTTTTTCTTATTATTGATATATGGAAATGGAAGAAGAAAAATTATCAGTTACTGTGGATGTAACATTAAGGGACAATAAATTTTTTTATGACATAATGGCCAAGAAGGGTATGAATATTAATGATATTATATCTGTATTGTGTGGGGCTATTTCATTATCTATTCGTAGTAGGGAAACCCCTGAGTTACAGGGTCAGACTCTTAGGGATATCATTGGTCATTTGGAATCTGAGTTTATTAATGTGGATTCATTTTCTGATGTTAAATAATTTTTTGGTAAATTAGTATTATTGTTTTATCTTTGTAAAAAAAATATATATGGAACCTGAAGAAGAAAATATTGGTATGATGAATATTTTAGGAGATAATTTTTTGTTAACAAGAGATTACGGTGAATATCGTGTAACTAATGGAGGAATAACTGTTAACCCGTATGTTGATAATGATTATGGTATCCCTTCAACGTGCAACAGAATGTATAATAAGGATGGTGAATTTGTTTTTCCTGAGATGTTATTCAAGGTTCTTAAGAAGAGTTTACCTGGTATTCATTCAATTACTGTTAATAAGATTGAAACTAAATATTCATATGCTTTTGTTGATAGTTTAGAATCCACCCCAACGTATTTGGTATATGTTGATGTTAGATACAATTGGGATACAAGTGATGTATTATCTCCTGAGAAGTTGGGTGATAAAATCAACATGTCATTTCCTATGATATATACTGACGTTAAGTTTGTTAAGTTTCATGTAAACACCGTTAAGGTTGAGAGACGTGATTACGAGAAAGAGTTTATGAATATCTTTGGGAAAAAATAATTTTTTTCTTATATTTGTATTATGAAACTTACAAATAAACAATTGGTTAAGGTTGAGGAGACATTGAAGGATTTTCTTTGTCTTGTTCCGAGGTATTTGGAAGTTAAGGATAATGATGTATTATATGATATGTTTTTATCTAGGAACCGCAACCCTTTGTTTGATTTAACTAACACTAAGTTTTGGCATACGGGTTTATCATCTAATGGAGTTAAGGGTGGTGGTAAGATTGTTCATGACCACTATGTTCCGAGAAAGATTGCCATGGGATATATCATGGATGAGTTAAGTAAGAATCCTACTATTGGTGTTGATGATTTTGTTTTATTATGTAAGAAATATGCGTCCACCATTTCTTTGACTGACAAGGAACATTCATTGGTTACTCTTAGAGCTAAGAACACGGGTAAGTGTAACTACGAGTTTTATTCTGAGTGTGGGATTATCATTGAGGGATTGGATGAACTTGTTGGTAAATTATAAAAATATTTTTTTTCCGTTGTTCCAATCCCCCCTACCCCCCTTTTTTATTTTGTATCTTTAGTTTATATTTATTTAAAAATCAAGTATATGGATATTAGAAAATTTATTGATAAAGTTAAGAACTTTGATTCGTCAAAAAAGACTTACGAGCAGATTGGTGCGAGTAGTTTAATGGAAGGATTAAAATTAAATGGGTTTTCTATTAATATAGACAACGACCCTGATGCTCAAACATTTTATATACAACCAAATGTTGAATCTGAACTTACTGAAGAAATTGATTTTGAGTTTGAAGATAAAGGTGGGGTAATTGTTTTTTCTGTTAATGTTAATGCTGTTGAATTATCTAAAAACAAGTTGGTTCGTTTTATTAAAAACAAACTTGAAACCGCAACAAATATTTTGTTTAAATCAAGTAAAATAAATAAGGTGATTAAAAACAACCCTGAAATATTTGGTGTGACCATTGGAAATTTTGTTAAGGGTCGATATAAAGCCAAAGATGGTTCGTTGTATGATGAGAGTTCATTATCTGTTGAAATCGTTGGAATTACTTCTGACGTATTAAATAAGGTTGCTGAAGAACTTGCTCAAGAATTTAAACAAGAGACTGTCTTGGTTAAGAATTACGATGAAAATAAAATCTATTTGGTTAAACCTTAATTTCCCCTTTTTTATTTCTGTTATATTTATTACATATGAAAAAGATAATTAGACTTACAGAATCAGATTTGACTCGTATAATTAAACGAGTTATTGCGGAGCAAACATATCCGAAACAGAAGATGGATGCTCTTAAAGAAAGAATAAAAAGATATTACAACTCTGAAGATGTTAGTCGATTGTCAATACATGGTAACGAAATGTTAAATACATATAATTTAGAACCAAATATGTTCTGGACCGCCTTTGATGAATATTTTGAATCGACAAGAAATAATCCCCCGACAAAGGTTTTTATTAATAACGTTGAAGTTAAACGTACAGACAAGAAAAAATAATTTTTTTTCCGTTGTCCCAATTCCCCCCTACCCCCTTTTTTGTTTTGGGGTGTATTTATTATAAAATATTAATATGAAAAAAGTTATAACATTAACTGAATCAGATTTGGTTAAAATAGTTAAAAGAGTTGTTAAGGAAAATAGACATGAAGAAAAGGATATTTTCATATCTGCTGGATTTAAGGGTGTTAGAAATAAAGTTGGTGAAACATCTTCACCACAGAGTATTATTGAGTTATACAATGAGTATGTTGAAGGAGGTACCCCGTTGGTGAAATATCTTGGACGTGATATTTTTTTGAATGTTAATGATGAGGAGGTTGATAAGTATACAGTTCTTGACGATTTGAATTATGTTCTTCTTGGTAAAGAAGATGAGGAAGATGATGATAATCGTCAAAGCTTTAAGGAAACCGGCAGACATCTTGGATGGTTTAATCCCAAACGTTGGTGATGTAAAACAATATTAAATTATACAACCCCTCCGATGTGAGGGGTTTTTTATTTTTAAGGTATTTATTGTAATATGAAATATATTATCACCGAGTCTCAGAATTTACAAATGAGGAAAGTTAATTTCTTAAAGGATTATGTTGAGAACTTATTATCTGAATACGAATGGTTTAATGGTGATGTTGAGATAAAAACAAAAAATTGGAAATTTAGAAATGAGACATATCCTGTATATCAAATTATACTAAATACAGGTGGTCGTAGTTATCATGCTTATGACGAGGGTTCAGATATTGAAGAAAAGATTGGAACCATGTTTACATTATTATTTCCTAAAGACAAAAACGGAGATTCTACTGCGGTGTGGGATGTTATTTTTGTATAAAATTTTTTCCCGTTGTTCCAATCCCCCTACCCCCTTTTTAATTTTGTGGTATTTATAATAAAATATTATTATGAAAAAAGTTATAAGATTAACCGAGTCTGATTTGGTTAAAATAGTTAAGAAAGTCATCAAAGAAAATGATAGTTGGGAAGATAAGATAAAAGACACATTTTATAGTGGATTTAATTCTAAACCATCAGATAAAGATATTGAAACACAACCGGTGTTTAACGCTATGGAACCGTATCTTAAAGCGGGTTGTATTACATATAAGTATTTAGCAGATTATTTGGTATTTGATGTTGGGGCTCCATTAGATTTTGAAGATTGTGGATTTTCAAGAAGTGAGGCAAACAAAGCTAAAGATAAATTAAGAAAACATGGTTTTAATAGTTGGGGTGTAGGTCAATATGCGAAAAAAGTTAGAACAAGCGAATTTTAATTAATATGAAAAAAATTGTAAGATTAACTGAATCTGATTTAACAAGATTGATTAAAAGGGTTGTTAAATTATCAGAAGCTGAAAAAAAACGTCCAGCCAAACGTATTGTCCCCAAAAATAACCCAACACCTAATGATGACGTTGATTCTAATAATAAAACCATATCTAATAATTTTTATGACGAAATCCGTAATTATTTAAGACAATATATTGATACTGATTGTGTTAAATTTGGTATTACTAGTAGATACGTTATAGTTGATGTGGGGGCACCTTTAGATTTTGCCGATGCTGGTTTTGAAAGAGAAGATGCGGTTAGAGTTAAAAACAAATTAAGAAGTAAAGGTTTTCGTAGTGTAGGTGTTGGTCAATTTATAAAAGAAATATAATTTTTTTTATTTCTCACATTTCCAATACCCCATTTTTCGTTATATTTGGTTTATGGGTCATAGATTGGATGAATTAAAAGTTTGTTATGTATGTAAGGAAAGCAAACCTAGGTCAGAATATTATTTTGCTAAAAATAAAGTGTCTTCTAAATGTAAAGAATGTGCTAAAAAATCTAGGGTTGAGATTAGAAAGAACCGAAAGTCACTTGAAATACATTATAAAATTTTATTGTCATTAAAATCTCGACTAAAAAATGAATTTAAAAGACGTGGTTATTCTAAACCTGAAGGAAAAACTTACGAAGATATTATTGGATGTGATGCCATTATGTTAAAAGAACATTTGGAGAAACAATTTGTTGATGGTATGTCGTGGGATAATTATGGTGATTGGGAAGTTGACCATATATTTCCTTTAAGTAAATCTGAAAATCAAGAGAGTTATGAAAAAAACTCTCATTATACTAATATCCGACCTCTTTTTACTATTGCTAACAGGTGTAAAAGTGATAAATTGGATTACGATAAAGCGCCACTGTTTAAATATAAACAAAGTATTGGTTCAATACTTTCATATTCTTTATCAGGATTCCCTGAATATAGAAGTAAATTTTCTCCTGAAGAAATTCTTGGAATTGATTATAGTAGCGGATTAAAGTATTTTGAAAGTTTATTCAAGGAGGGTATGTCATGGGACAATCGTAGTGAATGGTGTTTTGACCATATTGTTCCCATTAGTTGTGGAAATACATTTGAAGAAAAAATATATTTAAATCATCACACTAATCTGCAACCTTTGTGGAAAGATGAAAATGCTAGTAAATCAAATAAAATTAACGAATCAAATATTGATAGATATAATAAATTTTTAAAAGAAATGAGAGGAGTATAAAAAATATGGAACGTATTTGTAATTGTTGTAATATTAGTAAGCCCGTTTCCGATTTTAGAGATAACCGAAAGAAGTGTAAACTATGTGATAACAAACGTAGGTATATTCAAAAGATGGAACGTAGAAAGAATGACCCTGAATATCATAAGGAGTTGAATGCGTATGATGTTAAGAGAAAACGTAGACGAGAAAAAGAAAATCCTATTCATGGTACAACTCAGAGTTTAAGGTCTTTAGTTAGAAGTATTAACAGTAAAAGAGGTTATAAAAAAAATAGTTTTTTGTCCGAATATCTTGGTATTTCCGTTGAATTGTTTATACCTTATATTGAATCAAGATTTTTAGAAGGTATGACTTGGGGTAATCGTGGTGAATGGGAATATGACCATATTATTCCAGTATCTTTGTATAAATCTGAAGAATGGGTTAAAAAATCATGTTATTATAAAAACTTGAGACCTTTATGGAAAGATGATAATCGAACAAAGGGAAATAATATATTTCCTTTACGGGTATCCAACTTCCACCGTTTTTTACTTTGAGGTATTTATTGTAATATGAAATATATTATCACCGAGAGTAAGTTAAATGAGGTTATTAAGAAGTACATGGACGCCACCTATGGTGATGTTGAAATGGCTGTTGATGAGGATGGGTATATTCATTTCTTTAGTAGGAAAGATATTGATAGTGATGGTCACCCTGTAAGAATTGCCCACAGAAATCTTAATGGAACATTATGGATTGATTATTCTTTTTTTGAAAAGATGCGTGTTTTATTTGGAAATTCGGTAGGTGAAGGTATTGAGAAATATTATACGGATAAGTTTGGAATAGAGATTAAGAGAATTAACATGCAGTTTTAGTGTTTTATCAAAAACTTTTTGTATATTTGTTCTATGGATTTATCTAATTACACAATAGAACAACTTGTTGAATTAAAAGACAAGATTAATAGTCAAATTTATTCTTTTGAAGATGGATATTTTTATATCTGTAAAATTAATTCCTATGGAAGAAGTTGGGAAGAAAAAGGTATAACAAACCCATATACTCTTCAAGAGTTATGTAATCAGTATGATGGTGATGAGGGTATTCTTAATGTTTATACAAACAACCCTGATTTGAATATTTATAACTACGGTGACGTTAAATTCTTTCCTACACGTGAGGACTACGAGAAGTGGTACAAATATTCATATGTAAAACGACAAATCCCTAATATAGAAAAAGAATTGGAGGAATGGGAAAACCGAGATAACGTTCCATTTAGTCGTCGTCCATTATTTGCTCCCATCTATTCTGTTGAAACTATTGAGGAGTATAAGAAAGAAATGTCCGAACTTGAGGGGACATTTGTGGAACCTGTTAATCTTGGTAGATATCTTGACGAGGAATAGGAGTAATTTTTAAACCCCCATTCATCTGAGTGGGGTTTTTTGTTTTATAATGTATTTATCTTATATGTCTGATAATTTTTCACAAAAAGTAATTGGTTTAATTGATAAAGGGGTTTCTGTTATGGAAATCTCCAAGTTTTTTGGTGGGTTAGAACAATTCATTCAAAAAGTTTCCCAATATCCATATCTAAAAGCATTGGTTGATTCAAAGTTAGGGGGTAGTATTGAGTTCTATCTTGACGATTTGTCTAAAAGGTACCGACTTCCTGTTCAAATTACAGATGTTGAAGAGGCGGACGACTACTTTGGAGAAATGTATGACGTTTATGTTGATGTGATAATACCAGAAGTCACCGATGAAAATGATATATCAATATTGTACAATTATTTAAAAATGTATGAAGATGATACTGCGGATGAATGGGCATTATTGAGTGATAAAAAACTTAATTCAGGTATGACGATGGTGCATATATTATCAATCAATGGTATTAATTGGAGAGATATGAACCAATTGATTAATACAACAGAAGAAGACGTTGATAGAATAATTCCTGACGAATACGAAATATAATACATGAGTAATTTACGTCCCAAATACAAGGCGTTTTCTAAAGTAATGTCCGTTTATTTTAAATCGAAAGAGATTCACGGATTAATAATTTATCATGATGATGAATATACTGGAGTTTATTTGGATAATGAACTAGTTAAGGTTCCAATCTTAAAGATAAAAAATCCAAATAACATTCCGTTTTCATACAATGCACTCAGCTCTTTACTTGATGATGAATTAGATACTGTTGGAAATTTTGCCAATGTATCAATTAAATCATATCAACGTCCATCACTTATAGTATTAAATGATTTCAATAAAGGAGAGTTTTATATTCCTAAAGAAAATGAAAAAAAATTAAGGAAATGTTTAAATACAGATACCGTTGAGATAAAATACAGAGATAATAACAGCATAATATATACAATATATGGAAAATATATTATTGATGATAACTTTGAAATGTATTGGGAAAGTAGTGAATCTTTTAGAATAGACATCACTTTTAAAATTGAAAAAATATTTGTTGATGACCTTGTTAGAAAGGTTCATCATTTTATGGAAAATTATGATGATATGGTTCATTTGGTTTATGACATAAAGTATGATAATGATGAATTGTTTGAAAACCCTGTATGGGATTGTATTATAGAAAATTTGAGTCAATATAAAACAATGATAGACAGAAACTGGCAATATGTTGATGTGAATATTATTGTATCTTAATATATTTATAAATAAAAAACTATGAAACATTTATTAAACGATTTATCGGAAGAAGTAAAAAACTCAATTCGTGAACAACACGAAGGTGGTAAAAAAATTGTTATTGAAAATTTTAAAAAATTGATTGAAACAAAATCAGGTGATGTTAAACCATATATTACAGAATCAACTCTTGATAAAAAAAGTTTTGAAGCTAAGATGGAAACCGCTCCTGAAGATAATATTGATAACGCAATTAATTCTTTAGTTGGTAAAGATAAAGATGAAGTTAAAGCTTACTTTTTGGAATTGAAACAAACCAATCCTAAATGGTTAAAAAAATTACTTAAAAAAGTAAAAAGAAGTTTAAAACAACAAGCTAATGAATTTAAAAAAGACATACCAAAGTTTTTAACTGCTATTGGAGTTCAAACTTTGGCATATATGATTTTTAAAGATAAAGTGGATAATTTTGTCGAAGACAATACTAACTTGAAGTAATCAAAACCCCACCACAAGTGGGGTTTTTTATTTTCATTTGTATTTATAATATATGAAATATATCATAGACCAAAAACAATTAGAAAAAACAAAAAATTTAATTCAGGGATTGATAAATTCTAAATTAGATAGTTTAAGGGAAGAATCTGAAGAATGGGGAATGGGTGAGATGGATGAATTACACGAAGTTCAATCTATTGATAAGATTAAAATTAATTATATCACACTATCAGATAAAATAAAAGTTTACGTTGATATCTACAAGTCACAAAATAGAAGTGATTTTGATAATATCAGGGCGGAAATTCAATATAGGATAGAAGATTTGTTACCCAATATTGAATTATATATAAACGATATTATTGATGAAAGGGAATTTGGGCCTGGAATTGATTGGTAATCCATTTATTTTTTTAAATTTATTTTTATTTTTATTTTATGACACAAGAACAAAAATCACAATTGTATAGTAATTTATTATCACAACACACTCGTTTGGATAATAAAATTAATGAAATTAAATCTGAGGATTTTGAATTAAATAATGAACAAATGGGTAGAATTAGAGTACTTCAGATGCAACAGGGACAATTGGTTGCTCAGATGCAACAATTGATGAATGGATAAACCATTCAGGTGTATTTCTATTTTTCCATTTAGCAAAATCTTTTTTAGCTCCATTATAGTAGTTTCTATATGATTCTATAACGTCTGTGACTTTATATTCATCAGGCATTGCTTTTGGTGGTTCTGTAAAACCTTTGTCACAAATATTTAACTTATTTGTAACACACCATTCAATTACATCTTGAGATTTATGACGTTTCCCATATCTATAAGTGTATTCTTTACACAACTCAAGTCCTAAGTCACAAAGATAAAGATAGTTGGAAAGTGATTCACGAGTCCAAATAGCACAAGGATGATTTTTGTGTGATAACTTGTACGGTACTTGGTCGGTACTTGGTCGGTACTTGGTGGGTACTTGGTGGGCACCACACAAAAGTTGGGCAGTTTCCAATATCATCTTAACTACATGTTTATCACAATGATATTCTGCACATTTTTTAGTATCCCAATCCAAAAAGAAGATATTCATAATGCTAATATAAACAAAAAATCCCACAATGAGTGGGATGTTTTGAAAAATAAATGAAATTGTATTAATTTACTGACACAACTTCTAAATCAAAGATAAGTTTCTTACCCGCTAATGGATGGTTCATATCCAAAACGACTGTTTCTTCTTTAATTTCTTTAACTACAACGTTAACAGGGCCAAATTGGTTTTGTCCTTGTAACATATCCCCAGCTTTAACACCTTCAGGGACTTGGGTTAGTAACACTTCACTAACAAGTTGAGGATTAATATCTCCGTAAGCATTTTCTGGCTCAATTTCAATTGTTTTCATTTCGCCAATAGTCATATCAATTAATCCATTTTCAAAACCTGGAATTAACTGTCCTTGACCTAAAGTTACTGTCAGAGGTTCTCTACCCTCAGCTAAAGATGTGTCGAATACTGTACCATCTTCTAATTTACCTGTATAATGAACAGATACATTATCACCGTTTTTAATTTTACTCATGTACAATTATATTATTTTTTTTTGATATAAAAAAGTGTAAAAGTTAATTTTCTTTGTATTTATATAGATAAAAAAGAATTTTTTATGAAAAAAGAAAAAGTTATTAGATTAACAGAAAATGAACTTATTAATTTAATTAAAAAAGTTATAAAAGAAAACGATGATTTAACTGCAAAAACACCTGAACAATTTCGTAAGGAAGTATCAGGTCTTACAGGTTCTGAAGTTCTTATGTTTAATGCTTATGGTTTAAACAAATATACAGGTGAAAGTGGGATGTTTAAAGGTAAAAGAACTTCTGAAAACTATAAAATAAAACAAGTTGGAATAACAACGATTAATAATTTACCAACAGTTGAATTTACAGTCCAAGATATTACAGGTTCGGACGTTGAGGGTTATACAGGTACTTTTTTAAATAGAGATAAAAAAAGATATAGTGAACCTATTAAATTCAGATGGAATTGTAACTCGGCATTTGAAAAAGGATTAGGTGCTATTGGTGAACCTTTCAAAAGAAAAGGTGGAATTAAAGAAGATTATCTAAATAACGATTTAGCAAAAGTAATTACATCAAGACCGTTTTGTACTTATAAAGGAACCCCTGATTATGTAGTACCAATTAAACCAAATGCATCATATAGAGGTGCTCCAAGATAAAATAAAAAAAACAAAAAAATGAAAAAAGTAGTAAGATTGTCAGAATCAGAATTAACTAACTTAATTAAAACAGTAGTTAAAGAAACAAAAAGAAATAAAAAAAATGGAGTTAATGAAGCGGTTGAAAACTTCTTTAATCCTGAGGCTATGAGTACAGGTGGGGCGATTGCTACAATGGTTGGTACAACTATTGCACTTTTAGGTATAGCAGGATGGGATTATCTTAAGGATTTTTATCGTCATTTAAGAAAAACTGAAGGAAAAGAACAAGAGGCGATGGAACTTAAGTCTATCATCCAAGATTATGAAAGTAATAAAATGAATTCAGGTGAAGAAATGGATTCTGAAGTTGAAGTTGATAATATGGATATTGAAGATGAAGAACCAATGAAGCCAATGGCTGAAAATATCAGAAGAAAAACAAGAAGATATTAATTTAAAAAAAAAATAATGAAAAACTCCCGATTGGGAGTTTTTTTGTTTATATTTGTAGAACAATTAACACCGACACCACTATGAAAAACTTAAAACTAAAATTGACTTCAGCAATGTTCGCTCTTGTATTATCAGTTGTATTAATGGTTAGCTCACCATCATTACCTGTATTTGTTTTAAGTGTTGGTCTTATCCTATTACAGACAGCTTTGTGGGGTAAGTTGATGAAAGAGATTAAAGAATAAAAAAATCCCCTCTAATGAGGGGATTTATGGTTTATACTGTTACTTCTTGTTGTAGTAGTTCGTAAGCTCTTGCTAAACGGGTCATCCCAATCCCACCACCAAATCTTGGGAAGAAATCATGAGATAAGAATTCTTCTAATTCCTTCTCAACTCTTTCTTTTCCGAATAGTTCAAAAAGTTTTTCAGAATATTTTCCATTTTCTATTGTGTAGAAGTTATTTTTCATTTCTTCTACGTTAGAACTTCTTTCTGCGGAACCAATTGTTTCTTGTCCGTAAAGAATTACATCAACTTTGTTGAATATTTTGTTTTCACTTTCTCTCATGTTCCAAAATGGGTTTGTTCTGTATGGGAAATTTTGAAGTGAGACGACTGAACCTTTTTCTTCCCACATTCTTGTTTCGTGTTCGTTTTCTAAAATTGAAACTCCACCGTACTCTTCACATACATCATCGTAGTTAACTTCTACAGGTGAATCAAAACCTAAATAATCTAAAAGTTCAGATTCAAGTTTTAACATTTCTTTCATTCCACCTTTTGATTCGAATTCAAACATTGGAAAAATCATTTCGTGACGACCTGGAATTGGGTCTTTTTCTTGTCTATAAGACGTTGAAATACAATAGACACCGTTCCATTCAGGATTCTTAAGAAGTTCGTATTCTAACCACATTTGACCCGTCTGTGGTAGTGGCCATACTTCTCCTTGATAATTGAATGTTGTTATTGAGTGTGGATTTTCACACGCCGCCAAGATTGATAATCTTGATTGAGTTGGAACTTCTTTAAAACCTTTGTTTTGGAAGAATGTTCTCATCTTTTGAACTAACTCGTTGTAAGTTTCTGTGTTTTTCATTTTTTGTTTTTTTTTATTTTATTTATTAAAAGGGCAAAAAAAATCCTGACAAATGTCAGGATTTCTTAAAAATATTATTGTTGTTTAAATTTCGTAGTTTTCTTTTAACTTTTTTTGTTACCATTAAAATTAAATATATGCGTTTTATTAAAAATAATCAACATTAACAAAATATTTATTAAAAAGTATTTATCAGTATGAGGAATTTATTAACTGAAGTTAGTAAGATGAAAAACATAATGGGTTTGACAGAAGCTGACAAACCAAAGTATAGCCCTGAGGTTAAATCTCTTGTTGCGGTTTTAAAAGATAACAAAGTATATAGTGCTCAAATTCAAAAATTCATTAATAAGATTGAAGAATATTCAAAAGATGGCTTAGTTGATTTTGGATTAGTTACAAGAGGTATTTTAAAAACTTTAAAATTAAAAGGTAGTAAAGACATTAATATTTTTGAATTTTTCAAACAACTAACTAAATCATTAGAAAAAAGAAAAACTAAAAAAGAAGTTGTTAGTCCTGAAGAAGAGCCATCAATATTAGATAAGGACATTTATAAGAAAGAATTATTTTTCCTTCAGGTTGAATTATTAAAACTACAGGAATGGTTAAAACAAACAGGTAAAACTGTTATTATTGTTTTTGAAGGAAGAGATTCTGCAGGTAAAGGTTCAACAATTAAAAAGTTTACTGAAAACTTAAATCCAAGATATTATAAAGTTATTGCTCTTGGTATTCCTACACCCGATGAAAGAAAGAACTGGTGGGATAGATACAGAAATCAAATTGAGAAAGGTAAGATAAACTTCTTTGATAGAAGTTGGTATAATAGAGGTTTAGTGGAACCTGTTATGGGTTATGGTTCTTCAGATGAATATGAAGACTTTATGGATAATGTTCAGGACTTTGAGGAGTCATTAGTTATTGACGGTGATTATCTATTCAAACTTTGGTTCTCAATAGATAAAGAAACTCAGGCTAAAAGATTTGATTTTAGACAAAAGTCACCATTGAAATATTGGAAGTATTCTGAGAATGATGAAAAAATGCAAGATGTGTGGGAAAAGTTTACAGAGTATAAACAAAAACTTTTTGATAAAACATCCACTGTAAACCATCCTTGGGTTGTTTTGGATTCTAACGATAAAAAGATTTCAGGTTTAAATTCAATTAGATATGTTTTACAGAATATTCCTTATACAAATAAAGATGAGGATGTTTTAAATAAGGATTTTCCTGAAGCAATGACTGTGTTAAAACCAAATATTAATGAGCAATCAGTTTTTGATGACATTAATAAAACTATGGGTTTTAACCAATCAAATAAAGAACCAAATTTTATGGATAAATGGTCTTCTATGGGTCAACCAAAAGACCAAATGAAACCAGATTCGGGAGGTGTTGTTAGTGATATAAATAAAACAATTAAATCCGGTCTTCAAAAAGCCTCAAGTGAAATATCTAAAAAAAATGAGAAAACCAATCAAAAACCTACAGGTGTTTCAGATAATCTTGTAAATTTTGTTGGTAATATTGAGTTTTTTGTTCCTTGTGTTTATGATGATGCTAAAGGTGGTAAATGTATTAGAGGAGAATCTGATTGTTGTTTAAAAGGTAGAGTTCCATCTGGAACCCCGACAATTGGTTATGGTACGGTTTATTACCCTGATGGTAGAAAAGTATCACCTAAAGACCCATCAATAACAAAAGATATTGCTAAAACGTATTTAAAAACTGCTTTAAATAAATTGGCAGGTAAGTTATTAGCAATATATCCTAATTTAAATCAAAAACAAGTTGATGCATTATCATCATTATGTTATCAAGTTGGATTTGCGGGTTGTACAACAAAGGCCCCAAAATTAAGTACTTCTTTAAAAATGAATCCAAATTCTAATTCAGTTAAAATTAACTTTTTAGATTTTAGTCATAGAGACCGAAGAGAAAAAGAATGGAAAATTTATAGTCAAGGAATTTATTCTTAACCCTTATATTTATAGTATATGAAAAAGTTTATTATTACAGAAAGTCAATTAGAATTTATAGTTAAAAGATACCTTAACGAAGATGCAAGATACGTAATGTCTTTTGACGAGTTTATGAAACATAAAAACAAAGACCAACAATATAAGTGTGGTTTTGAAAACTTATGTTTTGTTATTCATGATGGAAATCACCAAATAGATTTGGATGATAAATTCCATGAAAAACACAAAATTCCTAATGGAGTTGGTGGAACAATTTACCACGATGGTAACAATGTTTATTTCTGTCCTGACTTTGGTGATGACAGACCGCAAAGAACTATTCAGGTTTATTAAAACTCAAATTGGTGTTTAAATTCGTAACCTGTTGAAGATTGTTCAACATTCATACGAAAATCTAATTCTATTGTTTGGTTTTCATTGTTAATTATAAATGTTCCCTCAGAACCTTCATTTATTTCCCATCCACCATGATTTTGCTCCAAAATGTTGTATAACTTATTTTCCCAAACCGCTGTAAATTCATAATGTTTGTCATCAGTATCATTGATTAGACCAACGTCATCAATATAACCTGAATCACCTGAACCACTAAAATCAACTCTAATTTTAAGTTTACCATCTTCTTTCCACTGAACCATATCCTCAAGTAATTCCTTTTCGTCAATTTCAAACTCTTGGTAATATGATTCATAACCCATAGTTTGAATACTTTCATCAATTGTAAAAGTTTTATCTCTTGTTGAATACTCACATGATACCGTCGCTCTAGAGTCACCATCACCTTCTAGTGAATCTAAAACTTCATCTTTAATAGAATCAAAAAAATTATCTAAAAAATCAAATAATTTATTAGGTATAATATCATAAGCTCCACCTTTATTAGTCCAAGGTGAGAAGTGATAATCAACATTCCCGTCGTAATCAACATAAAAGTCATTACTGACACGAGTAAGACCATTACTTAATAGGATATAATGTAAAAGTTTAAAATTTTTTATAGTTTCAGGGTTATTTAATAATTCTTTCATAATAATAAATATCAATCATCAATTTCTAACTTCATGGTTTTAATCATCCATAAAGGTCTTTGTTTATTTTCTAATGCTAACACCCATTCTTTTGCTGATGGGATATATCCGTTACAATCCTCCATAACATGTTGTTCACCGACATAACGGGTGTATACAGTTTTCCCATCACTGTTTTTAAATTCAGCACCAAAACGTTGTTCCATTTCAAATATACCTTCAGAGTGATGACGAAACATTCTGTGAGATGAATGTCCGTACCAACCTTTTGTTTCATCTAACCATTCATGTAAATGGATATAATCTTCCCATTTTCCTCCGAATTTTTTCACGGATGATTTTGCATGGATTATTGGATGTGCCATAATTTAGTGTTCTATAGATGTTGTTAATATATAATCCTCAGGAAGTGAAAGACTTTTGATAGTATGTAAGACAAGAATTTCCAAGCCTTCCGGAAAAAGTTCGATAGCGTATTCATAATTTGATGGGTATAATTTTACTGATAAAATGTTTTTTTTCTGACTAATTGAATGAGAAAATTCCGTAACTTTGATTTCAGAATTTTCACCGAACCATTGGTCGATGTCTTTTTTGTTTGTTTTGTTTAGGACTTTTTCAAAAAAACTCTTTTTCATAATTATATATACAAAAGAAATATAAGATATTTATTGTTAAGATGAAAGTAAATTTATATGATAAATCTAGTGGGCTTGGTTCTGAAGAAATAAACGTTATTCAGGACTTTTTGAGATTTTGTCAAAAAAACTCTCCACTTAAGAAAGACGTTGATATCCATCTTCTTGGTGAACGTTTTGGTAAAATGACCACAGGTAGTGAAATCACTGGTAGAATTAAAGTACTTGCGGGTGGAAGAATGTTAATTGACATTTTAAGAACTGTTGCTCACGAGTGGGTTCATGAGTTTGCTCGTCAAAGAAATATCAAGTTACAAGGGTTTAACACCCAATCTCAAGAGAATTATGCTAATACTGAAGCAGGTATTATGATTCGTATGTACGAAAAAAGTAATCCACAACTAACTGCGTTGTTGTATAATTAAGAAAGATTATGTATATTTGTCCTATGGATAGGGACTTTCAATGGATACGTAAGGTAATTGGTTCGATTACCCACTTTGGACAAATTCAATCTGCCGAAAATCTGATTGATTTTTATGTTAAAAAATATGAAAATTCTGAAGAATTAACACAATATTCTTTGGACTTTGAATGTAGTATTGTTTCCTTAAAGAAAAGTTTAATTAGTAAAAAGGCAATTCTTGAATTATGATTGAAAAAATAAAAGAACTTTATTGGTCTAAAATCGGTTATAAGGTAAGAGGTTTTTTTACCTCAGTTGGTAATTTAATTAAATGGTTCCCTATCATTTGGAAAGACAGGGATTGGGATGACCATTATATTTTTGAGGTTTTTAAGTTTAAGTTAGAAAAACAAGCTAAGTACATTAAAGAAAAAGGATTTCACACTAATTCAGACCTTGATGCTAAAAGAATGATGTTATGTGTCAAACTGATGGAAAAAGTTCAGGAAGAATTTTATGTTATGGAATATATGGACTATGAAGATAAAGATTTTTTCTTTGTTCCAACAGGTGATGATATCGAAGATGATTTAGGTGGTTATTATATGGAGACCCGTTTGAAAAAAGAAAACTTAAATGATTTTTTCAAAAAATACCCATTAGTTTACAAAAAAATTGTTACCAACAAAAAACATCAAATTTTTAAAATTGACAACGAGGATTTAACTTCATACGATGTTAAATCAAGAATTGCCTTGAATATTGGAAGATACAATCACGAAAGGGCAAGGAAATTACTTTTCAAAGTATTGAGTGAAAATATTGAAAGATGGTGGAACTAGTTTATAGTTTCACTTTCTTCAGTAGTTTCTTGTACTTCTTCTACCGTAGGTTCTTCTGTTTTATCTTTTGATTTTCTATAACCTAAAAGAGTTGCTCCAATACCAACAAGGATTATTGATTGTGTTATAACGTCAATATCTTTGTTTAAAAACATTTTATCGATACAACCCATAAAGAATGTTAAACCTCCGATAAACACGATGTAAAGACCCGCAGTTCCACTTCCTGATGTCTTTCCTGAACTATTGGAAGTCATCTCGGCAAATGAAAACTGTTTAATGTTTCCGATTTGTTTTTTAATGTATTCTTTCATGTTTATCTCCCTTGACCTCTGTAAGGTTTTTTGTAATTCTTACTTCTTTTATTTGCGGTAAATTTCTTTGTTGATTTACCTGATTTCTTAACTCCGAATGAAACCTTCGTTGAGTTAGATGATTTAGTTGTTTTAGCTGCCATTATTTCATTTATTTAGCAATAAGTATACTTTTTTTTAAAATTTCATCTATTTATATAAAAAGTTTTTTTATGAAAAAAATAGTTAGGTTAACTGAAAATGATTTAGTTGCAATTATACAGAAAGTTATTAGCGAACAAACTCCTGATAGAAAAAGATTTATATCTCAGTCATCAAGTAAATTAACTCAAGGTGAAGGTGGTTATTCAGAAAAGTATGAGTTATTTAAATCTAAAGGTGAAAATACTGAAGATAATGAAAAGTTTATGGATTTATACCGTGAAGCTCAATCATTAGTTTACCAAGAAAATCAAAATGGGTACGTAAAAAATATTCTTACGGGTCAAGACCAAATCGACCTATGGGGAAAAATAAAAACTGACGACATGTATTTCGCTGCGGATATTATTAAAAAAGTAAAAAATTCTGAAGGTCGAGATAGATATAAATACTGTAGATTAGGAACAAGACAATCATTTTCTGAACTTGAGAAATTACCAAAACAGAAACTACCAAATAAGTCTGAGACACCACCAGAACTTGATACGGTTATAATTCCATCCGAAGTTGTACAACAAGATTTTTTTGATAATAATAGTTGGAGATTAAAACCGGCAGGCGAAAATGAATTTTATCAAACTTTTGTTGAACCATACAAGACTGCGTTAGACAATCTTAGACAAACTTACCCTAATGCGGGAATATGTATACAAAGTATTTCTTTAGAATCAAGTGCTAGCCGATTTAGAAATCAAGGTGAGGCCAAAGATTTAAGTTTTGAAAAATTATCAGAAGCAAGAGCAGCAACTGTTGAAAACTTTTTAATGAAAAATTATGAAAATTTAAAAGGTGGGTGGTGTACAGGTAAACGTAATACGACTATAAATGCTAAAGGTCAAAATGGTGATGGTACATCTGGCCCAAATCCACCTAAGGGATATAGTTTTTTACCTAAAGGTGTTGATTACAATTTTAATAATTTTGTCACACCCAATACACCACAAGCAACAACTTTAGAAAAGAAAAGAAATGAATTTGGGACTCCTGAACCCGCGGATAAAGGTGGTGCTAAAGCATATGAAAAATACAGATATGTTAGACCAACAGTAAAAATACAAATATTTTACGATGTTGACGCTCCAGGTGATAGAGATGTAACTTTACCAGATAGTACTCCTCCTGAAAAAATAACAAACCCAAGTCAAAAATATTGGGCAATGCTATACAAATGGAAATTTAGTTTAACTGGCGGAGGTTCAGGTAGACGTAAAAAAAGAAGAGGTAATAAACACGGTTCAATAAAAACTCAATCATGTGACGACGCAGTTTCAATGTGTGTTAGAAAAACACAAAGTGACGCAAAACGTCACTTTGAAAAAAAGAAAAAAGACCAAATAAGTTACCATTAATTATGGTAACTTATTTTAATGTTTGATTAGAAAGAACACCAACAATGTAGATTGAATTACATTTATTTAATCCAACTTGGAAGTTAACTTTTATTAATTTTTTATCATCCATAATTTCTCTATGAGAATCTGATTTTAAAAAATTATTGAATAACCTTTTTGCTAATCCTTTATTGGTTTGTTTATTTAAAGTTTTACCTACACCTGCCAAAGAAATTACTTCACTCATTTCTAAATTTACACCTGATGTTTTTGACATTTGAGGGTAAAAAAAGGCATATCTATCAACTAAAGAGTAAAACTTAGAACCTACCTCTTGTTCGTGTGAAATGTCTTCAAGTTTTGAAAGGTAATTTACTTGGCATTCAGTCAAGCAAACTAAAGATTTATCTTCAACTATTTTGTGACCCAAACTATCACATCTTTTGTAATAAAGAATCATAAATTCCTTTTGTATTTCTTGCAAATTGAGATGACTTGGTAATTGTGAGTTTGCAACTAAACTAATCATCACTAAAACAAGAGAAAGAAATAAGTTTTTCATAGGACTTGATTATTTAATTATTAATACAAATATATACAAAATATTCTTCCACACAAATATATTTATAAATAAAACGAACTCTGTTCATAAACTTTAAACCCACGTTAATGGATAATGACGAAAATGAAACGAATTCTAAAGGAAAATGTTGCCACTTATTGCCTTATGCTCGCAATGTTTTTCAATCCAATAGGGTTCGACATAATGTTCAAAGCAATTTTGGATTACACAAATTCTTATTGGATTACCACAGGAATTTTTTACTGTATTTCAGCATTGTTCTTTGGGTTGTATTTCTTATTACGAAGTAAAAAATGAATATCAAAAAACTTATCAAAAAAGTTCTTACAGAATCGGTGGAAAAACCACTTATCTCAGAACACCTTAATTATCATATAACAAATGAAGTTCCATTAAATGATAATATCTTTAGATTTGGTTCTGAGGAATTCTTTAATGTTATTCAAGAAGCTCGTGAGTTATATTACGAGGGAATGGTTGAATTAAGTGAAGATGATGTTGAACTTGTTGAATCTGATTTTGGAACACAGGTTAAATTATCAAGTGGTAGAGTTGTTTACTTGGATACTCCGATGGAAGAATCATTTATTTCTGAAGCTGAATATAACGGAAAGAAAGTTGAACTTGGTAAACCAAGAAGAAATACTGGTGGTGGTAAGAAATATGTTGTTTATGTTAAAAACCCATCAACAGGTAGAGTTAAGAAAATTTCATTTGGTGATGTTCATGGTGGATTAACAGCTAAGGTATCCAATCCTAAAGCACGTAAATCATTTGCTGCAAGACATCAGTGTGCTAAGAAAAAAGATAGATTAACGGCTGGTTATTGGGCATGTCGTTTAAACCGTTTTGGTTATTTGTGGGGTGGTAAAACTTATCCAGGATTTTGGTAATATGAAACCGTATAAAGATAGAAAATTAACAGAAACTTCAAAGATTAGAGTTTTTAAATCCAATGTTGATAGTGGTGAACTACAATGGCATCGTGATAGAGAAGATAGATTGATTGAAGTGGTTCAGGGTGAAGGGTGGAAATTCCAAATGGATAATCAATTACCAATAGAATTAACTGAAGGACAAGTATTATTAATCCCTGAAGGAACTTATCATAGAATTTTTAAAGGAAAAACTGATTTAGAATTAAAGATTGATTTTATTTAGTGATTCTATCGATAATCAATTCCATAAGTCGTTTTAAGAAATTACCTGAAATTGTTATTAATCCAAATGCTGATAATGATTTAACTAACATTTCAGTATCTTTCATATCCCAAATACCCTCAGAAACAGCATCATATATCATTGGTATAATCGGAACCAAGAATGCGTAACTTAACATATTTGTTACAGTAAATGCTGATAAATTCAAACTCTTTAAAAAACCTGCTAAAACAGTTTTAAGTTGATTGGCTTTGATTGCACCCAATTTAAATGGTTCTTCAAGTCCATCTTCTTTAATCTTTTTAATAATTGATTTGGTAAAACTTCTTTCTTGAAAGAATATTACTGAAGCAATACCTGCGGCAATTAATGATAAATCTTTTTCAGTTAATTCAGGTACCTGTCCATTTAACCATTGCATAATTGGCCCCATGAACCCTCCGATTGCCGCTCCCCATGTGAGCATCATCTTTAAGTTTATCGAAGCGTGAGATTTGGTGTCTTCAATAATCTTTTTTGTTAGTTCAACACCATCCTCTTGAACTTCTTTAATCCTGTCATTTATTGCTTCAAGGATAATTTGTTTTTGAGATTCTTTAATTAGATATTTCATTATATTTATAAATATATGAGTAAGAAATTAAATCCTGAACTTAAACCTGGTGATAGAATTGTAATCATTGAACTTTTGGGTGAACCTCAATTATCTTTTGGTGATAGAGGAACCGTTACTAAAATTCAAAGTGGCCCTGGATTCACTCAGTATGTTGTTAAATGGGACAATGGGTCAAGTCTTTATTTATTGGATGAGGATAAATGGATGTATGAGTCTGAGTTTGATGAAATGAGAGAAAGAAAAATGAAAAAAAATATACAAGAAAATAAATCGACTGATTTAACACAACATGCGATGTTAGTAAAACATTTTAACATGTTGTTTATAAAAAGATATCTAAATAAATTAAGAGAAGCTAGTGTTGTTAATATGTTTGCGGCGGCACCATATCTTTATATGGGTAAAGAAAGATTAGCTCATGAACACAAGTATAATGACACTAACGAAGCATTTGATGAATTAGTTGATATGGCGGATAAGGCTCAAGGTGAAATGGTAAACGGAGTAATCAGTATACTTGAAGATGAAAATAAAGAAGTAACAGTGGAAAATATTAATTCTGCTTTAAGAAGATACGCTCCAAAAATTATTTCGTTTTACGCAAATTATTTCTAAAGTAAAAACAAAGGATTTCTTTCACCGAAATGTCCACCAACAATATTGTAGTAATAATATTCTAAAGCATCTTCATAAGACATATCTTTTTGTAATGACTCAAGTATTTTATCACGTGAATAAAGTATTCTTACTCCATTACCAAACTCTTCAACAATTCCTGTAATACAATCATCAAATCCGTCTAATAGAATTGCTCCTTCGGCTAATTCTTCTACTTCTTCTTTTGTCATTTGTTTTTATATTGTTCTAATGTGATTCCTTCGGTGTCTTTATCACTAATTCTAACTTTAAAGTTAAAACCTCTCATGTATTTGGTAATAATATCTTTTACTTCTTCTACGGTGTCCCATTGAATACATCCTTCGTGTTCTTTAGAATAATCATTATCTACTAAGTAGTTAACAACTGTTCCACTTTGAAGTGTCAAAAATCCGTGAGCGTAACCTTTTGGAATATATACCGATTCACCTGAGGTTAAAACAAATGTTTCAAGTTTACCAAAGTCCTCACTTTCTTTATCCAAGTTAACAACAAAATCAATTATTTTTCCTTGGATAACCGATAAAAGTTTTGTTTGAGCCATTGGTTCATCTTGATAGTGTAGCCCACGAAAGACAAATATATCGTCGTTTATACTAATGTTTGATTGAACCTACTTGTCAGAAAGTTTAATTGGGGTAAAAGACCCACGATGGTCTTTAAAAACTGGTTGTAATAGTTGATAAGGTTTTTCCATGTGTAAAATATAATAAATTAATATTATTCAATCAACCGTATATTTATTTAGAAAACAATTATATATGAGAAACGCATTTTTTTTAAATATTACTGAAGAAGAAAAACAATCAATACAAGATAGACATAGAAGTCAGTATGATGGATATGTTAGTCGTGGGTTTAACACACCAAAAGAACAAATCCTTAACGTGGAAAATTTGGCGTTAGATGAAAAAGGAATTACTGTATCTAATATGGGTGAAGTTAAAGAATATACAAACAAAGAAGTTAACCGAAAACTTAAAAAAGTTTGTGATGAGTGTAATGGTTTATATGAAGGTGAAATGTGTGAACAGTGTTCATCTATGAAAGAGGGAGAACAATGTGAGCAATGTGGAACTGAAATGAAAGAGGGTGAAACATGTGAGTGTGGAAAAGGATATACTATGGAAGAACTTGAGGAAAGTATTAAATTAAAATCAAAGGCTCCATTAGTACAAGAAAATATCAGCGAATCATTAAATTGGTTTAAGAGAATTTTGTAAAATGAACATCAAAGAAATAGTTGATTATTACTATAATCCAAAATCTGAAATACTACAGGTTAGTTTCAGATTAGAGGAAGATGGTGATGATGAAATTAGAGAACATGAATTTGAACTGGACTTTATTGAAAAGTCCGGTTTTTTCATTTTGGAAAACTATGATTATGAATCAAGTGATTTCCCAATTATATATGAAGAAGATACTGATGAACTTATAATTGACGAGGAAGCGTCAGATGAAAAAGAATATGAGGTTGATACAGATGAACTGACATCATTTATGGAAGAATATTATTCAAACAATCCAAAAAAAATTCCACCGTCCTTCTTGTTCTAAATTATCCACTTTTTTATTGGTAGAGTTATATTTATGTAATAATGATACACGACGTTGATTACATAATTTCCCTATTTCAAAAATTAACAACATCTGACAAAAACAGAGGTGATAAAAATGAACTTGGGGAACAAGACGCTGCGGCTGGCGGTGGTGGAGGTGCAACATCTAACACAAATAAAAGAGGTAGTAATTGGGATGAGTTATATGTTTTAACTCGTGGTAAAGCCAACATGTTAGGTAAGAAAGGTGAAAAATGGCAATCAGGTGTTAAACGTGGTGTTGGAAATCAAGTTTGGTAATATGGAAAATAAGAAAAAAGAATTATTAGAAAGAGTATTGTTGTTAATGAAATATAACAACGAAATGACGCTCACTGAAAATACTGAAATTGTTTCAGAACAAACCTTCAAACCCAAAAGTCCTGCAGAAATAGAAAATGAGAAAGCACTTGAAGCTAGCCAGGGAATAATAAGAAAAGGACTTGCGGCGGATGATTATAAAACAGGGAACGATTACTGTAATAGAGGTACGGTTAAAGATTTCCAATGGGAACCTAACAATTTAGATGGTAATGAAACTTACAAAGGAAAAAAAGGATATTGTCGTCTTTCAGATTCTAAACAAAGAAATTTAGCACAATCATTAGGAACAGGTTACGGTGGTGAATGGAATATACCAACCTTTATAGTTAAAACACAAGATGAATGGTATGCAGTTTTTGCAGTGTGGTTGGCTGAAATGGTTGAAGTATGGAAATTCACTAACTTATATTTGAATAAATCGGGATATGAAGGTGGTTGTGAAAAAAACAAATTATCGGTAAATTATAATGGGAAAGAAATGTCTCTTCAAGATTTAATATCACGTTATTTACCTGATATTAAATCTGGTAAACTTACAAAAGCAATTAATGAACAAAGTACTGAACCAAGATTTGATGGGACTGAACTACAAAAAAGAGCAATAGCTTGCGGATGGAAAAAATCAACTGTTAATGGAGTTATTGCGGACACTTACGGATATGAAAAGTCTGGATGGGAATGTCCTAAGACTGGTGATATAAAAACTAACACAGGGAATGCTCCTCAAAAACATATATATAAATTTTTGTGTTATAATCAAGATTTAGCGGTATATAAACCGTTTTATAAAATAAATTATGGAAAATTGACATCAAGTGCTGGTAGATTGTCTAGAACATCAATTAATAGATATACCGGTTATATTCCGTCTTACGCTGAAGTAATTAAAGCGTATGGTTTTGGGGGTAATGTTAAAAAAATTATAACTGCTCTAGATTCTGCTAAAAAAGACGACTTTTTTATTGGTGCAACAAATGTGAAAGATGGTAAGGTGGTTGGTTCAGTGAGTACAGCCAATGCAGGTGATATCCACGACGTACTTTCATTATTACAAATTGTAAGTTTAATGATACCTGTTGTTGGCCCGTTTGTTTCTTTAGGTTTAGGGATTGTTGATAGTGGAGTATATTACGCTCAAGGAGAAAAGAATATGGCGGCATTAACTTTAGGTTTAAGTATTTTATTTGATTTACCAATTCTAAAGGCCGGATTTGGAAATATTGGAAAACAAGCAATAAGTAATTTGACTGACGAGGAAATAGTTCAAATGTCAAAAGCTCTTTTAGAAAATAACACTAAAAATTTACCTGAAAATTTAGATGTAATCCTTAAAGAGCTCGAAACTGAAATGGGGAAAAATCCAGCAGTTCGTCAACAATATGAACAAGTGGTTAAAGAGAAATCAAAAGAAATATTAGGTAATAAACAAATTGTTAGTAATTTATCTCCTAATTCTAAAAGTGCATTAAATCAAGCGGCTAAAGGTCAATTAGCGGGTAAAGTATTTGCCGCAGGTACTATTGGAGCAGGATTACCTCTTACTGCGAAAGGAGGTTATGAAACTTTTAAACCTTTAATTAGAGGAAACATTAAAACACAAGTTGAAGCTGAAGGGTATAAATGGGAAACTGTTAAACAATTGTTTGGTTCAAACGGTAGTGCTGAAGATAATAAAAAGTTATCAGAAGCATGGGGTTTTAGATGGAGACCAGGACTTGAGGTACCTGAGGAATATCAAACTGAAACATATAAACAAAATAAAAAAAATGAAATAGAAAAATTGGCTCAAGAGTTATCTAAAACTCTTGGACTTGATAACTCTGAAAAGATGGAGCCAATTGATGTAAAGACAATTAAACCAATGATGTCATCTTTAACAAATCCTAAAATTATAGCGACAAGAGATTCTTTAGAGAAAACCTATGATGATTATGAACAATATTTAGGTTCTGATGAATAATATATTGTTTTTTTAAATAAAAGTATATTTATAAATAAAAAGATTATGAAACAAGTTTTAAATGAGGAGCTTTTTAGAATCCAAGAAATAATGGGTATTAAAAAGACAGACATAATTGAAGATTTTCAATTCGAACAAAATGATTTAATATCTGAACAAGTGGGTGATTTAGTACAAGCAATTGCGGATGTTGGAAAAAGTTTTGATGACAACGCGATGAGTGTAATTGATGACGTTGTTAGTCGTGAAACAAGAAATTTATCTTATCGTAACACTATACCGAAAACATATAATACTTTAGAAGAACTATCAGCGGCAATTGTAAAAAAAGAAATTCCGGAAGCAGTCGTTGAAACAGTTTCAAAAACAATAATGAAACAAATTATTGGAACACCTGAAGGTGCTGAACTTATTGCAAAAACTTGGTTTAAAGACAATGTGGGAACAAACGTAAAGAATGTTATCACAAAAATAGAAAGCGGCGCTAATTTACCTCCTAAATTGGTTTTTAAAACTGCTGACGACTTTGATTTATTAGTAAAAGAAATTAAAACTGGGGATGATGTCCTCGATAATGAATTAAAGGCTGCTTTAGATGATGTGTATGGCAAACCTTTAAAAAATGCAAGGACAGAAGCGGAAGATGCAATTGCAAAGGCAAAAGCTATTGATGACCAATATGATAATATTCGTAGTTCCGTTAGAAATAAAATTAAAGGTGACCCTTTATTATCTAAAAAGAAATTTGCTGATTGGTTTGGATATTTTGAAGATGAAACTAAACGTAAAATCAAATCAGAAGGGGAGTACAAAGCTAGACAGTATTTATTTGAACAACTTCAAAAACCATCTATTTGGGGTAGAATTAAAAGTGCGTTCCAAGGTGAGAAATGGTATAAAGTATTAGAATACGTTAGAAAAAAAGGGGTTACTATGGGGGTAAGTGTAGGTTCTCTTATTATAATTGGGGTAGTGGTTTATTATGCGGTAGAGGGATTATCAAAAATTCCAGAAACTGTTGATGAATTACGAGAGAAACCATATACAAAAATTAAAAAAGTATATCCCTCAACTGAAAATGCGAGTGAGGCAATTTTAAATGCATATCTTAATGTTGCAAAACCAGACGATTTAGAAAAACTATTTTTAAAGGCAGATGGTTATGGAGTTTCATATAAAACTTATGAAAACGAAGCTCTTGGTCCTATTGAGGAATTAACTGTTGAGACCCCAACTAATACTTATAATTATAAGTTATTCAAAGATGATAATAATAAAATAACACCAACAATAACACCAAAAGGTGGTGGTGACCAAAAAGAAACAAACAACCAAACTAAAGAGACAATTAAAACATGGTTAACCGCAGATGCTAATGGAGAACATAATACCGGTAAATGGGATATTAACACGTTAGGTGATATACTCTATGACGCAACAGTATCACCAAACAAGGCAATTGCTATTGTTGGTAATAAACAATGGGGTATGACATATAGTAACAATACTTGGAATTGGGATTAATTAAATAATTAATATGGAAGAAAATATAGATATATTAAATGAAATAGGTCCAGGCGGTTCAGGTGGAGGGCCAGGAGGTTCAGGTGGAGGGCCAGGAGGTTCAGGTGATAAAGGTAAAGGGCCAGGAGGTTCAGGTGATAAAGGTAAAGGTCCAGGCGGTTCAGGTGATAAAGGTAAAGGTCCAGGCGGTTCTGATAATAAAAAAGAGGGTAAAGGACCAGGCGGTTCTGATAATAAAAAAGATTCTGGTTCTAAGGATAAAAAAGATACTGAAACTAAAAAAGTTGAATTCCCAATTAATACTATTGATAGGTCAAATAAATTCAGAAAATGGTTAAAAAGTTTTCGTTATGGTTTTTTTAGCAAAAAAAATATTAAAGATATTATTTCAGATATAAAAGATGATGCTGATTCTATCAAAATTGCTTGGGAAGAATATGGTAATGAGTTTATCCAATTCTTACTTAATTCTCCTAACTCGGCTTTACAATCGTTAGGTAAACAAATTAAAGATGAAAACGAAAATTGGTTAAAGACAGGTGAAGGGGTTGACGTTAGTTTTGAAAAAGCAATTGAGTCAGAAAAAAGAAAATGTGAGTCTTGGACTTTAGGTAATTTATTTGAAAAAAAATATAGAAGAGAAGGTGTTGAAACATTAAATCAAAAAACTAGAGAATTTATTGAATGGTCAGGTGAACAAGGTTGGTATGGTAATTTAGTACCATCTGATTTTTGTGGTTTTGATGCTAATGATATTAATTGGGATGAAAATGTTTGGATGGATGAAGATGGTAAAGAACATCAAATTTACCAACACCCAATTGTTAGATTATTGTCGTTACATAAAGTTTGGATGAGAGACGAACTTACTCGTGTTGATAGAAAAAGTGATTTATTTACTAAGTTTTTAAAAGATAGTGGTGAAGAAGTTACACCATATATTTCAGGTGGTAGAAGTGAAGAAGGAAAAACTAAAAATGTTAGACCTTCAGATACACCAGCTGACTCAAGTGCTGAAGTAATTTTATCAGCAGGTGCTAATAGAAATTTATGTGTTAATTTAAGAAATGCTTTAAAATCATCTTCAGATAGAAGTGAAACAGTTCAAAAGGCTATTCAAATGTGTAATTCAAAAAATTCAAATTGGTTAAAGACGGATTTGGAAAGTAGAGTAAAAACTAAATTAAGAGTGTTTCAAGAAGGTAAAATGATTAAAGAAAATATTCAAACCAAATTAAAATCAAAGAAAAATGAAAAAACTTTAATTTCATTATCTGAAGATTTCCAAAAACAAAACTTCAAAAAATTCTTTGACGGACTTAATAATTTCAGAAAAACTAAAAATTTAAACGAAGCAACAAACGCAGAATTTGAAAAATCATTTGATGTTATTTTCCAAGGAAAAGAAACTGAATTTAAAAATAGAGCAATTGAGTATATTTTAAACAAACTACAAGTACAACCAACATCAGAAATGGGAAAGAACATAAAATCTGAATTAGAAAAAGTTTCAGCTAAAGATATGTTTAAAAACGAATATGATGTTCCTGAGGCTATTGCAACTGCGGTTACAAAATCTGCACAATCATCTTCAAAAGAAGAAGAAGGATTAAAAGGTATTGTATCTCAGTCAATTAAGTTTGATGATAAACAACTTAAGCAAGGTGTAAGACAACATCTACAAAATTATATTGAAGGTGTTAAAACAGATATCAAGTCACTTGAAGAAAAAATTAAAAAATCAATTATTGAAAAATAATTAGAAACTTTTTTGGAATTCAATCCAAACTTTTTGTAAAGACTGACCCACAGAATCCGAAAATATAGTAGGTTCTGTGGGTTTTTTCATTAACTTCATATTAGTCTCACTCAATAACTTGTCCCCTTTCTTCGAATTACACGTTATACAACACGTAACTAGGTTATCCCATGTATTACCCCCACCTTTTGATTTTGGGATAATATGGTCGATTGTAAGGTCTTTTTTACTACCACAATATACACAGGCATTATTGTCACGTCTCATGATTCTATGACGATTAACACGTATTCTTCTTCTGTTAAAAGAAACGTAATTTAAAAGACGAATAATCAATGGTCTAACAAATTTCATAACACCGCATACAACTGGTTCTTCAGATGATTTAACAATCTCTGCCTTTCCTTTATATACTAAATTAAACCCACGGTTAAACGATGTTACATTTAAGGGACTATAATCTGAATTAAGAACCAATATTCCACTCATAATCACAAATATATTAATAAAAATTTATTGAGACAAATTGAATTTTCCAATAAGTATTATTATACTTAAATTGTTATGTCGGAAAACAAAATACAAATATCTGAAAAATATAGAAATGATGTTAAAGGGTTAACTCATGATAAACTTATACTAGTTCCTTTAGAGGTATTAGAAAGTTTACATGATTTTTATACATGGAAAGAATTTATTTCAAATCCAAACTTTATTGAGGAAAAATCATCTTCTATAATTGAAAAATACGATAGAGTTAAATTTTCGTTTGATGACGCTTGGGATAATTATAGTGGAACACATTTTGGATATTAATTATGTATTGTATTGTTAAGTATATTAAGGTCGACAAGAAAGAATTACCTGTTATTATTTTAAATTCTCAGGACGAAATTTTAGAATTTGATGCTGAAGAAAAGGCTGAAGATTTTAAATCTATTCTTCAGATGAATTCTGACTCAGGTTACAGATACGTTGTCAAGAAAATTTGATGGTGTAACAAAAAACACGTATATTTGTGACAAATAATTGCCTTCGTAGCTCAGTAGGATAGAGCAACAGATTTCTAATCTGTGGGTCAGGGGTTCGAATCCCTTCGGGGGTACCACATTAAAAAAAGGGTTAATATTGACCCTTTTTTTATTTTTTAAACTATTTATAAATCAGTTACATAAATTTTAAAGAAAGAAAAAGTGAAGGAACTAGTACCAACGATTATTACCTCAGTTACATCAATTGTTATAGCATTAATAACTGCGGGGTTTTTCAATATGATGAAGGAAAAGAGAGCAAAGCAAAGTTCAAGAAACAAACTTTCTCAGCAAATTGAAACAGATGAAATTGTTCACTCTACTTTAAGAGAAATTAGAAGAAAATATAATGCTGATAGAATATATGTTATTCAATTTCACAATGGTGGTAATTTCTATACATCATCAGCAATGCAAAAAGCGTCTGTGACATATGAAAGATGTTCAGATGGTCTTGAAAGAATAACTGAAAAAATACAAAATGTTTTTGTAAGTCATTACAATTGGTTAATTAAACAAACTATGGATGACGGATTGTTTATTCACGATTGTGAACTTATCCCTGATATTGCAACGAGAGCTTTAATTAAAAAGTTTGGAACACAATCTATGGTTTCATTACCAATTATGGACAAAGAAAATCATTTAATAGCTCTTCTTTGTATGGATTGGGTGTTCAGTGAACATGTTGAAGTATATTGTGAAAATGAGGAGTTTACAAAGAATTTTAGAGAGGACTTCAAAAAAGACACTCAGTCAGTTAGAAACTTTTTGATTTAATAATCTAAATCAAAGTTTGGGTTACTAGCCGTATTACCAACCCATCCTGCTGTATCTATTTCATAGAAATATTCAGTATTATATTCTAAATCTTCATTTGTCTCAACTTCTATTGCCATCGGTGATGCGTATACTAATATAGTTTCATTTGTATCTTCATAATCTGTGATTGTGTCAGAGTCAATTTTGTCATATCTGTTAAGTTCACTAACTTCTGATTTTAATTCTTCATTAATACTAAAATAAAAGTCTAATTTTAATTCGTAAGCATCGCTTTTTTGTTGTTCACCTGTACCACCACAGTCATAACAATCTTCATGACCGCTACCCCCACAGGTATCACAATCAAGTCTACCACGACCATCACAATTTGAACATGTTTCACCTTCGTCGTCTTCACCTTCACCACCACATTCATCACAATCTACTTCACCTGAACTATCGCATTCACTGCAACTAATCTCACCATCACCACCACAGTAATCACAGCTTTCCTGAACTTCAGTATCAAATACAGTGGCAATTGCGTAGGTAAATCTTTCATTGTCTAATTTCCATAATATTGATTCAAATTCTTTTTCACCATTATTAATGGCGTTGATTAAAAATACCAATTTAACAAAATCCCATCCTTCTAACACGGACATCATTTGTCGATACGGGCCTTTACGGTCATTTAATTTTCTTGATATTTGTGTAACATATCTATCTTTAATGGATAAAGATAACTTTTTGGCGATTTGAATTAATTTATTGTTTTCCATAATATTTATAAATATACCATTTTCATAATGAATAAAAAACAATTACACGAGCAATCATTAAAAGAACTACGTAAGTTAGAATATATCTTTGAAGAAGAATCAATTGCTCGTCCTGTGGCATCAAGTGTTAAAAATTATTTGGAGGGATTAGGTTATGAAACAAAATCAACCATGGCTGAGGTCGGAGACTTAACCCCTCAATTTGGTGATGTTTTGAAAAAAGCCGCCGCCGCCTTAAAACAAGAGTTACCTCATCTAAAAATTAGATTTGGTTCAGGTAGAGATAAATTCCACCAAAGTTACCCAAATAGTCGACATAATAAAGGTAATGCTAATGACGTTGTATTTAAAGGGGTTGATAAAAATGATGATGAAGAATTAGATAGAATATCAACTGTGTTATGTGCTGTAAGAAAAAAATATCCTGGGTTTACTTTTATTGATGAATATAGACATCCAAGTAAACATTCAACAGGTGTTCACTATCATTTTTCTTGGTCTGAAAGTGGAAAAGATGAAGGTCACGGCACTTCTGAATTTTGTTCATCAGTTAAAGATTTAGATTTAGACCATATTGATTTTGATAAAATTGAGTCAAAAATACCATTACAAGAACCAAGTAAACTTGATAAATTTTTAGATTATGTTGGATTAGGTGACTTATCAGATGCAAAGGTAGGTGATAAAGAAAGTCAAAAAGGATTGGTGGATAAAGCAAAAGAACTTTTTTCTGATGATGATGTGAAAGACGATGATAATGGGTTTGAAATATTCGGATATAAATTAGATGATATTTTAGATAAAGTTAAAAGTATTATACCACAATTTGAATCTGAACAAAAGAAAAAGAATATTTTAGAAGATGTTAAAAGAATTAAATCAAAAATGATAAAATAAAAAAAGGGACTGAAAAGTCCCTTTTTAATTGGTGGAGATGCGGGGGTTCGAACCCCGGTCCAAATATGTCGACCATAAAACACTACACGTTTAGGTCATTGTTTTTCTAAACAATCCGAAACTTCACAATTCCCTTATTTTATAGTGGTTCGGTTTACTGAGAACTAATCCTCCACTTTGTTTCTTTTCGGATAGAAACCACACCACAGTACAAGCTTCTGTTGCAAGGTTATATGCTCACCGACCCCGTTGTATACTAATCTTAGATTAGGCTACAGTTACTTCTTCAGTACGGATTAAACCGAGTGTAGAAAGTTTTGCAATTGTGTTGCCGTTTGTGTTTTAAACCAGTTTTACAGGGTTAGTTTAGCCCCGACGTGCGTTTTATGACAGATTCATACCTGTCAAATCCAAAAACATCCCCATATACTCAAAGAACTATGTTACAAAGATATAAATATATTCTTCTTTTACCAAGTATTTATTAAAAAAAAGTTTAATGAGTCAACTTTATCAGGCATTAAAAGATTTTACGGAAGATTTAGTTACCGCAAATTTTGTTAGGTACGAAGACGATGAGGATATTTTACGTATTACAAGAATAAATGAAAAAAATCTTGGTAAGTCTTTGGTTTATTTAACGTTTGATACTAATGATTATGTTGACCTTTTCACTAGAAATAATGATGAAACTAATAACGGTTATTTAATTAGAGTTGCTTTCCAAGGGGGGTATTATGGAGGTAATGTTTTTGTTGATGATTATTCCATGGATTATGATTGGGACGAGGGTTATTTACTACACTATTTCAATGATGAGAATTTAGATAGGGTTAAACAAATAGTAAAAATATTAAGACCTAGTCTTTCCGTTGATGATTTAAGAAATCATAACGATAAAGTTATTGAAATTTGTAAGTGGTTAAAAAATGAATTTTCAAATGAGATAGATAGTATTATTTACGATTATTCAAGTGAATATGATGAAGCCTTGGTTAAAGGATTAAGACAATATGTTACATCTAAATTATGTAACGCTTTACTTCCTTTAAATATCTTTGAGAAAAAATGTACTAATCTCTACATGACAACTGTAGCAATTCTTTTAAATACTTGGGATAAATCTGGTGAAGACAAAGACGCTAAACTTTCAGATATGTTAAAAACAAGTATTGACCAATTGGGAATACAGTTTGATGAAGATTTATATGAAGATTATTATGCTTATTTTGATAGTCAAAATTATGATGATGAAGGTTTTAACAGAAGTGTAACTTGGAATCTTGACAAAATCATGGAAAAAATTGAAAATAGTGATAATATCGATTCTTATCGTAAAAACTCTGAAATACTTGAAAAATTATCAAAGTTAAAGTATAGTGAATTTAATAAATGGTATGAATTTCCTTCACAAAAAACATTTGGTGAAAAGACACCAAACAAATTCATAATTCAAGATGTTGATGACGGAAAGATACTTGTTACATATAGTAATCATAGTAAAAATGAATTTAACCAAACCGTTAAAATTGATTATGATACTTTTTTAAATTTTTTATATCATCCTGAATTGTTTTAATAGAAAAATAGCTTATCTTTATGAGCTATGATAGAAAATGTTGATTTCTTAAAAAAGGTATTGTCAATACCTACAAAATCATTTAAAGAAGATTTAATGATTGAATTTTTGGTTGAATATTTAACCGAAAAAAAACACAATTTTAAAGTTGATGACTTTGGAAATGTTTATGTCACAAAGGGTGAAATAAACGAGGGTGAATTTTATCCTTGTATTGTCGCACATACCGATACGGTTCATAACATTGACACAATCAATATCCATGAAGAACAACTTAAAGATTCAAAAGGTAATCTAAGTTTATCTCTTAAGGCATATAACGATTTGGGTAACCCAACAGGTATTGGTGGTGATGATAAGTGTGGAGTGTTTGCTTGTCTTCAGTTATTGGAAGTCTTTGATGTAATTAAAGTTGCTTTATTTGTATCTGAAGAAGTTGGTTGTTTGGGTTCAAAAGAAGCTGACAGAGATTTCTTTAGTAATGTAGGTTACGCAATTCAATTTGACGCTCCTGACGACTACATGGTAACAGAATATTGTTATGGTGTTAAAGTATTTGAAACGGATTCTGAATTTGAAACAAAAGCTAAAAAAGTTCTTTCTGAAGGTATGTTGTCTGAACCAAAATATATGCAACACCCTTACACTGATGTTTGGCAACTTCGTAAGAAGTTTGACTTCTCTTGTATCAACTTCTCAATCGGATATCATAACTATCACACACCAAATGAGTATGTTGTTGTCCATGAAGTTTTTGCTGGTATGAATACAGGTAAAAAACTAATCGAAGAACTTGGTAAACAGAAATACCAATTCATACATAATTCACAAATGTTTAATTTTTAATCATAAAAAAAGGGGGTTTATTCCCCCTTTTTCTTTCTTGGTCTTTTCACTTTTGGTGTTTCATCAGGTTGGACTTCAACTTCTGTTATTGAAACCTCTTCTTCATTGATTTCGATATTATAAGTCTTACCTAATACAATTTTTTCACGTAATACTTCATCTGAAATGTAGTCTTCAATCTTTTCTTGGATTGCTCTCTTTAGAGGACGTGCTCCGTAAACATCATCAAATCCTACTTTTGAAACAAAGTCAATTACTGATTGACCAAAATTAATGTTGTAACCCAAGTTTAATAGACGAGTTTTTAGTTTGTTAATTTCAACCAAAACAATCTTTTGGATATCGTCATTTTGAAGTGTGTTGAATACAATTACTTCATCCAAACGATTGATGAACTCAGGTGCGAAGTGATTCTTCAATTCTTTATTCAACATCGTTTTCTTAAGTTCTTCATTGGTGTAAACATTACCTGTCTTACTAAATCCAACACCTGCACCAAACTCTTGCATCTTTTTCACCCCAAGATTTGAAGTCATGATGATTAAACAGTTTTTGAAATTGATTTTTCTTCCAAAACTATCCGTCATGTAACCTTCGTCTAATAGTTGAAGTAATGCTGAGAAGATATCTTTGTGGGCTTTCTCAACCTCGTCAAATAATACTACAGAATATGGTTTGGTTTTTACTTGTTCTGTAAGTTGTCCACCTTCATCATATCCAACATAACCAGGAGGTGAACCAATCAAACGAGATACGGTATGTTTTTCTTGGAATTCAGACATATCAACTCGGATAAGGTTTTCCTCACTTCCAAAAATTTGTTTAGCCAATTCTTTAGCCAACAATGTCTTACCAACACCTGTTGAACCTAAGAATATAAATGAACCAATTGGTTTATTTGGGTCTTTGATACCTAATCTATTTCTACGAATAGATTTTGCAATTTTAGTAACAGCATCTTTTTGTCCAACTACTGATTTGTTTAACTCTTCTTCTAAATTAATAAGAGCAACTTTATCATCTAAATTAAGTTTAGTTAAAGGTATTTTTGTCATTGTTGACACTACCTCATAAACCAATTCTTCAGAAATTGTTTTTCTATTATCTAAAAGAGTTTGTTCAAACTTTTTCTTTTCAATATCGAGTTGTGATAAAACTTTCTTTTCTTTATCTCTTAAGTTTGCGGCTTCTTCGTAATTCTGTTTTTTAACAACAAGTAATTTTTGTTGTTTAATTTCTAATGCCTGACGTTTTAATTCATCAATAATTTCAGGATTTTTCACATCTACCTGAGCTCTTGCTCCAACCTCATCCAAGATGTCAAACGCTTTATCAGGGAACTCTCTGTCTGTGATATATCGTTCCGCCAAATCAACACAGATTTGTAAAATTTCATCAGTGTAATTTACCTTGTGATAATTTTCATATCTGTCTTTAACATTCTTAAGGATTTGTAATGTTTCTTCTTTGGTTGAAGAACTAACTATTACTTTTTGGAAACGTCTATCTAACGCTCCGTCCTTTTCAATTTGTTTCTTGTACTCATCCAATGTTGTTGCTCCAATACATTGTATTTCACCTCTTGATAATGCAGGTTTTAGAATGTTAGATGCATCCATTGAACCTGATGCGTTACCCGCTCCTACAATAGTATGGATTTCATCAATGAATAGAATAACATTAGGGTTTGCCTGAATTTCTTCCAAGATAACCTTTAATCGTTCTTCAAATTGACCACGATACTTTGTTCCGGCAATTACCGAATTCATCTCTAATGATAAAATACGTTTATCAATTAGGTTTCTTGGACAATCACCTTCAAAAATCTTCATAGCCAACCCCTCAACAATTGCGGTCTTACCACAACCAGGTTCACCAATAATAATTGGGTTATTTTTCTTTCTTCTTGAAAGAATTTGTGCAATTCGTAATATTTCGTTTTCCCTACCTACAACTGGGTCTAATTTACCTTCCTCGGCAAGTTTAATAAGGTCACGACTAAAATTGTCTAGAACAGGTGTACTTGAGTTTACCTCTGTCTTTTTTGGTAGTTTTCCACCTTCATCAACTGAATCTGTCATAAAAATTGTTTTGATTAAGATTAATTTATTTTCTTGTTAAATTCAACTACAAAACTAATACAATTTTTTTTATACTTACAAAAAAAAGTTATGGCAATTCTTAAAGAAACAATCAAAGGAACTAACATCATTTGTGAAATCGAGTCATCAAACATTACTAAAACTGATTATAACACTGAATCTAAGAAGTTAATTGTTGATTTTAAGACAGGTATTCAATATGAGTATGACGATGTACCACACGAAGTATATACTCGTTTTAGAATGGCGGAATCACAAGGAAGTTATTTTAGTAAAAACATCGCAAAGGCTTACAAATATAAAAGATTGTAATTTACAGATATTTATTATTTGTGAAAGACAATAATATCATTAAAAGTTTTTTTGCTCAAGATAAACTCAACTCAAAAATTTGGGATGAGAACATGAAGTTGCGTAAAGAAGTAAGAGAAAAATTACTTCACACAGCAAATGAATTTGTTGATTTTATCGGAGTACCTATTTTAGTTGAAGATGTAATTTTTACAGGTTCATTAGCAAATTATAATTGGTCAGAGTATTCTGATATCGACCTTCACGTTGTTTCTGATTTTATTCAATTTTCAGATACAGAACTTCCACTATATGAAGAGTTGTTTAAAGTGAAAAAAACAATTTTTAATACCAATCACGATATTAAAATTTTTGGATATGAAGTTGAACTTTATGTTCAGAATGAAAGTGAGTCACATTTTAGTTCAGGTGTTTATTCTGTGTTATATGATGAGTGGTTGGTTAAACCTGAAAAAGAGGAAGTTAGTATTGATACTAAATTATTAAAGTCGAAAATTAATCACTGGAAAACACAGATTGATACTGTGGTTGATAACGCATCGGAGAAAGATATCGATGAAGCAAGAGAATATATTAAAAAATTTAAAGAAAAACTTAAAAAATATAGAAGTTCAGGTCTTAAAAAAGATGGTGAATATTCATATGAAAATTTGGTCTTTAAGTACTTAAGAAGAAGTGATTATTTGGAAAAACTATTTAATTTAGAGAATAAATTGGTCGATAAAGAATTATCACTGATGGAACAAAAGATAGATTTTTTACTTAATCTAAAAAAATCTTAATTTTCCTTATATTTATAAAGAAAAAATAATATTATGGCGCAGTATTCTTCAGGAACATATACATATGTAGTTATTAACAACACTACAGGTGGAACCGCATGTAATAGTTGTACATCAACGTTACAACCACACCCAACATATGGAGGTGGAACAATTTCAGGAGATACTGTAGTACAATTAAATGCCGTAACAATAGGCGGTTTTAACGGATTAAATAGTTAAAAAATTATGAGCAAACTAAAACCAATTGGTAGTGAAAAACTACAAGGTATGGATAAAATCCAAAGAATTATGGAAATCGCTCGTTATAACGAGAATATTCCAAATTCAATTAATGAAACATCTTCAGTTGATTACAGAGTAACATTAGCTGATGGTAACACCTATGAAATTGTAAAAGAAAGATTAGGTTATATTATCAAAAAACAAATCAGTGAATCTGTTTCAGATTATATTGACCACATGAAGAATAGAAAACACTTTTCTTCATACTCGGCGGCTATGAGAAAATTAAATTTAATGGCTGGTGAAATTAATAGAGTTAACGGTATTAGTGAAGGAATTTCTTTATTCACTGAAGATAAGAAATACATGTTAAAAACACCAAAGCCTGAAATGGAAGCTCCAGCTGAAGAACCTTCAGATTTACCTCCACCGGCACCTGAGGAAACTCCAGCACCTGCAGAACCATCTATGGATTCTGATATGGGTACTGATATGGGTGACGATTTACCAATTGCTCCTGAAGGAGATGAAATGGGTATGGAAGAACCATCAGATATGGATGAATTACCATCAGAAGGTGGAGAAGGTGAACCAGTTACATTTAAATCTATCCAAAAGTTAACAGGAAAGTTAGCTCAAAAAATTAGAGATTATTCAGGTGAGGAAGAGTTATCAAGTAAAGATGTAAAATATGTTATTAATTCAATATTATCTTCTTTAGATTTATCATCATTAGATGAAGATGATAAAGAAGAAATCTTAACAAGATTTGAAGGTGAAGAAGAATCTGACTACGGAATGGAAGATATGGGTTCATCTGAAGATGAAATGTCAAGTGAAGAACCTGAAATGTCTTCTGAGGAAGAACCAATTGCAGAACCTGAAGGTGAAATGGATGAAGGTTGGATGGACGAAGGGGAATTCAACGAAGAAAGTTATGTAGAATCCGCTCTTAAAAGTATTTTTAAAGAATCTACAATTGAAAAAGTTCTTAAAGGTTATGTTGTAATTAATGAAAATGAAAAGAAATTTATTACAGAAAAGAAAAAAGAACAAAAAGTTATTTCAGAATCAAGAAAGATTAAGTATAATAAAGAAATTGAAAGATTATCTTTAACTGAAGCTCAAGCTGAAATATCAAAAAAGATTGTTAACAATTTCCCGTTTGTAACTTTTGTAGGTAAAACTAATAAAGGTAATTTAGTATTTGAAAATAAAAACAAACAACTTAAGGTATCTCCAAAAGGTAATATCCTATGAGTTATTTAGTTTTTGTTAACGGATTAGGGGCAAATTATAGAGGAAATAAAACTTATGAGTTTATTTTCTCACAAACAACTGAAGTATTTGGTGATGATTGGGACACAGTTCCAGCTAACGGAAACCCAACACCACCTGATACTGAAGAAATTAAAAAAGTAGGAGTATTGAATAGAGACGGAATAGATATGGAGCTCATTCAAAACTCCGATTTTTTTTGTATGAAAGATGCGTTAGATAATGTGGTAGCTTTAGCTTGGGAAAAAGATAGTGATAAAGATGAAAGATTAGTTTTTCACTTTGGAATGACTGAACAACAAGTTAAAGATAAATTATATGAAAAGGATATAATCCTTGAATTTTATAAAGAGTTTGAAGAAGATGGAAATAAAAAAACAAATTCAAAAATTAGTTGAGATAGGTTTTACTAAAGAAAATTTAAGTAAACAATCTCCAAAACAAATTAATACCTTATATGAATCTATGGTTAATGCCCATGGATTTATTGGTTATGGTAAAATGAATAAACCTATTGGGAATATGTTTTCGAGTGGTAAAAAATCTGAAACTAAAGAAGCAATTACCCAAACTAAAGATATAACAACAACAACAAATATACCTTTATCGGATATTCAAAATAAAGGGGCGGTAATTCCAAAATCAAATGACCCTAACAAACCATCAACCGCTAAAGTGGAAAACGGAGTTTTAAAAATATCAACAGCTGAAGGTGAAATGACTGAGGGTAAGAAAAAAACAAAAAAGAAAGTTGAAAAAAATCCTTGGGCTATCTGTACATCATCATTGGGTTTAGAAGGTAAAAAGAAAGACGATTACACTAAAGGTGAAGATAAGAAATTTGAAAGATGTGTTCTTGATGTCAAAAAGTCATTAAAAGAAGGTAAAAATCCATATGAAGTTATTTTGGAACGAAAAATGAGAGAAATCATTGAAGAAAATTTAAGACCATCTATGACAAAAAAAGATTTAATCAGAAGTATTTTGGAATCACAAACAAAAGAAAAAGAAAGAACAAAAGAAAAAGAAAAAACAACAACTCCTACGAGAAAAAACCCTTTCAAACCAGCACCAGACACTGAACCAAGACCAAAAGGTTCTGGTACAAAAGAAAAAGAAAGAACTAAGGAAAAGGAAAAGACAACTACTCCGACTAGAAAAAATCCTTTCAAACCAGCACCAGACACTGAACCAAGACCAAAAGGTGAATTACCATCTTATTTGAGTTTTGGTAAAATGAATATTAAATTAAAAGGTGAGTAAGATGAAAAAAGAAAAATTAGTAAAAAGATTGGTTAGTCGACTTAATGAGGCACCTATCGGATATGAAGGCCCTGAAAGAATGGCACCTGATATTCAATCTAAATTTGAGAAAGGTGAAACACCTCATTCAGGTAGTAAAGCATTTCCTGAAATAACACCTGAAAGTCCGGATAAACCATCTAACTTTGAACAACTTATTGCGTCTCAAAGATTTAAAGAGGTTATTAACAGATTAAAAAGATATACAGGTATTGAAGATGTGACTTCGCAGAATTCAATGATGAGACTTCAAATGATGGTGATGAACGCTATGCAAGAAATCGCTCAGATTGAATCTGAAAACAAAGAATACTTGGAAGAATTAGCAATTGAGGTTGTTCAAAAGGAATTTGGTATTCCTGAAGGAGCATTACAGTATGATGTTCAGTTGGTTAAACCAAATGACATTGATTCAAGTAAGTTATCTGCTAAAGGTGAAGAACCAAGTGAAGAAGAAATTGAAAACATGTTTGGTTCTGAAGAAGAACAAGAACAACTTGAGGATTTCATGGATTCATTTGAAAAATTTGATTTAGAAAAGGCTAAAAGAAGGTTTATAAACTCCCTTATTCAAGGAGCGGCTAAACAATCTTCTTATATGTTTGAATTATTAAATAGAGAGTTAAATGCTATTAACCCAAGATTATTGAATATGTATGGTGTCTTTATGTCATTTGCTGATTCACTTTATTGGTTAATGCCTGACTCAATGGTTCAAGGTATGGCAGGTGGTGGAGAATCGACATATGGTATGTCTGAGTTAGACGCTAAGACTGACCCACCGACAGTAAAGGCTCGTGGTGTTAATTTACCAATCCTTATTCATGAACTTGCTAAAGGTGTTATGGAAATTGCAGGAACATACGGATTACCGAAAGATAAGACAAGACAAGAAGCGGTTATTAAATCACAAGATACTGTTGTTGGTGAAATTTGGGATATGAGATTAGGGCCGGTTATTTGGCAAAAGTTTCGTGAAGCTTATCCTGATGAATTGTTTGATGATGATAAGAGAAACTTACAACAATATTTCCTTGTTAAGTTTGCCGAACTTACCCCAAACGAATTCTTTGCAATGGCTCGTGAAATTTTATCAGGTTCACCAAAAGGAAAGAAAATGGTAAAAGATATGGTTGATGAAATCATTGCTGAACTTAAAGAAGAAGAATATGAAGATACTATGAAGAAATATGAGGATGATGACGACGATGATGATGAGGATTTTGATGATTTCTTAAAAGGATTAGGCATCAACTAAAAACTTTAAAACCCTTCAGAGATGAAGGGTTTTCTATTTTAAGATAAATTTTATATTTATAGTATATGAGTTTATCAAGAGAAGCAGTTTTAATGGAGTATGCCAAGTGTATGAAATCAACACCATACGCCCTTAAAACTTATTTACAGACATATGACAACACTGTTCAAAAGTATGTCCCATTAGAATTATTTCCTGACCAAGTTAGTTTGGTTGAAGATTATGAAAACTATAACGAAAATATTGCATTAAAGTATCGACAGGCAGGTGTATCAACTGTGACAGCCGCTTGGTCATCAAAAAAACTTGTTTTTGCTAAAAAGAATAGCCCTGAAAAAATATTGGTTATTGCTAACAAATTAGATACAGCAGTTGAGGTTGCAAATAAAATTAGAGGATTTACTGAACAATGGCCTAGTTGGGTAGGTGTTGGTTTTTCTGCTGAAAAAAACTCACAAAGACATTTTAAATTAACAAATGGATGTGAAGTTAAAGCAGTTGCGACATCTAAAGATGCTCTTCGTGGTTATACACCAACAATCTTGATATTTGACGAGGCGGCGTATATTGATGCCGATGATGATTTTTGGGCGGCTTGTATGGCATCCTTATCCACAGGTGGTAAGGTTATAGTTGTATCAACACCAAATGGATATGACCCAATTTATTATGGTATATATGACCAAGCGTTAAAGGGAATGAATGAATTTAAAGTTTCCGAAATGGTTTGGTGGAAAGACCCAAGATATGCTAAAGATTTATCATTAATAAATGTAAAAGATATTATTCATTATTATTTAAATCGTAATGAATATCAAACTGTTGAAATTATTGACTATAACAATAAAGAAAAAAACTTTGATGAAATAAGACAATTGATTGCTCAGGGATATAAACCAAGTTCTTCTTGGTATGAATCAATGGTTAAAAAACTTAAATATGACAAACGTAAAGTTAGTCAGGAATTAGAATGTGCATTTCTTGGTTCGGGGGATAACGTATTTGATTCGGATTTATTGGAAAATTTAAGAATTAATATGGTTAAAGAACCATCCACAAAGATGATGGGTGGTGGACTTTGGATTTGGAAAGAACCTGAAATGGGTAAAAAATACATTATGGGTGTTGACGTATCTCGTGGGGATAGTGAGGACTTCTCAACATTCCAAATCATTGATTTTGATACAAGAGAACAAGTTGCTGAGTATGTTGGAAAACTTCCTCCTGACACATTAGCGGAAATATGTTTTAAATGGGGTAATATGTATAACGCATTTATTGTAATAGATATTACAGGTGGTATGGGTGTTACAACGTCCTTAAGACTTAGAGAGTTAGGGTATAAGAATATGTACGTTGACGGTGTAGATATCTCAAATAAATGGAAATATGACCCAAAGGCTACTGAAAAAATACCAGGAATTAACTTTAATGCTAAGAGAGTTCAAATTATTGCAACCTTTGAAGAATATTTAAGACATGGTTTTAAAATAAATTCAAGTAGATTGTTAAATGAAATGAACACATTTATTTATATAAATGGAAGACCTGACCACCAAAAAGGACAACACGATGATTTAATTATGTCAGTAGCTATGGCTCTTTATGTTGGTGAATCATCATTTACGTCACTTAATAAGGTAACAAATCAAACAAAGGCAATGATTAATTCATGGACTGTTAATACAAATGAATATAATCGAAAACAATTCATGGACCCGGTAGTCCCTCAACATCAAGAAAACTTTAAACGAGAAGCCACAAAAAGTGATTATGAAAACTATTTATGGTTATTCGGAGGAAGGAGATAAAATTATGGGATATATAAAAAGACAAAAATCAGGAACATATAACGCAGGTACAAGAAGTAAAGTATCCGGACAAGGGGTACAAACTGTAAAATTACCTGTAAGTGATAAAAAACCTAGTAAATAACATTTATAGTGTTGTTTAAACAAATTATACTTTAGATATGAGTGAAAATAAACTAACGGTATGGCAAAGGTTATCACAGACCTTTGGCCCTAATTCATTATTAGGTCAGGATTACCCTACATACAAATATGATAAAAGCGAGTTATTAAAAACAACCTCAAAGGCCGAATACGAAAGAGAGAAACTTCAAGCTCAACAAACATATTATTTGGCGAACCAATGGGGTCGAATTGAAAATAATCTATATACTCAAGCAGTTTATTACGAACCAACCCGTTTAGCATCTTTTTATGACTATGAGTCAATGGAGTTTACACCTGAAATTGGTGCTGCTTTAGACATTTACGCTGAGGAATCTACCACCATCAATCAAGATGGTTACATGTTACAAATTTATTCTGAATCGTCAAGAATTAAATCAATTCTTGGGGATTTGTTTAATAACGCTTTAGATATTAACACTAACTTACCCATGTGGACAAGAAACACATGTAAGTATGGTGATAACTTTGTTTATATAAAATTAGACCCTGAAAAAGGTGTTGTAGGATGTATGCAGTTACCAATTATTGAAATTGAACGATTGGAAGCGGGTATGGGTTCACATTCAACTGATTCAACTACTAATCCTGAAAAAAAACATTTAAAGTTTAAATGGAAACAGAAAGATTTAGAATTTAATACTTGGGAAATTGCTCACTTCAGATTATTAGGTGATGATAGAAGATTACCTTATGGTACATCTATGTTAGAAAAAGCTCGTCGTATTTGGAAACAATTATTGTTATCAGAAGATGCGATGTTAATTTACAGAACATCAAGAGCTCCTGAAAGACGTGTATTTAAAGTGTTTGTTGGAAATATGGATGATGCGGATGTTGAACCATATATCCAAAGATTTGCGAATAAATTTAAGAGAAGTCAAACTGTTGACCCAAAATCGGGTAATGTAGATATGAGATTTAATCAGATGGCGGTTGACCAAGATTATTTCGTTCCTGTTAGAGATACCGCACAGGCAAGTCCTATTGAGACATTAGCGGGGGCACAGAACCTATCTGAAATTGCGGATATCGAATATATCCAAAAGAAATTATTAACAGCTTTAAGAGTACCTAAAGCGTTTTTAGGTTTTGAAGAAACTGTTGGTGACGGTAAAAATTTATCACTACAAGATATTCGTTTTGCAAGAACTATTAACAGAATTCAAAAAAATATGATTTCTGAATTGAATAAAATTGCTATTATACATTTATTCATTTTAGGTTTTGAAGATGAAATATCAAATTTCCAACTTAGTTTAACAAATCCGTCAACTCAGGCAGATTTGATGAAAATTGATGTATGGAAAGAAAAGATTTTATTATATAAGGATTTAGTTGCTGACCCTGGTAGTGGAATTGCACCAGTGTCTATGTCATGGGCTAAGAAACACATTCTTGGGTTTTCTGATGAAGAAATTAAACTTGACTTACAACAACAACGTATTGAAAGAGCCGTTGGTGAAGAACTTAAGAAAACTGCTGAAGTTATTACTCATACAGGTTTATTTGATAATTTAGATAAATTATATGGTAAAAAAGAGGGTGAACCAGCAGGTGCCCCATCAGAAGGTGGGGGAGCACCACCTGAATCAGGATTAGGAGGAATGGAAGGATTTGGAGGTGGTTCCGAAAGTGCTGCACCACCATCTGAAAGTCCTGCCCCACCACCGGCAGAAGGTGCGGGTACAGTTCCTGAAAACATAGAAAAACGTAATTCAGGACTTAATATTTTATTAGAAAATAGTGGAATGTTAAATGAAGATGAACTGATTGATTTAGGTAGAGTTCAAGAATCATTGGGTGAAATTGGAAATCAATTGGATAAACTATTAAAGGATTGATATTTATAATTAAATTATTATAAAATGAGATTCGGAATAATTAAAACACTAGTAGAAAATAAGTTGGTAGAGTCATTCAAAAATGAAACTCTTAAAACTGATATGTATCTTTTTAACAAAAAACTATTAAAAAATAAAGATTTTGTTAAAATGATGTCAATTTATGACAACCTAAATGAAAACAAAGGTTTAGATAAAGAAACTTCCAATTACTTGGTTGAGGATATGGTTTCAGAATTTAGAAATTTGAAACTTTCAGAATCAACAAATAAGTTTATTAAAAGTTGGACAAAGGATATAGTTTTAGAAAACAAATATGAAACTATTGATGATTTATTGTATGGTGATTTGATTAAACCTGAAAAAAAATCAATTGCTAAAAAGAAAATTGTTGAAAGTTTAACTAAAACTAAACCAATTGTTGAAAGTAAAACACCCAAAGTTCCAATTAGTTCAATGTTAAAAGTTGCTAATAAAACTGCTGAAAAATATTTAGAAAATTTAACTGAATCAGAAAGAAATTCAATTAAAGAAATTTTAACTTCAAAAGAAGAAAATTTAAAAAGTAAATTTGATGAATTAAAAGAAAATGCTGTTCAAAAAATTGATACATTAATTTCAGAATCTGATGAAGAACTTAAAAATGTTTTAATTGAGACAAAAGAAAGAATTACAAATTCTAAACCATCTAAAAAAGAATATATTAAGTTATTGAGTTTAACTCAAAATTTATAATTCAGTATTCTTTGAATTTTTATAAATTGCATTTTTTAAAATCTGACGTTTTGTGTCAGATTTTTTTTTGTAGTATTTTCCTTCCTGTAATTTTTTTACAAGTTGAGTTTTAACTACTTTTTGTTTAAACATTTTTAAAGCTTTTTCCACCTCGTTATTTCTGACAGGGATAATTAACATTTTTTTGACAACTATATTTTTGTGTGTTATTATTAATATATAAATAAACGAAGATATGAAAAAATTGTAAATGAAAAAAGGAAAAAGTTGTGTAATCAAAGGTTACAAACAAATAAAGTGTTCGTATGGAACTGTGGATTCGAAAAACTTAAAATCTATTTACTTAAACATCCAATCTTGGGTTGAACCAAAAGGTTTAGAAATGGATTGGTCACGACCTGTATCAATACTCAACAAAAATATAAAAACAACTCTTGGTGATATGATTAACAAAGATTTATTTAATGATAAATTTATTGTTGATTTAGATTTAAGAACAAGTGGAATATCAATTAAAAAACGGTCTTTCATGAATTTAGAAATAACTCTTTTTGTTAAAACAGAAATGGGGTTTAAATCAACAGAGTTAAAAAATGAATTAAAAAATATAATATCACAAATAGACAAATACTGTTTTAAACCTTCAAAATATTTTAAATTTTATTTAACTAAAAAGGATAAATTAAATACTACCGATAAATTAGAAAGTATTTAATATTTATCTAATAAAAAGGTAAAATGCAAAATTATAAAATATTAGGCCCAAGAGAGACAGGAAGAGGTATTTTAATTGAGATGGATGCGGGATATGTTTCCCCAACAGAAAAACATAATCAAACATTCTTACAAGAAAGTAGGGACTTTAAAGATTATTCAAAACCATTTGAGTTTTATGCCGTTCTACAAAAATATAACACACCAAATAGAAATGGTAGAATATATCCTGAAAGAATTTTAAAGAGAGAATCTGAAAATTATATAAAAAATTATATAGGTAAAAAAACTGCCTTATCTGAACTTAACCATCCTGAATCTTCGTTAATAGATTTGGATAGAGTATCACACATGATTACAGAGATGTGGTGGGATGGTAATGTTCTATTAGGTAAGTTATTACTTCTAACCTCACCAGGGTTCCATGAAAGAGGTATTGTGTCAACAAAGGGTGACCAAGCAGCAAACCTATTAAGATTAGGTGTAACGTTAGGTATATCATCAAGAGGGGTAGGTTCTTTAAAAAAAGTAGGTGACCAAAATGAAGTACAAGATGATTTTGAATTAATTTGTTTTGACTTAGTATCTTCACCGTCAACACCAGGAGCTTATTTATTTACTGAACCTGATGGAAGATTTGCGTTTGAAGAGAACCTACAAGAAGAAAACGAAATGAAAGCTGCAAGAACAGTTAACAAATCGCTTGATTTAATGGGAAGACTTTCCGATTATTTAAAAAAATAAATAATTATGGAAATGGACGAAAAATACTTTGTGGCAAAAATCCAATACGATTTGCCAGATGAAAACACAGGAAAAATTAAAAAAGTAAGAGAAGAAAAACTTGTAAAAGGTTATTCAGTTACTGATGTAGAAGCTAAAGTTACTGAGGCTTACAAATCATTTAGTTATGATTGGAGAATTACTTCAGTTAGTGAAAGTAAAATTGACGAAGTGTTTGAGTAATTACAAAGTAAAAAAACATTTAAAAGAGGACAAAAGTCCTCTTTTTTTATGCTCTAACAAAAAAAAATTAATTTTTATAAACATTCATATATTTATTTAATAAAATAACTACGCAATGGCAGAAAAAAACTTAGTTGAAGAAGCGTTAATCCAAATACAAAATTTGGAAGAAGCTATCAATGAAAACGCAAAAGAAATACTTCATTCTACAATGAAAGAAGAAATTAGCGAATTAGTAAAAGAGTCTATGAAAAATGAGGCTGAAGAAGATGAATTTGAAGTTGAAGACGAATTAGAATTTGAAGATTCTGAGGAAGAAGAAAACGAATTTGAATCTGAAGATGAAGAATCTGAAGAGGAAGAAGACGAATTTGGAACTGAAGAAGACGAAGATTCTGAAGAGGAATTTGACATGACAGATTTATCTGATATGGGTGGTGAAGATGAATTTAATTCTATGGAAGTTACTGATTTAACTGACAGTTCTATGGAAGATGTCCTTAAAGCTTTTAAACAAATGAGTGCAGATGACAGTTTTGAAATTAAAAAAGAAGGTGATTTTATTCATTTAAAAGATGAAGAAGATGAATACCTTATTCAAACTGAATCTGAACAAGAAGAGTATGAAGGTTGGGAATCTGAAGAAGAGGAAGAAGAATTAGATGAAATCGTTTACGAAATTGAAATGAATGAAGAGGAAGAGGAAGAAGAGTTGGATGAAATGTGGGGTAGCAAAAAAGGTGAGTACTCAAGAGAACACGGACACGAAGACGGCGATGGTTTAGATTATGAAGAAGATGAATACGAACTTGAAGAAGAAGTATTTACTGAATCTACTAAAGCTGTAGTTGGTAAAGGTGTTAAATTGGGTAACGCTAAAACTGCTGGTGTTGTTAAAAAGACACAAGGTGGTTTTAACGAAAAGAAAGCTCACGCAAATCCTACAAAAGGTACAGGTAAACCTAAATTTGAGTTCAAAGAAGAAGCTTCAATGGACACGGATAGACCTAAAAAATTCGGAACAAAAGAAGAAGCTAAAGAAGCTGCTCGTACTTACGGATTTGGTTCTAAAAAAGGACGTGGTTTAAGAAAGGGTATTACACCTAACAGAAACTTAACGTTTGAAAGCCGTGAAATTATGGAAGAAGTTGAAATGTTAAGAGCTAAAAATGAAGAATACAGAAAGGCTCTAAATATGTTTAGAGACAAACTTAACGAAGTTGCAGTGTTTAATTCAAATTTAGCATACGCTACAAGATTGTTCACAGAACACTCTACGTCAAAGCAAGAAAAGATTAACATTTTAAGAAGATTTGATACCGCAGACACTCTTAAAGAATCTAAAGCTCTTTATAAGACAATAAAAGACGAGTTAGGTGGTGCTACCACTAAAGCTCCGATGACAGAATCAATCGAAAGAGTGATGGATAAAGTTCCACAATCAGGTTCAGCTGTGAATTTGATTGAATCAAAAACTTACGAAAATCCTCAATTCTTGAGAATGAAAGACATTATGTCAAAAATAATAAAATAAACTTAAAAAAATAAAAAACCTATAAAATAAAATGGGAGCATTATTAGAAAGTGGATTAGTAGGTAACATCGGTCTTAAGCACTTGAAAGTTATCAAAGAAGACACTATAAACAAATGGGACAAATTAGGGTTCCTTGAAGGTCTTAGAGGCCACCTAAAAGAAAACGTTGCTCAGTTGTATGAAAACCAAGCATCATTCTTAATTAACGAAGCGGCTTCAACTGCTGATTCAGGTTCATTCGAAACTGTGGTATTCCCTATCATCAGACGTGTGTTCTCTAAATTATTAGCTAACGAAATCGTATCTGTACAAGCTATGAACTTACCAATCGGTAAATTGTTCTACTTTGTACCTCAAATTCAAGGTTATTCTGCAGCAACTCCAACACAAGGAGCTTCAGGAGAAGCTGGACACAGAGCACCTGTAGGTTCTCCTGGAAACTATCCTGGTGACCCAAATGCTGGTTACACTGATTCAACTGCGTATCCAAAGAACCTTTATGATTTATTCTATGAAGGAAATGAACCAGGTTTAAACCCATCAGGTCTTTTTGATTATTCAAAAGGTGGTTGGTATTGGGTTACTGGTGCAACTAACCAAGTAGTTTGGTCAAACGGTTCATTAGTAGTATCTGGATATGGTTCAGGTGAATACAGAAAATTACTTTTAGTAATGTCTGGTTTCACATCAGTAGGTGACGGTAAGTTAATTGGCCCTGATGGACAAGAAATGGATACTGAAACATTCCTTTCTGATTTAACTTTATTACCAACTTCTGCATTAGCTGCAAGAATTAACGCATCTGGTGGTAATGTTACTACTTCTACACCACTTTTATTCCGTGTTGTTACACAAAAATACGGTAAAGGTATTGTTGAATATGGTACTAGCAAAACTACAACATGGCCAGGTGGAGCAACTCCAGGAAATGGAGGTTCGTTCTATGATGTATGTAGTGCTGATGGTGTTATCTACTTAGAAGTTGATTTACAAACACCAGCATGTATCTCTTGTGGAGCATCTACTCCTGATGGTTACACTGGAACTACTTTCACAACTACTTTAACGGGTGTTACAACTAACACAGCAGTTACTGCATATTGGAAGCGTTACCAAGAGTTAGAATTTGAAGACAAAATTGGTGAAGTTTCTTTCGACCTTCAATCAGTAACAGTTTCTGTGACTGAAAGAAAGTTAAGAGCACAATGGTCTCCAGAACTTGCTCAAGACGTTGCAGCGTTCCACAACATCGATGCTGAAGCTGAATTAACAGCTTTATTATCTGAGCAAGTGGCAGCTGAAATTGACCGTGAAATCTTACGTGACTTACGTAAAGGTGCGGCTTGGACATTACGTTGGGATTACAACGGATGGAAGCGTCTGAACAACCAATCAACTCCTTACACTCAAAAGGACTGGAATCAAACGTTGATTACTGCAATCAACCAAATTTCAGCTCAAATCCATAAGTCTACTTTAAGAGGTGGAGCTAACTGGATTGTTGTATCTTCTGAAATCAGTGCTATCTTTGATGACTTGGAATACTTCCACGTATCAAACGCGGCTCCTGAGCAAGACCAATACAACATGGGTATTGAAAGAGTTGGTACTTTGAGTGGTCGTTACCAAGTATACCGTGACCCATACTTCCCACCAAACACTGTGTTGATTGGTCACAAAGGTACTTCGTTATTGGATACTGGATATATCTACGCTCCATACGTACCATTACAATTAACTCCAACAATGTATAACCCATTCAACTTTACTCCTATCAAGGGTATTATGACACGTTACGCTAAGAAGATGGTTAACAACCGTTTCTATGGACGTATCATCGTTGATGGTGTTCGTACATTCGATTTGAATGAATTAAGATAATCTTATCTTAATCTATAATAAAAAGGGACAAGAAATTGTCCCTTTTTTTATTTGTCTAACATTCTTAAAGACTTTGAAATTATTTCAGATTCAACTAAAGTGAAAGCTCCTCTTTTATAAGCGGAAACTAATGATTGTATAATACAATTATTTGCGTCTTCTTTAGTAAAATTTAAAATAAAATAATCTAAATCTTCATTTGTGTTAAATTGAAATACGTCGAATAGAACAGTTTCAGGTGATAAATTATTTATTTTATTTTTTAATTCGTCTTTTAATTGTTCTTCATTAGAATGTTCCATAGCATGATATATTTATATTAAAGATAGTAAAAAAAAATCCATATGAAAAGTAACGTTATATTAGAAATATTAAAAAAGTTCAAGGAGTATGACGATTATGTAAATGAGTCAACCTCAACAGGTGATGCGGGTAGTTATAGAGCCCCATTAAGACCTGGTTTAAAATTATGGGATAAAAATATTTTGAAACCTTTTACAGAACCGTTAAATGGTTATGATAATGCGGAAGTATATGTTGATTCACTTGATGGTAATATTGATACAAAGGGTGTTAAAAGAAAAGAAAAAATTTCGGTTGCAATTTCAAAGTCAGACAAAAAACATCCTGTTCAAAATGATGAAGATGGTAGTGACTTAAATGATAACCCTGTTAATGCGGAATTAATTAAAAAAGTTTTTGGTAAAAAGAAAATAAAAGAAGGTACTCATAGTTCTACAAGTGCTGGTGAGTATAGCGGGCCAATTGAGTTAGGTTTAAAAAAATGGAGAAAACAAGAACTTGACCCATTTAGTGATGACAGTAATCATCATACAACAAGTAAAGCTAAGAAAAAAAATATTAAAAATAATATTAAAAAAACTGTTGGTGTTTGGGAAAAACATCCTGAAAGTGGATATGAAATACCGTCTCACGATGTTCATACAATTAATGAAGATTTGGGTGTTTGGTTTGGGACTAAGAAAAAACCTAAAGGTAGTAAACAACCTAAAGGGCCTTGGGTGAATATATGTAAAAAGGTTGATGGTAAACATCCACCATGTGGGAGACCTGATGCATCATCTAAATCTTACCCAAAATGTAGAGCCGCAGGGGTTGCAGGTAAAATGTCAGATTCTCAAAAAAAAGCCGCTTGTCAACAAAAAAGAAGAGCTGAGAAGAAAGATACTCAAACAGGTAAAGGTCAAAAACCTGTTATGACTTCATATAAACCTAAAAAGAAAAAGACCAACGAATCGGTCTTAATATCTTTAATTAGAAAGGCTTTAGATTAATAAATACTTTTACTAACTCTAATACCGGGTCTAAGAGGTTCGTAAGTTCTTTCAGGTCTTGAGTATTGTCCTGTACCATATTCTGAATTAAGGTTTTCTAACGCTTTCCTATAATCACCTGAATCATCAGATAATAACCTATCAATAACATCTTGGATTAAACTTCTATCTAATCTTCCGTATTCAGGTTCTTGTGACATTTCTTTTATTGCTTTTTTAATTTGACTATTTAACTTTGACATTATAATAATATTAGTGATTTATTTTACTATAAATATTATCAAGAGAATGATTAATTTGAGTTTCTAATTCTTTTTCAATCTCCATGGCTCTATGTTCCATTTCTTTACGGAATGTATTAACCAATTTATCCCATTGACTTTTACTTAATTTAATAAAATAACTGTATGTATGATTTGTTACAGTTATTTGACCACCGTCCATAGTAACAAAAATACCTAATTTATCATTACGGATATATTTTTTGTCAGATATTGGAGCGATTATGAGTTCAGAATCCTCCGAATGAATGAGTTTTCTACATATGGTGGAACATTTCCTCACGTTAGACATATAAATGTCAAATTCGGTACTTTCTCGGTCTAATCGACGTAGATATAGACGATATTTAACCCATAGTTTTTTTATTATAGTCATGTCATTTATGATTTGACTACAAATATACTATGTTTTTTTAATAATTCAAAATGTTTTGTTAACAATAAGCCCCTGAACAGTGTTTTTTTCCGTCTAAACCAGGTTTTGTACCTTTACATACCTGTACCGCATAACCATTAGCATATGCTGAAGGGTAAACATCAAATTTAGCTTTAGCTGCCGATTTACCACGTGCACAAAGTTTAGTACCTGCTTTTTTACGACCTTCCATCATGATATCTTCTTGAGGTTTAACTGCATCATCAGAACTAAACTTATCACCTTTGATTTCATTCATCATAAAATCAAATACTTGGTCTAAGTTATTTTTAGATTCGGCAATGTGGTCTTGAGCCCAATCGTGACCATTGTTTAAAATATTTTCAACGTCATCTTTAGGTATAGATAAAAGTATCTCACATTGACGGTGCATTTGTTCTAAATTACTGAAAAACATATATCTTTCATTTTGTTCTTTTAATACTTGTTTAATTAAATTGTCTAAGTTTTTCATATTAAGCTATCATATCATCTTCTTTTAGGTCATTACAGACTACATCTAAAAACACTTCAATATCATGTTCTAAACCTTCATAATCTTCAAATACATTTGTTCCTTCAGTTGTGTTTTCAAACATACAAGTTTGAAAATTACCTTCGGGGTCACAATAAATTTCACCATAATAGTCACTATCATCAACAGTTAGATACCCTGTATGTATTTTTTCATCCTCATTATCTTCAGTTGACTCATATCTAAATTTAAACGATGGCATTCCTGGAAATTCAAAAGACCAAAAACCACCTGCCTTTGTTATAGCATCTTCTTTAGATGACGGTTCGTCTTCAATTGAAATACCTTTAGTAAATTTCTCAAGAGTTTTTCTTTCTTCAGGTGTAATTGATTCCATACCTGATTGACTAATTTTATCTAAAATTGCGTCAATTTTATCTTCACCAGGAGTAAAGGCTTCGGATAAAACAAATTTTAATAATTTAATATATTCGTTTTCTTTTAATTTTATTTTTTTCATTTCTTATCAACTATTTGGAATGTTAGTGTTTTCTTATAAGTATCTACTTCACCTGATGTAAGTACTTTAATATCTATTGAATATTCATTAGGTATTTTATCTCTTGTATCAAAGATGAAATAATATTCATTTGACGCTCTGTTTACTTGTGTCCAATCTTGAACTTGTACTTCTGTTTGACCCTCTTTAACATAAACTCGGTAATAAACAGTTACAGGTGTTAATACTTGATTAGATGTGTACGCTTTTTTAACAACAACACCAACTTTTCTTAAATCAGTATTTAATATTTTTTCATCTTGTTTAATACCGTAAAAATCAAAACCAAAAAGTTCAGGGTCTTGACTATTAGGCCCAAGAGTAAAATAACCAGTGTATGGTAAAACAGTTAAATCATTAACTACATTAGGTATTTGTATACCGTTATAATAAAGATTTGACCAAGTATCTGTAAACATACAAGGTGTTGTTGCTGAAACAGAATTAGTTGTTATTTCATAAACACCTTGAGTAATTTGACACCCCGTATAAGTACCAATAGTGTTACCTTGATTATTTTCTAAGGTAACAATCGGTAAATTATCCAAATTTGTTGGTACACCACCTATGTAAGAATACAAGTATAATTTATTATTGTTGTAAGAATAAAAAGCGTTTCGATTATCAAGTATTAAATCGTTATAATTTGTTTCAAGAAATGGTTCGTAGAAAGTTTGGGTATGCCTTGTAAAAAATCCTACTGAATAGTTTTCAGTTAAACCTGTTAAATTTTCTAATTCGGGTAAAAAAGCAACTCCCCATCCTGTTGACCCAGTTGTTGTACCGGTAAGAATTCGATTGATTTCATTTGTCATATCAAACTCAATATCTTCATTCCCAAATTCAAAATGTTGAGTATCAACAATTGTTAACGCCGAATAATTAATTGTTGACCCTGTTCCTGTGTTTGTATTATTGTATATTCCGGGTGTTGACCAATTATCTAATGTTGTTGTTTGATACCAATTAGAAGGTCTTTGAGAATATGCTTTATCTTGTGGTAAAGCTATTGGTGATAATAAACCATTAGTTGAATTTAAAGTACGTTGAACATCATAGTAATCATATCCAACACCTTCATCCCACGTTTGAGCAGTTCCTGTATTACCTGAAGTAAGAGGTATTCTAAATAAAACTAAGTCAAATGATGTTGCTCTTAATCTTCCTTGTGATGTGTATTCATTACTTAACCCATCTTTATCAAAAGAAGATGTGTTGGTCATTTTTAATGTATGAGTGATACCTGAAAAACCTGTACATCCTGTTGATATTATTCCGTCTTGGATTTTTTGTACAAGTAATGATAAATCTAAATCAAAGATAAATCTACTAAATCCAGGGGACGCAATTACATCAGATGCTGAACCAAAATATAATTGCGTATAAGGTGATTTACCAGTGTTGGTAAAACTATTTGAAATTATTGTATTGTTCCTACTAAAATATGAACGATGTATTGACATTTACTCTTTTTAGATAAATATCAATTTATACGAATATTTTGATTTAATACTTTAGTATCGAATAATTTCCATTCAGATGTTAATTTTGTCTTAGATATTGGAGAAGTTTCCCTTGTTAATTCAAATGGAGTTTCTCTATGATATAGGTGTTGATGATTTAATAAAAATCTCACAATTAATGCCAATAAATCTTTTAACGATTCTCCTCTAACCATAGAGTTTGTTGAATTATAATAATTTCCTGATAAAGTAGGTTCATTAATACCATAAACATCTGAATTTTTTAATTGGATTTTTTCTAATCCTGGAATATTTGAATTGTTAGATATTAAAAATATTTTTTCAGACCCCATTACTGCGTAACCAAAATCACCGTTTTGACTTACATTAGGAGTGTATTTTACTTTCTTTGAAACCTTTTTTAATCCGTATTTATTTTTACTTGAAATTAATCCTGAACCAGGGTTTGTTAATTTCTGTGATTTCGGAAATGCTATTAATGAAATTAAAGTATTTGTATTTTTCTTTTCGAGGTCACTACCAATTAGTGATTTTTTTTGTAAAGATAATGATGGTCTAAAGAAAAATGGAAATCTAACATCTGTAACATTTACAGTTTCTCTTGGCGTTAAGTAATCAATATTAATTAGTCCGTCATTTAATCCTGATATCACTTTATTAATTATATCAGATACTTCTTGTAGAGTATCAATGTTATTAAAAGAATGTGAAAAATACGTATATGTAACATCGTCAATAACTGTTTGTTGTGTAAATCTATCTGTTAAAGTATTTGGGGACTTTCCGGGTAAATTATATATGTTAATGTTACCTGAAAATGGGCCTTCAGTATCCAATCCATAATAAATTTCATACTCAACAAGTTTAACAATTTGTTCAGATACTGTTGAATTTTGAGTAATTGTTTTTTGTGTCCCTTTGGTTGTTTTAGAATCAAAATTAGATAATTGTAAAAAAGACCTTTTAGGATTCGTTACAGGGTATTCATTTGTTTTTAATATTGGTGTTTTTTTTGACCTTAATAAAACTTCATTATCTTTTAAAATAATATCAGACCTTCCTTTAGAATAAATTCCATAATCTTTTGGTTCAGCAAATACCCCTTTAGTGTTTTCAAAAAAGTATCCATTTGAATTTTTTAATGGTAAACCTGGTTTAACATTAGGCCCTGCCGCCATAATACTTTTTGTTTGGTTTGAATTTTCACGAGCAACAGACATTGCTGATGATATCGGGCCTTTAATATAAAATTGATTTTTTCTTCCTGTATTTTCAGACCAATTATAATAAATTAAATGAACATAATCATTATTTTCAGGAACAATATTTAATTGAACAGGAATTAAAGGAATATAAACAAAAGGGTCGACATCTTCGTAAAAAAATTCTTCTAAAATATCATTACCTTGAGCATTTAAAACTGATTTACCATTTTTTGTAATATCTTTAAGTGAATCAATTACTTGTTGGTAAATTTCAAAATCAGGTTTAACTCTAATACGTTCTAATGAATATTTGTCTTCATTATGGGTAACAGTACCTCCAAATAATATCCTATGTTTTTGTTGGTCATCCCTTCCTTGACTCATATTCTTTTAAAATTTTGTTATATGTTGATTCTATTTTATCAATTTTTTTTGTTAATTCAATAACTAAATGTTTGGTATTATCAAATTCTTTTGATAAAAAATCCATTGCTAATACCAAATCTTTGTTTGATTTAGTTTTATATTCAACTAATATTTCTTTTATTTTTTCTGACATATTAAAAATATTTTCCTGTTACTCTTACATTTCCTGTTGGTTGACCTGTAGGTGAAATTGTTTCAGTAACTATAACACCTTCAATTTTACCATTTTTAGTCCTTTCATTAAAAGATGCTGTAAAGACCGCAATTTTCTCAAGGGTTCCTAAGTCAGGCTCACCATTAATACCCGGGCCTGTTGGTATCCCAAGTTGTTGCATTTGTAAAATGTATTCAACAACTTCTTTTTGAGGTAAAACTCCAGATAGATATTCAGTTAAATATAAAAATGGTGTTGGTAAAATATATTTTCTAGGTATTGGAGTTAATTTTAATAGATTAAAAATTGCATTAAGTAGTGATTTACAACTTCGATAGTCATTAACTAAACTAACTACTCCTCTAATAATTGCCTCTGTATTATCTAAAATTGATTGAATTGCATTTTTTTGCATTTTTGTTTTAGTCACAATCAAATCTCTTAATATTGATTTAACTAATTTAAGAATATCCTGTTTGAATTGTTCATATAATGCTTCAATAAATAACGCACCTATTTTTGAGGTAGCACAGATTATCATTTTTCTGTTCAATTTTGCAAACTGCATCATTCCTGGTGAACTTGCTTCTAAATCGTTTACAATGTTTTCATCTAAATTGGAAACAGTGGTTGAAAGTGCTTTAGACATAACCACAAAAGGTAATAGGACTTTTGGTGATAAAATTGACATCATTGCACCTTTAACAAAGTTTTTAATTATTCCTTGATTCCAAGCGTAATCAAGAGAAATACCTTGTAATTGCCATCTATCATCATTAGATAAATTAAAATAGATATCTTGAAATATTGTATTAATATTACTTCCATCTTCATTGACTTCACTTATAGTGTCAAAAACATAATCAACATCACTAATTGGTAATTGAACATTATTACAATCAATAAATTCAACATAACCCTGTCTTATGATAGAAATTTCGTTCTCAATTTGAGAAATTTCATTTGGTGTAAATTCAAAAAATGTGTCAGTAACATCATCATATTCAGGATATTTTGCAATACCCCCAACATCAATCTCTTGGTTAGAATCAAAACACATTCCTAAAATTCTTTCAAGTATTCTAGTGAATTTTAACCAATCATTATATTTTGAAGGTCCGGTATTTGAATTAAATTTTGTTATGTTTAAAATTAAATCAACTATTTTATTTATCGCATTATTAAAATCTAACATTTTTAGAGTTTTATAATAATCAATAATAAAATCTGTTACTCTATTTGGAGCATTTATTCTTTGGTATAAAACTACTTTAAAATAATTCCCCTGAGTAACTCCGTTAAAAGTTTCAAAAGAAATTTTAAATAATTCTTGACCTGATGAACCGTAGTAAACTTGCGGAACTGATGGTGTTTGAATTAATTCGTATAAAAACCTGTTAGTACTTCTTCTTGATGCTAATGGGTCATACGGTATTTTTTCATATATTGAAGCACCAATGGAACTATCAGGACTTAATTTAAGTTGATTAAATAAATCAATTTCACTTACTTGAATATATAGTTCTTGATTTGTTAAATAAGTTTGTTCATTAGAACAATTCAATGAGCTAAAAACACACTCTTCGATAATACCTTCAATTAAAGTTGGTAAATTCTGTAATTGATTTTTTAAAATATTAATAAAAAAATCATTATTTGGGTTAGTATTTGTTTGACCAATTAAATCAATTAATTCTTCAAACGAATTACTTGTTTTTTCTTTAATTTTTCTTGAAATTGTTGCGGAATCTAAATTTATTTGAATGTTTTCCGCTTTTTTTTGTAATCTATCAGTATTGTTCTGTATAAACCCTTCATAATCCTTTTGTACTTGCGTAAAAGTTTTGACGGCTTTAGCCCTTGCTTTACTTTCTTTAAAACCTTGTCTGATATCCTCTGCCATTACAGATTAAATTTTTCAATATCTGAATTTATATCCTTTGAAATTAGACCCTGTAGAATATCATCATCCATAGATGAAATATCAAAAGTTTCTTCGGAATTACTTCTTTTTTCCCATATACCTGATTGTAACTTAGATAACGTAAGTTTTTTCTCAACACAATCATTTATGATTTTTTGTTGTTTTTCAATAACCGGGCCTATAACAGTCATGTCTTCAGGCTCTTTCATCATAGAAATCATTTTATTTTGAATTCTAATTGCGGTGGAGCGTTGTTCAACTAACTCATTATAAATTTCCTGCATCAGAGCTAAAATTGAGTCCTGTGTAAAATTTATTTGTTTCTTTTTTGGTTTTGTCATACTTATAAATATTTTTTATGACATTTTTTATTCAGGATTAACTTGGAGTAGAGCAGTATATATTTTTTTGAACTTTTTCATTGACGCTCTTATTTCTTTTGTTGACATATTTGTCATCTCTCTGAGCGATAATAAAATAATATTTTTATTAAATTTATTGTTATCAGTTGCTGGAAAAATTGTCTCATAATTTTCCATAATCTCAACTAATGAAATACCTAATTTTATTTCACTTTCGTTTAAATCATCAATTTCAATAGTTTCTTTAATATAATCAATTAATATTGGTATTAAATTAACTTCTTCAGATGGTTCAACATCTAAGTAATAAACCATTTCAGGAGAATTTTCTAAATCACCTGATATATCTTCATAGGAAATTTTTCTATTTTGTTCTTTTTGGTCTTTTAATATTTGACCCATAAGATAATTCTTGCAAATAGTTCCAAAATATGAATAAGCTTTCTTTTCTTTTGATGGACTAAATTTGTCAATTTTTGTCATCAAAAATGAATGTGTATCAGTATGAATTTCAATAAAATCCATATCTTTTCTGTATAATTTATATCTACGAATAATTGAAGAAATCATTTTATCTAAAGGATGTCTTAAATATTCATTATAAATCTTATTTTTTTCTTCAAAAGTAGAAGCAGTCAGAAACATTCTGACCGCATTCTCTTCTCTTATGTCAAAGTAATTTTCACCGCTAGATTTTTTTTTCGTCTTAACGGCAATTTCTATTGAGCTGGCGCTTAATATCATTAAGCATTTTCAGGAACAAATTTTATGTTTCTGTCTTCACTAAAAAAATATTCTTTTTTAGCTGAAGATACCCAAAACTTAACCTCATTTTCTTCAAGTTTGGTTTCACCATTTTTGTATTCCCAAAAAATAGAACCTTCTCTTAAATTAGTGTGTTTGTAACCAATTTTAGGAATAGTCATAATTTTAGCCGAATTGTACGTTAAACGAAGTAACAATTCATAAACAAATGTTAATTTAATGCTTGGTTTAAATCCACCAAAATCTTCAATTAGAGATTTTTTGAATACCATTCCTGATGTTTGAAAATTTTGATATTGTAATAAAGTTTCATTTGTTAGATATCCCATTTCTTGTGAGAAATTAGCCGCAAATGTAGCTTCGTTTGTAAATCCTTGGAAGGTTAATTTATTATCTACCTCAACTACGATAGGTAAAAATGCGTCAACATCAGAATATGAATCTAAATATTTTTTTACATTTTTAAACCAAATTTTTGAGTATTCATCGTCAACTTCTAGAATACTAACCCATTTAGTTTCAGCTTTTGTAATTCCAAAATTAACCTGATTTGAAAAATTTGGTTCTCCATCAAATTCAAAAGTTGTTACTTTAAGATTTTGAAAATCATATTTTTTCAAATAATCCGATAAATTTTTATCTTTACCATGAACTATAATTAAGTTTTTTGGTAAGAACTCTTGAGATTGTACAGACTCAATTGATTTTTTAAAGAAATCCTCAAAATCTCTCATTACCATACTTTTAATAGGTAATATAACACTTAAATCTAAAATATTTTCCATAATATTAATTTTCAATTAATTGTAGTTTATTTAATTCAGTTTCAAAATTTTCTTTTATAACTTGAAGATAACCTTCAAACGTTGATAAAATTGTCTTTTCAAATTTTTCTACATCACTATATTTTTCCGAAGTTTCAATACCATTCTTGTAAAGATTTTCAGAAACATTATCTTCTAACCAATTTTGAACAAAATCTGCAACATAGTCTACAAGTTTTATTTCATCTTGTATCCAAATTCCGTTTTCTTCGCTTAACCAACTTGGAATTAGTTTTGGAACTACACCCATAACTGCTACACCACTCTTCATAGATTCTAATGGGAAGGTACCAAAAGAACTAATTCTATCGTTCCATACTGACAACATAGATTCTCTTAATGAACTTGCAAATTCTTCTTGAGATAAACCTCTTAAATCACGGAAAGTAATCCATCTAAATTGTGGATACTTTTGATAGAACGACTTGATAAAATTAATTGAATCTCTTTGTTCTCTAAACACAACCGAAATAATTGGTTTAACAGGTTTTTCAGAAACAACAAAATTCTCATCGATTACTGGTTCAATAACGTCAACAGCACTCATTCTCATTAATTTTGAAACATAATTTTTTTGCTCTTCTGAAGTTGTGATACACTTTGTAAAGTTAAATTGTTGCCAAGTTTGTCCTGGTTGAAGAGTTTCAAATATATAGTCATAAGACTGTGACAATACGATTTTAGTACAAGGTAAGTTTGTTAATTGACTCATAACGTAACCAAAAATTTCAGGAATAATCATAAAATCTTCAGGCGCTATTTGTAAATTTTGTCCTTCTACTGATTGGTGGGGAATAGAATCATATTTATTTCCTAACCAACTTTGTACTCCAAAATAATTAGGTTTTTCATGTAAAATAATGACATTATAACCGGCATTTTTAAGTGTTAATGCCATATCATAAATGTATTTGATTGACGCTTTAGCGTTCCCTAAAGTATCTTGAGCGAAAAAATAAATTCTTGATTTTTTTTCACTCAAATTTTTAATTGAATCTTCAATTTTTTTAATTGTTTCTTCCATGTTTTAGTATTTTTGAATTATTTTATTATTTAATAAAGTGTTAAATGCCAATTTAAATGGTATTGATGCTGATGCTTTATCTCCTAAAGTTTCATCAACTTCTTCAGTTTCACTCAAGACTACCTCTAGCATCATTTTAATTATTTCGTATTGAACCACACCTATCTGTTGTTCAGTTGAACCTGATGAGTTTGGTGTGTCTATATTAATAATTGATTGAGCAGACTCCAAATCAATATAGTAATGTTCCCCTAGTATTTTTAACATCTGTAATATTTGAGATTATTTCGTCTAATTCCTTTAACTTTTCAATAGTTTTAGACGAGTTTATTTTTTCATTATAAAGTGTTTTATATTTAACAACTTTATTATTGTAATTAATAATAATTTCAGGGTTAGAAGTAACTATTAAATCAAATTCATTTAAAACTTCTTTTTTTGTTACTTCATTATAGAAAATAATTCTTTCAACCAAACAACCAAATTTTGATAAAAAAAATAAAGTTGCGGGTTTTGATTTTGAAATTTCATCTGATATAATAGTGAACTGAATATTATCTCTGTGTTTAACATATATGTCGTTGAAATCCACAAATGTTGTCATTTCACTTGATGGTGAATGACCAAATATTTCCATAGGACATTCTTCAAACATGAATGAAAACATTTCTTCTTTTGAAGGAAATAAAAAATGTTTGGATAAATCTAAACTATCAATTGGTTCAATTATCTCATAGTTAAACGACACCTCATCTTCCTCAAACCCGTCACTTTTTTCAATTAGAAATTTATTATAGGTTGTTTTAAACTTACCAATAGTATCCCTTAAAACTCCGTTAATATCAATTCCTATCTTCATACCTTTTTAATATTTCAGTAATTAATGGATTTCTAACAACATCATCATCTCCAAATTCATGAACTCCAATCTCTGAAATGTTTTTAAATTTCTCAATAGCATCCCATAAACCTGAATGTTTTTTATCTTTATATCTGTCAGTTTGTTCTAAATCACCTGATATAAAAAATTTGCTATCGGTACCAATACGAGTTAATAATAACTTCATTTGTTTTGGCGTAGCATTTTGAGCTTCTTCAAATATTAAAATAGAATTATCAATATTCATCCCTCTCATATATGCCAATGCGAAAACCTCAATAACTTCCATTTGTTTTAATTTTTCTCTCGCCTCTTTACCTATAATTTTATTTAATAGATAATATGATGGGAAGATATACGGGTCTAATTTTTCTTCAACATTACCAGGTAATGAACCAAGTTTTTCTTCAGCTTCAACCGCTGGTCTAACAATGATAATTTTTTCGTAAGGTGACGTATGGTCGGCAATTAAATCAACCGCTGCTTTCATTGCTATAAAACTTTTACCAACACCTGCCGGACCTGAACAAATTGTTATTTGATTTTTCTTCAATTTATCATAGTACTCTCTCTGACTTTGAGTTAAGAATTTATCTTTACTCTTTTTAATCATCCCACTAATTTGGTCTTTTTTCGACATTTTTGGTTTAGCTTCAGTAGGAATATACTGACTGTCTTTGCTAATTGTTTTTTTTCTTGTCATTATTTAATTTTTGTGTAACTTTTTTGAGAATGATTGCATTTCATTTATTTGAAATTCCAACTCAGGTATATCATATTTTGTATCAAAAATAGTCGATAAAGTTCTATCAACAGTTAATTCTGAATTCATGGCGTTAATACCAATATTTAATTCATATGAATTTGATATCATTTTTACTAAATCGTATTTTGTAACTTGAGTTGGTGAAACAAAATGTTTAATCCCTTTCCAAAAATCTTTGTTATCAATAATTTTTTCCACTAATTTAGCCCATTCTAAACAAGTAATACCATTCCAAAAATGATTTAAAAAACCATTAACTGTATTATTTTTTTGACTTTTAACCCATTCAACTAAAGACCTATGTTGATTAACTTCTTCACCAATTATTGAAGTTCTTATTATTGTACAATTACTTGGTTCTCCCATAGCTTTAGACATACCATATACATCATCAACATCATATTTATCTTTTTCATCATATCTACCTTTTTTACCTGAAAAGACACAATCAGTTGTTGGATGAATCATATTCCATTCATTTTTCTCACAAACATTAGCTAATAATCTTGGAAAAACTGAGTTTACTAAAATTGCGTTTAAGTCACCTAATTGGTCAACTCTTGGTTTAATTGTACCAATACAATTTATAATAACATCACCCTGATTTACTCCACAATTGATTAAAATTTCTTCTAATGTTTTTTCTGTCTGTTGAGATGCGTCAAGAACATCTCTGTTAATTTCATTAACATTAAATTTTTCAGATAAATAAGTGTAAACATATTTACCTAACATACCTTTTGAACCTAAAATATAAATTTTCATAATTTTTTTACTTTTTTTATTTTTTTTATCTAAAATCTTCTTCCCATATATTCCAATTATCATGTGGTAATCTTATATCGTCACCTAAACTTTCTTCTAATGATGTAGTAGAAAAGAAAATAACTGAAGTATTTTCTTCCAAATTTTTAAAACCATTATAATGATTCGGTGGGATAAATAATACTTTTGGTTGTCTTGCACTTAAAATATATTTTGTAATTTCTTCAGTTTCCATATTAACAATTCCAATAAGTGCGGTACCACTAGATACATAAACATATTTCCCTTCTTTTTTATGACCATGCCACGCTCTTATAAATCCTTGTCTATGATTCTCAACTTGGTAAAATCTCTTTACATTTTCAAAATTGAAATCATTAACAAATCTAACCGAACCTCTATCATCAACAGAGATACCACCATTCATTAATTTTTTTGTGTCCATAATAATTCTTTTTGATTTTTTTTATTTGTTAAAAACGCTCCATTGTGGTAAACTTTATCTTCAGGGTTTTCAATTCTATTTTCTTCAAATAAAGTTACCATTCTTAATACCTCATCCTCAACGGTTGTAATTGGTTTATATTTAAAAACTTTTAAAGATTTTGAATTATCAACACGATAATTTCTAGCATCTTGAAAAGATATTTCAGTGTACGTTACTTTAGTATTAGGTACTATTTTAGCAACACGTTCACCTAGTTCTTTAATTATAACATTTTCTTTTGATAAAACAAAAATTCCCGGATACTTTTCTTTACAGGCCTCTGTAATATATCCCGCAATATCTTTAACTGCTATTATTGGTCTCCATTGTTCACCTCCATTAATAGTTATAGTACCTTCTTTTACCGCCTTCATAGTTAATACATTAACAACTAAATCCATTCTAATTCTAGAATATGTGTCACCAAGACCAAATACAGTTCCTAATCTAAAAATTGTCCCATTTTTGTCTAAAATGTGTTTTTCGGCTTTAAGTTTTGTTGATGCATATGATGATAATGGATTTGTTTCACTTAATTCATCTAATATACCATCTTGAGCCCCGTAAACTGAACACGTAGACATGAAAATTAAATGTTTATCGGGTGAAACAATATCACAAAAATTTTTAATAGAATTATAATTAATTTCTTCAGTTAAAAATGGGTCAACACTACAAGCCGGGTCACCAACTAAAGCAGCCATTAAAACTATAATATCAAAATCTTTAGATACTTCATAAAGTTTATCAGTATCTCTAATGTCTCCATAAATAAAAGAAACATCTTTTAAATACCTATTTTCATATAATAAATTATCGTAAATAGTTATATCAAACCCTTCTCTAATAAGATAATCTGATGTTAATCCTCCGATGTAACCGGCACCACCTACTAATAAAACTTTTTCTTTCATTATTTTATATAATTTATTTATTTTATATTTTTATTTTGTAATCCATGAATGTTTCTGATTTACCTACGTCAATACTAAAAAATGAATCAGACCATGGTAGAAATTTTATGTTTGTTTTTTCACCTATGTTATAATCATAAGTTTCTTCTGGTAATAATCGTTTTACATATTTATCACCTGGTAAATCACCATGCTCCCATTTTTTATCAAAATGGTTTTTTGTATTTGATATGTTCCATCCTGAACTCATAGAGATATAATCTATTTCAAATGAATTATACATGGCAATATTGCCCTCCATCATTCTTCTTAGGTAATCACTATCTTCATAATTACCCCCAATAAATCTTTCATCCATAAACCCAATATTTCTAAATAATTCTTTTTTAAAACCAAAAAACCCCCACGCATATAATCCAACAAACCCATATCCTTGTTCTAAAAGAGTTAAAATTTTTTCAATATGTTCTTTTTTAGGTCTAGCTTTGTCATTACAAATAATAATGGTTTCTGTTGGTGATTCAACAACACAATCATTAATTAATTTTGAGAAAGATGGGTATCCGTGACCATTTTTCCAAATTGATTCTTCATCCATGTTTTTTAAATGAGTAATTAATTCATCTTTTAAAGAGTCTCTATTGCTTGGTATAATTATAGTATATTCTTTATTCATGGTAATTTTAATTTATTTTTTTATTATCCATTATTTAAAAATTTACTAACACGTCTGTCAATAGAACGTTTGACAATTGTTAAACCCGCTTCGGATATGGGGAATGTAAAAATATCCATCTCAGGATATTCAGTTTTAATCCAATCTATCATTTTATAAGAATCCTCACAGTGTTCTCGGGTAATATATTTTTCAGAAATTGGGTCAGTATCATGTAAAATAATTACCCCAAATTCATTTAAATTTTTAAGTGATGCTTTGAAATCTAATTTAACCGCTTCAAACGCATGGTCAGCATCTATGAAAATAACATCTACTATTTCATTAAAATTATTTAAAAAGTCTTGTGTTGATGTTTGATGGAACTCACCAATGTTTTTATTTCTTCTAAAATCAATAATATCAACCCCAATTACCCTAGGTACTACTTCTGAAACTTTTTCAAAAGTTGACCCATCATATACACCTAATTCTAAATAATTTTTACAATTAATTGATTTAACTATTTGGACTATCATGTCCGTGTGAACTTCATGTCCGTATGCAAATTTATCCATATTTTTTATTTTAAATTAATAAAAAATATGGATACAGTAAACATTAAGTGTTGTTTTTATTCATCTTAAAAAACAGGTATTGTTTCGGCTTTACATCCGCCAAACCACCAAATACATTCTGAAAATGTACTAAGACGATTACAAACCAACATATCACATTTTGAGGCTATTAACATAGTTGCTGTAGAATATTGCATTTGAGTAACATTATCTGGTTTAGTGTAAGTTATTACATTGTAGTCTTTTAAATATTCTAAATATTCAGGTAAAACACTGTCGTTATCTGAAGTAAGAAAAATAGTTTTTACTTTTGGTAAAAATTCATTAATTGCATTTTTATAAGTTTCAAAATTATAATCTCTAATAACTCCGTCTCGAATACTTGTACAGTTTGGAGGGTCAAATTGATGAGTCCAAGTTCTTATTTGTATGGTAAGTAATGGGTATTCAAAATGTTTTGACACTCTATCAACTTCGGATAAAACTTCAGGTCTCCATTTAATTTTACTAATTCCTTTTTGTATTCTGTTAAATACTGTATCACATATTAAATTTCTATTAAAAAACCAATCAATTGAATGTGTTGAAAATAAATAAGAAAGTGATTTATTTACGATATTAGGGTGGTCACCTAAAGCTTTAGCGTCGTTTATTAAATCAGGTTGTTCTGTTTCTTCTGATTTTAAAACTAAAAATCTTGCAGAAATAAAAGAATTACCAAATTCGTGTGGGTTATGGCAAATTAAACTATCATCTAAAATTTCTCGATAATCAGCGTCAAAATGTGCGTCAAATCTAGGTAAAATATTAGTTTCACCTATACTTAAAGCGGTGACAAAAGATTTTAAAACATTACATAAACCAGATTTTATTTCTACCGTAAATTTCATATATGTATTATTTAACAAATTCATTAATTAAATTATTCCATTTTTCACGACAACGTTCTAAAGTATATTCTTTTGAATAATATTCTCGTGGTGAAAAAAGATTTCGATTACTAATAACGTATCTTATTGTTTCAGGAAAATTTTCATCGTTAGATACTAACCCCCATGTTTTATCATCTTGTCTATCTAAATAACATCCCATAGGTCTTGCAACCATTGGTATGTCACATGCACCTATTTCAATTCCTGCAAAATGACCTTCTTCATTTCCTGATGTACAAATACCACACACTGATGAATTTATTAAAAGTCTAACTGTATTTGTGTCAACTCTGTTAAATATTCTTACTCTATTTCTATTATGTTCAGGAATTGCGTCAATAGTTGTATTATCTTTCATTACTAAACAAAAATTAAAATCCGTCATTGTTTCAATGAGGTTTAAAACTCTATGAAATCCTTTTTTTTCATGAGAAGAATCACCTATAAAAATAATTGAATTAGGTAAAACTTCTGGATGTCTTTCAGGAATAGGTTTAAAAAAATTAAAATCTGATGATTGTTCAATTACTCTTACATTTTTTGGATTAATTCTTTCTTTATAAAGATTATACGTTTGTTTAGACGCAAATACAACACAAGTACATGAATTTATAACTTCAGTTTGCATTGGATTATCCATAGTATCTTGTATTAGACAGAATGTTGGGACATCAATATTAAGTTTACGAAAATAACTTCCATTTCTAATTATATAATCAGGGCGCTCTCTAATAGATTCTATTTTATCAGCTAATATTGCATAACTTGTATATCCGTCACATTTATCTTGAAGGCCTGGAAACCATTCTAATAGGTCATGCCAAAATGTTCTCGTGTTTGGAATACACGTAAGTGTATCGTTAACTAACCACCCAATTTTATTATCCATAGTATGTTTTATTTTTTATAAATGTTTAACCAATAATCAATCATTTCATCCATCATTGTCTCAAAACTATATTCAGGTTTCCATCCTAAAGACCTAATTTTACTTGAGTCACCTTTAAGGTATGGTAATTCTTCAGGACGTAAAAACTTATCATTTTGAACAACATAGTCTTTATAATTTAAATTTAATTTACTAAAAACATATTCACACATATCTCTAACTGACCTTGACTCCCCAGTTGCCACAACTAAGTCGACTGGTTTATCCTGTTGTAATATTAAATGCATTGCTTTTACATAGTCTTTGGAATGTCCCCAATCTCTATATGAATCCATGTTACCAAGTTCTAATTTATCAGATAAACCTAAACTTATCATCACCGCGGCTTTAACTACTTTATTAGTAACAAAATTAGAACCTCTACGAGGAGATTCATGATTGAATAAAATACCATTATTAGCATGTAAATTATATGCGTTTCTATAATTTCGAACAATATTATACCCAAATACTTTACTACATCCATATGGTGAAACTGGATTCATATGAGTTGTTTCTCTTTGGTACCCATCAGGGTCTACCGAACTTCCAAACATTTCCGAACTACTTGCTTGATAAAATTTTGCGTTAGGACAAACTCTACGATAAGCATCTAAAATATTTAAAACACCTAAAGAATTAACTTGTGATGTAAATTGTGGGATATCGTAACTAATACGTACATGACTTTGAGCGGCTAAGTTGTATATTTCGTCAGGTTGTATTTCACTTAATAATCTTTCAATATTAGATTGGTCTAACAAGTCACCATAATATATATTTATTTTGTCTCGAATTTCGTCAAGTCTACTTTGTTGGTGTTCAGGTGTAGAATTTCTTCGTATAATACCATGAACTTCATATCCTAATGATAAAAGATATTCCGCTAGATATGACCCATCTTGGCCACCCACACCGGTTATAAATGCACGTTTAATCATATTTTATTTTTAACTTTTAAAAAAATTCATTTTAGTCAAATCTGGCCAATCCTCATATTTCCATTTTCTAGGATTTGTATTAATGGCATTAGATAATTTATCTAATCCTAATTTAGCGGTTTCAGGAGTCATATAGTAATGGTAACCCATTGTATCGATATTTTGTTCTCTCCATGGAATATTGGGTAGTCTACCGTCATAACTCATTTTTTTTAACTGAATAGCATCTTGTTCGTTGTCCAAAAGAATCATTCCACCTCTACCTAAACTTAAATGTTTTTGAAATTGAAAACTTAAACACATATACGTATTTGGAATATAACTGTCTTTTTTCCACAGTACTGCTGCGTCAATTATTTTTTTTTCTTCGTAATTTAAAGTGTAGTAATCTTCCCATTTTTCATCTCTCCATTCTAATCCAATCCCCAATTTTTTAGACAACATGGGTACGGATAAATAAGTTCGTAATGGGACGTTAATTTTAGTAGTATTTGTTAATCTTAAACATAACTCTATACCATGAGTACAACTATCTACAGCAACTGCGTAAGGGGCGTTGTAAAATTGTGATATCTTTTTTTCAAATTCCGTCACAGTATCCATATTCACTTGTTCCATAAGATTAATAATTATATCCTAATTTTTTCGCGTTGTAAAGTATTCTTGTACTATCTATTTTTTTAACTAAAATTGCTGGATTTCCCTTATATACCCCCCATTCTTCAGTATCACCCATTAATAAACTACCTGCGGATAATAGAACACCACGTCTTAATCTTGAGCCGGGTAATACAATAGAATTTGTTCCGATATTAGAAAATTCTTCCATAAGAACAGGTTTAATTATTTGAGTACCTTTTAATTCTTCAGGTATCATCGCTCCAAATAATCCACTATCATCAAATCTATCTGAACCACATACAATTCTAGCTCCGGCCATTATGTTATTAAACCCTTTGGCCGTAAAATCTGAGTTTTTACCACCTATAATTGTTACATAAGGACTAATATGTGTATAATCACCAATATATAATTTTGTTGTACAATAAAATCCTTTATCTATTGCAACATGACTACCTATAACACAATTATTTTTTTCTTTTATTATTATATCTAAATCTAAAACAACATCACTACCTATTTTCATCAAATAAAAGTTTTATCAATTGTTTGACCAAAATATGGCCCTGTTTTGTATTCATATACAATAGTATCGTCTTCTAAAATCAAATAATTATGACCACCATTAAATGTAAAACTAATATCACCTGCGGATAATATAGGTTCCGCAATTATATTATCATCAATGTCATAGAAAATACATTTTACCTTTCCTTTTATAACACACCAACTTTCCTGAGGTATGTAATTTTCATCATGTCTTGGGATTATATTATGTTTGTGAGGTTTAAATGTATGTCCTTTAGATAATTTTAAACTGGCACATTGAAGGTAGTTTTTATCTAAGCTTAAATCAGTTCGTTCAGAAGTAACATCAGATAATCTCACAATTTGATGAAGGAGTTCTCCATTAATTTTAGAATATATTTTTTCCATTTTATTTTGTATATCTTTAATATTTTAATCGTCTTTTTCACCTTCTTGTATATGATAAACTAATGAATCAAATACTGTAACATGTCTCATCCCATAAGTTGATTCTAATTTTCTAAAATACCAGTCATCTCCACTTTGAACAAACCCATTTAAAGTACCAACTCCATCAGTATAAATGTTACCTTCAGGATACATACCACTTTCAATAAATCGAGTTTTTTCAAAAATACATGGCATGTATAAACCACCTGAATAAATGTTATCCTCCCTCATAGATGTATTAACTTTTTCCCAAAGTTCATAATCAATTTTTTTAGGACTTTTACCACAATCAATACTAATACCATAAGTTCCACTCCTCATTTTACCACTCTCAACTAATCTAGATGTTGGTATATTAGTACCATCGTGATGTTTTAATAAATTTTCTAACCATCCATTACTAAAGACCATATCTGAATTAACAAAACAAATATTATCTGATTTACTAGTTTTACCGGCGTAATTCCAACATCTATAAACTCTATTTAAATAATAATCATTAGGAATTGGGTCATTATAAATTGAATATGGTATATCTAATTTTGTTAATTTATTTATAATCTCATCTGTTGCATCATTTGCGACAATTCTTATTGAGACATCCCAACCATTAACTTTACATTTTTCACTAGTTAATTCTTTATGTATTAAATCTAAGTATTCTACTGATTTAAAAATTAATGAAATAATTTCAATTGATTTCTTCATTTTGTTTTTTAAAAATATTAATTATTTTTTCTTTTTCTTTTGGATTAGTTGCGTCAGTAATTTTAAACCATGAAGGTAATATATTAGTATCTAATTCAACAACTTCTAACGTAGTTTCGTCTAATAATCTCTCAAGTGCCCATCCGTCTTGGCCATAACTTTTATAAACATTATATTTAGTAATAATTTGATAGTCAGTCGCAAAACCTCTATGTATTATACTATAAGGTATTTTAATGGTTGTTACAATTCCATTTGGATATTGAGGTTGGTGTAACCCGTGAATTGACTGAAAATTTAAATTTTTATTATTTCTCCATATTGCACAAACCCCATGACTTAAACTATGATAAGCGTTATCTATTCTATAGTGGATGTCACTTCTCCATAGATTGTAATGACCCAACAATATACCGTCAATATTATTGTTTTTAGCGTAGTTACAAATATCAATTAAAATTTTATTGTTATCATTAGTTAAACGACTATCTAAAAGTGAATCACCATCTAACCATATAATAAATTCAGTGTCAGGTTGCTCAAGTAGTAGAGTATCTAACAATTTTTTCTTACACGATATTTCATTTTTAAAATCATTTATTTCTGACTCAATTACTCGTAAATTAGAAAAATTTTTATAAATTTCTTTACTACCATCATCAGAATTTTGGTCGTATACATAAACGTATTCACATATTTCAAACATTTGTTTTAACCAATTATGTAAATTTCCTTTTGATAATTCATTTCTTAATTGTGTAAATCCTACTATTTTCATTTAATTAAATTATTAATTGTGTATTTATTTTCAATTTTAGTCACATAATTGAATAAGTAATTATTTTTATTCCACATTTCCCAAAATTTATTATCCATATTTACTCTATTTGTTACTGTTGCATTTTTATCATTTCCGTAATGCCATAAATGAAGAGCAACAAAATCATCAATAAACCTTACATTTAATTTAAGACGAATTCTATGTATAAATTCATCATCATCAAACGCTACTCCAGTTGCAAATCTTTCGTCAAATCCTCCTAATTCTTTTAAATCTTTTTTAGTTATTGCGGTACAAAAATGATAAGATTTTGGTCGATATAATGAATGATTATACCATCCTTCATCACCATCATTAACTACTGATATTTTTTTATATGTTGAGGGGTTAATAAATGATTTAAAATCATTAAGTTGTAACACTGCCGATGTTTGAATTTCACTTAAAGAATAACAAGCAAATGATAAATAATCATTATCAATTAAATTTTCGTTTACAAAATTTAAAATATCATCTGAATGTAAACATTCAGGATTTTGTATAATAATTTTATCACCTGATGCGTGGTTAAATCCGACGTTAAAAGGAACACATGGATTTACATACCATTTATCTTTTTTTTCTAATCTAACAATTTTTAAAAAAGGAAATTCGTCTACCAAATCTTCTAATCTTTCATCTTCGTGACTACAGTCATCGACAGCGATAACTTCAAAATCAGTAAAACTACTTTTTTTAAAACTTTCTAATGTTTTAATAAATATTTTTTTTCGATTGTGATACGCAGTAACAATGGAAATCATAATTTTTCTTTTAATATTTCAATAATTTTGTCGGATGTTTTACCATCTCCTAACCAATCTGTGTTTGAGTTATAATTTGATAGATAATTAAATGACTCAATCCACGAAACATCTAATTCGTTTACATTAATCATATATGAACATCCAGATTCAACCGATTCAGGTCTTTCAGTAAAATCTCTTGGGACAATAACTGGAGTATTAAATAAACAAGGTTCTTCTTGAGCTGTACCTGAATCTGAAATTATAAACTTAGAATGGTACATTTCATTTATATAATTTTTAAAAGATAATAAATCAATTACTTTAATATTTTCTAAATCTAAATTAAATTCGGATATTTTATCAATAGTTCTTTTAAATGATAACATTTCAACAGGTATCCCAAATCTTTGGGAACAAATATTAGCATAGTTTAATATGTTTTTTAAACGTTCCTTACTATTAAAATTTTCAGGTCTATGAATATCTAAAATTATTTTATTATTTTTTTTAGATTTATTTAATTCTATTTTATTTGCAACCTCTTTAATTGTATTTCCTACAACATAAATTGATTTTGGATTAATTGATTCTCTAATCAATTTTTCTTTGTAATTATCATGATAAACAAACAAAAGGTCACTACAATGGTCACAAACAATTCTATTAATTTCTTCAAGCATTCTTTTATCACCCGACCTCATACCTGCCTCAATGTGGGCAATTTTATACCCCTCTTTTTTAAGAGGTACCGATGCTAAAGCCGAATTTGAATCACCTAAAAAAATTATTAAATCAGGATTTATATTTTCATTACGGATTAAGTCAATTATTTTGACAGATAAATCTGCCTGTTGGTGAAAATGTTCTTTTCCCTTTGAGCCGATTTCTAAATTAAAATCAGGTTTACGTATTGATAACTCATCAAAAAATACATCAGATAACATTTTATCATAATGTTGTCCTGTGTGTATTAATATATGATTAAAATTGTTATCTAATTTTTTAAAAATTTCAGACATTCTTATAAAATCGGGTCTAATACCGGTGATAGTTATGATTGTTTTTTTCATTGATTTAATATTTTAATATATTCGTTTGTTATTTCTTTACAAACATTTGACGATTCAAATTGACCAATATTTTCAGGGACATCGTGTAATTTTTTATCAATAATATTCCCATTACTATTGATATTATAAATCCAACCCTTTTTGCCACACATCCATCCTTCAATAGTTGTTCTACCCAATAATATACCCGCAGTTTCACCACATTTTTTTGTGAACTCCTCAACAGAACTTGTTTCACTAAAGTATTTAACATGTGGTTTAGTTGTTAGTTCATTCAAATAATTTGAGTGGTTTTTACCAACTAACCAAAGTTCTTTATTGTTTTTTTCACAATAATCTGAAATATCAAAAATTGAATTTTTACGTAAATAATCTATAGTACCGACAAAAAGTACTGAGTTAGAATTTTCAGTATTGTTTTGATTAAATCTTGATTCATCTATTGGGTTATAAATAATTGTAGTTGAATTAATATCAATTTTAAAATTATTAATAATATGTTGTTTAATTTCAGGTCTTATACAGATGTATTTTTTAATATTTGGAGAAATTACTGGATTTTCTAATTCAATAACTTCAGAATGAATTGTTGTAATTATTGGTGTGTTTGGGAATGCGTGTACCAAAATTTCAACAACAGGATAATGTTGTCCGTGTATTATATCAAAATTTTCATGAACAGGGGCATTGTTGAAATCGTAAACTTTAATTCCTAATGATTCTGATAGGTATCTTATTGGACCTTCTATTGAAGGTGAAACTACACTAACATCATGTCCGTTTTTAACTAAATTTTTACAAAGTTCAAATACATACATTTCAGAACCTGTGAAGTCTCGGTATAAAAGACACCCAAATAAAATTTTTAATTTTTTCTCTTCCATTAGATTGATAATATAAATTTTTGTAATTTATTAAAATTGTTTGAAATAAAAGGCGATAATGTTTTTTTATAATCTTCAATCACTCTTTCATTTTTATCATAATTTAAATTTCTTGTTTGACTTTCATAGTGATATGATACTAAATTACCATCTAAATAATTAGTATATCCATTTATCAAACATTTTAAATTAAATTCAACATCTTCAAAACATTCAGTATATGATTCATTAAAATAATTTAATTTTTCAAAAACCTTTCTATATACCATCATAAGAGCACCTGTAGTGATTGGTACTTTTTTTATTTGATTTTGAAAGTTATAATGAGAATTAATACCACTATGGTGCATTTGAATTTTATTTTCTTTATCACTTACAATGATTACTCCATCATGTTGGATTAATTTATTTTTAAAATGTAATCTACAACCAACAGTACCAACTGCGGGAATAGTCTTATGTATTTTTAACATACCATAAATCACATCATTTAAAAGTTCAATATCATTGTTACTAAATAAAATGTACGTATGTTCGTTAAATAAATGATTTTTAACTACATCATTATTAATTTTTGCAAAATTATAATAATCATATTCAATCAACTTTATATTTGAATAATTAAATATAAAATTTTTAATAGCTTTTTTTTCAAGTTTAGAAGAACCCGTATCCGCAACAAAAATATCAAAAATAGTTTCATCACAATTATCAAAATAAGATAAAATACATTTTTTTAATAAAGAAAAATTATCTTTATGTGGGATAATAATTGCAACTTTACCATCAATTTTTATTGGTTTTCTTTGTATTCTTGGGATATAAATTTCGGGATAAATTACAATAGGCAAAAATTGTCCGTATTTTTCTAAAAATGTAATTTTACTATTATAAAATTCATGGTTTGGTTGACCAACAGATTGGTGTGTAATATCGAATGAAAAAGTTACCCCTAATTTAACACCATCCAAAAAATTACTCAAACAAAACGGGTGGTCATAAAAATGAAATTTACCAATAGTTTCATCAAATGTGTGTTTTATTTTATTTTTATTAAACGATAAAAATAATCCGTCTAATGTGACAACTGGTATTGGTTTAGGTAATTTGGCCGAGTATTTACTAATCCACTTTGGTTGACCTTCAGGTTGGTGATACACATGACCGACCATTGTATTGTGCATATTTTCCCAATAAACACCTGATTTAGGAAAATAACATGAACCAGCCTTACCTAAAATACCAAAATCAAGATTTTCTTCAAAATCTCTTAATAATTTTTTACCCCATCCTTTTTCTAATTTAATATCATTATGACAACAAACAACAATATCATAATTTGATTCTGTTATTCCACTATTATAAATTTGAGCCAACGAATATTGATTATTGTTTTGGTATTCTAATATTTGAACATTTTTCAAATCAACACTTTCTAATAAATGTTGTTTAAATTTTTTATTATAATTTTCGTCTTTATGTGTTGAGTATATTATTGTTATCATATCCCTGTACTCCCAAAACCTTTACTACCTCTATCTTTTTCTTCTATTTTATCTACTTTTTTCAAATTAACCCATCTACCTGTAATACATCTTGCAACTACCGCTTGAGCGACTTTCATACCTTTTGTTATCACAAATTCATGGTTGTTTGTATTAAAAATAATGGCTTTAATTTCACCAGTATAACCTTCATCTACAGTTCCTGGGGAGTTTAAAACCATTAACCCTTGATTGATGGCTAAACCGCTCTTTGACCTAACTTGTATCTCAAAGTCTTGGGGTAAATCAACTGAAACACCTGTTGGAACTAAAGCCCTACCAAATGCAGGTATTTTAACTTCTTCATTTGCGTATAAATCAAATCCACTGTCTGATTCGTACGCGTAATTCAATTCTTTTTCATTCGTTGAAACAAAATTTATTGTAATTTTTCCATCCCCAATAAATTGATTTGCATCCTCAAATTCCTTAATATCGAACCCTAATTCATCATTTAATTCTTGTTCCTGTAATTGACTAAAGTCATCAACCAATTTTTTTAATTCTTCTAATTCTCTTGCAAAATTAAATTTTTCACTCATAAATTTGTTAATTTTATTAAAACTTTAATTAGTACTTCAACATCTTTCTCACAATAATCTTGGATTTCTTGGTATTTGTTTTTATTCCAAAATGCGTTGTGAACTTTATTTCCCGTGACTTCCATATTTTTAGAAGTCTCAACACCAAGAGATACACACATTAGTTCTAATGAACTTATTGCTCCAAATTGTCCATATTGCCAAATTTCTTTTGTATCAATTGCTTTAATCTCCCAAGGTTTAGTATCGTAAGATGGAAGGATAGATGATGGTAAAATACCATTAACTAACATTCTTTTTGCCAATACAGGAATATCAAAGTTTTTAAGATTATGTCCACAAAGGATAAAACCTAACTTATCAACTCGATTTAACAATGTGTTTACATCTGTAAGTAATACTTTTTCATCTGAGTTAAAAAAACTTTGTTTTTTAATGTCACCCTTTGGGTCAAGAAATCCTACTGAAACACAAACAATCTTTGAGAACTCAGGAACTAAAGCCGCACGATTAACAAAAATTTCATCAATACTTTTTTCAGCGTCTTCAGGAAACCTTTTTTGAAACCAATCTAAATAATTGATAAATTGGAAATGAAGTTCAGGATAATCCTTTTTAAAATTTTCATAGTTACTTGAAACCCCGACAGTTTCAATGTCAATAAATAAAATTTTGTGTAATGGGTGTTTTATCATACGATTGATTTATAAAATTCTGCTCTTGTTTTTGTTACTACATCTAAACTATATCTTTGTGAAACATATTCATATAATCTTTCACCCATGTCAATTCTCATATTTGGGTTTTGAACCAATTTTTTAACATATTTAGCCCAATCACTATGATTTCTTGCGTCATCAACTAAAAGAGCGTTACCATCAGTAAATTCACCATTTTTCATTGCGTGTTTTAAATCAATAGTATATGGCCCATAGTTACTGGCGATTAATGCTTTTTTATAAAAACCTGCTTCAATAACTTTAAGTTGTGATTTTACTTTGTTAAACATATGTTGTTTAATTGGTGCCAAAGATATGTCAAATTTTGAATAATTACGAGCATAAGATGTAACAGGTTTTGTCCAAACTCTTCTGTATGGTTGGTTTTGTTCATTTTCGTAAGGTGTTTGAACAAAAAGTTCTAAATGTTTTTTATATTCAGGTGTAACAATTGAGTAATTGTTTGTAAAAATCTTTTCGTAATCATACCATACAGTTTCGTGTGGTTTAATTGGTCTTCTTGTTTGTTCTCCAGTTGCCTGATTAATTTCTGTCATCATACCACGTGTGTCAAAACCACAAACAACAAATTGAAGATTTTTTTGTATGTCTGATAGTTTTGAAACCATACCGTCAAGAAGTTTTAAATCATGTAAGTGAGATGAACCACCTAACCAACCAATTCTAACTAAATCAGATTCTTCAGTAGGTTCTTTAAATTGAGCTTCATTTTGGTCAATTGCATTTGGAAAAATTACAACATTTTTATTGTATTTACGTATTTCATCCGCAAATAACTCAGTTGTTGTAGTTACATATTGAGCAACTTTTAAATTTGCAATAATTTTTTCATGTATTTTTTCTTGTACAATCAACTGATGAAGAGGATGTTCTTTGCCAGGTAACCAGTAATCATCTAAATCACAGATAGTAATAATGCCCAAAGAATTAAGAATCGGTACTATTTGTACTGACTTATCCATATCTTGACCAAGAGAACGGTGATAGTGAATTATTTGATAATCCTTAAAATAATTTATATTAGTCAAATCAGGGTTGAATTCAATATCAACATGAAAATCTTCACCGTATTTTGATTGTAAATGAGTATGAGGAGTGATTGACCTAAATCTTCCAACACCTGTAGTGTCAGAAGGGATAACTAAAACTTTAATTTTTTCTTTCATAATCTAAAAGATAATAGAAAGACATTTATAATTCAACTATAACAAAAAAAAAGTCCTCACAAGGAGGACAAAATTTTTAGTGTATTTAATTTTATTGAACTTTTTTAACTTTTGAAATTTTACCTTCAAAAATGTGT